GAATTTGTGGGAAGTTCCAGCCAATCACCATTACCATCAAAGTAATTACTCCAATTTGGTCCATAAGGACTAAACGTACCTTGTGTTGTATTACCATTACGTGTAATAGCAAAGTTGTTTGTACTACTATCTAAGAATGTATTGTTCTGTGCACCATTGGTACCAGTACCCGGTAACAATAATGTATTATACATAAAGTATGGATCACTCGCTACACTTACAACCCAATTAATAGTGATAGAACTTAATTCACTAGTTGAATTTGCTGTAGCAGTTAATAATGTACTAGTATTGGCAGCTACTGTTGGTGTACCTGATATGTTTGCACCAGTCAAACTTAATCCAGTTGGTAATGTATTAGCAGTATATGTTATACCAGAACCAACTGCACTGGTTGCACTTAATGTAATATTGGCAATAGCAATATTGGCTGCAGGAGTATATGTTGTGTTATCTGTAGGATTACTCCATGTAACCACATCTGGTATAACAGATATACTGAATGCACGATCAGTGTCTTGTAATTGTGCGTCTGTTGCTCTAACTGTAAATGAATATGTTGTAGGACTTGATGATAACTGACTTGTACCAGTTATTGTTCCATTAGCGTTAAATGTTGAACCAGGTGGTATTGATCCACTGGCTACACTATAAGTAATTGGTGCATCACCCGTTGCTGTAACAGTTTGAGTAAAACTAGCAGTCTCATATACATTACCCAAAGTACCAGCGGCTGTTGTCCAATTTGGTGTTCCACTATATTGAATACCCGGAATAGCAATCGCTGTACTACCATCTGGATTTATAACATATATAACATAACTACCGGTTGTATTTGCCGGACTAACTATTGTGATAGTTGTTGAACTTACAACAGATACTACACCAACAGCACTACCATTAATTAATACACTTGCACCAGCAACAAATCCAGTACCAGTTATGGTGATTGTTTGTCCACCTGCAGTATCGGCTGCAGTATCATCACCTGGATAAGCAATAGTAGTTACACGTGGTGCAATAATAGTAGCGCCAGTTACAGTAACGTTACCTAAAACCAAATCATTTTCTACATATACATCATTAAATTGATTTGTTGCATTACCTAAACTGGTATTTGCTGGTGGGTTAAAAATATTTTGATTTTTTACCTGAAAGTAATCTGCCATTTTATATACCTTATACGTTTGTTAATACCCAGCCCTGAGAAGCATTATAATATACCAATGTAAATGCTGATCGGTTTGTTGTTACTGTCATGTCTGAGGCTGCTCCTTGAATGTTTCCACCATTTCTAGCAACGGTAATAGCATGTACGCTAGCATTACCAGTACCATCAATGATACCCACTTCATCACCAAATGAAGGACTACTTGGAAGTGTAATTGTTAAGTTAGCAGTATTAGTGTTAACTATATATTTTGTGTTTACACTAGCGGTAGTATTACCTGTAGCTTCTACATATGTATAACCAGATGATCCACTACTACCGGCTGCACCACCCAAATTAAATGTCATTACTTCAATGACTGCACCAACAGCTGGCGCACTACTTAATGTAACATTTGCATTAGCAACAGTATATGCTGAATGTAATTGACTTACACCATCAATGTTAATAATAGTATAATCTTCTGATGCAGGACTATCAGTTAATGTGAATACTGTTTGTACACCATTGCCAGTGAAGGTATCAATTACTATGTTAGAACCAGTTTGTGATGCCCAACTTAAATTACCAGTACCGTCAGTAGTTAACACATATCCATTACTACCACCGGTAATGTGTAGGTTAGTAACTGCACCCAATGATACGTTACTACCATTTAATGCTACGTTACCTGTTATGTTTGCTGTACCGTTGATGTTAGCACCAGTGCCGGTAATAGTCATTACATTAGCATTACCAACTGCACTAAAGGTTATGTTACCATTTGCTGTAGCAATGTTTACATTACTATTGCCATTACTGATATTAGATATGGCTCCACCGGCAGATTGAGCTACCCAACTTAAATTACCAGAACCATCAGTACTTAATACATACGCATTTGTGCCACCGGAGATGTGTAGATTAGACACAGCACCTAGTGTTACATTAGAAGTATTTGTAAAGTTTACTATTCCGTTACTAGTTAATCCGGTTAGTGTACCAACACTTGTTAAACTACTAGTAACAATACCAGTAGCAAGAGTTGTACCAGTTAAATTAGCGGCATTTGCAGTAATTGCTACGTTGGCGGCCGCAGATAATTGACCTTGACTATTAACAGTAAATGTTGCTACCGAGTCACCATTACCATAACTACCGGCTGTTACAGTAGTATTAGTAATGCTGAATACACTACCAGTTAGTGTTAATCCAGTGCCAGCTGTATATGTACCTGCACCAGAGAACTGAGTAAATTCTATGTTATTACCAACAGTACCAATAGCAGTTACTGTACTTGTTTGTACCCAACCTGTGTTGTCATACAACGTACCACCGGTTACAAATACAAAGTCACCTGCTTCTACTTCAGGAACACTATTGTAATCAGTCGCACGTATGATTACAGTAGCATTACTCCAAGTATAGATACCATTGTGTACCGCATTAGCTTCATTTTTTACTAAGATACGAGTTCCACTAGTTTGTACATTTACACCATCTATTAAATTAAATGATCCAGTAGTTACTAAGTTTGCACCTACGCCACTTGCACCATTGTTATATGTAATAGTACCAACAGTAATATTAGCTAAAGTATCCGGGGTAGCGGCTTGTACACTATCATGTATGTTTAAACCTTGAGCAACATCGTCAACATATTTCTTTGTTGCCGCATCAAAATCACTTACCGGAGTCTGTACGTTAGAGATTATGAAATTACCAACATTAATTGTACCAGTGCCAGTTGGGGTTAAGTTGATGTTTTGATTTGTGCCAGTAGCAGTAATAGTAATACCACTAGTTCTACCAACAATTAAATCTGTAACAACATTTGCATTAGAAACAATATTACCAGTAACGTTAGCAGATGTTAGTGTACCAACTGATGTAATATTTGGTTGTGCGTTAGTATAAACTGTACCAGCTACCAATGCATTGGCTACTTGTCCAGAAATATTACCAGCTGGTATACTTGTTAAGTTAGCACCACTTCCAATAAAGAAGTTAGCAATAACTGCGTTACCTAAATTAGCATTACCGGATGATATATTACCTGTTACTGCTAGACTTGTTAGTGTACCAACACTAGTGATATTTGGTTGAGCGGCTGTAGTTAGTGTACCAGTGAAAGTGTTTGCACTGATATTATTAGCACCACTTAAGTTACCACCAGATCCAGATCCAGCAATGAAATTACCAGCAGTTAGATTACCAGTAAAGTTAGCTGTACCGGCTACGTTAACACCTGTACCAGTAACAATTAGTACATTAGCATTTCCTACAGCACTGATATTGACATTGCCATTTGCGGCTGGGATGTTTACATTACTATTCCCATTACTTATACTAGATGAACTAACACTTATTGTTGACCAACTTAATGTTCCAGAGCCATCTGTAGCTAAGTATTGACCATTAGATCCGCCTGTAATATGTACATTAGCAACCGGTCCTAATGCTACATTACTAGCACCGGTTAAGTTAACAGTACCTGTACTTGTTAGTCCACTTAGTGTACCAACTGATGTTATGTTTGGTTGTGCTGCCGTTGTTACTGTACCAGCAGTTGTCGCTGAGTTAGCCGTACCATAGAAGTTACCAATAAAGTAATTAGCAGTAGTTGCATTACCCAAATTAGCATTACCGGCTGTGATGTTGCCAGTAGCGGTAAATGTATTAGCGGATATTACATTTGCGCCAGATAAGTTACCACCTGAGCCAGTACCTGCAATAAAATTACCGGCAGTTAAATTACCTGTAATGTTTGCTGTACCAGTAATATTTGCACCAGTACCAGTCACAACTAGTATATTAGCGTTGCCAACAGCACTGATGTTAACATTGCCGTTTGCACTTGGTATGTTTACATTGCTATTACCATTACTAATGCTTGCTCCGCCACCTCCACCGGATTGGGCGACCCAAGAAAGAGCACCTGAACCATTTGTACTTAGCACATAGCCGGATGAGCCTCCGGTAATAATTACATTACCGACATTGCCTAAGTTAGCGTTATTACTAATAGTGATATTACTTGTGGTAATATCACCATTTGACGCAATAACATTAACTAATGCGCTGGCTTCACCTACGGTGATACCATCAACCGAAATGAAGGGTTTCTTGGCCATTTATCAAATCACTCTATATTGCGTAGTCCATACAGTTGAATTACTACTTGCCGGAGTAACTTGCAATTCAATATTACTTCCAGAAATATTAACTAATAAGGAACCAGTAGAACCTCCTAAATTAACTGTTGCAAAAGTAGAATAATCTGCTGTTGTTCCATTAGTTACTGCTACAACTGTAGCTACACTATATTTAGTGCCAGTAGCATCCACCCCTTTAACTATATATTCCACACCTGTTATGTAAGAACTAGTTAACGCAATTGTAGCAATTGTTTGATTTGCGGTAGTTGCTGTAGTAGTTACATTACCAAAATATACAGCAGAGTTACTAATCTGTACACCTGAATTTGCAATTGCAACTCCAGTTGTTATTAAATTACCACCAGTAATATTACCTGTAGATGTTAAACTTGTTAATGTACCAACACTTGTAATATTTGGCTGAGCCGCAGTTGTTACTGTGCCTGCAGTTGTTGCCGCACTTACGGTTCCAGAGACATTTGCACCTTGAATGTTGCTTAAATTATTACCTGAACCAATAAAGAAATTAGCTGTTGCGGCATTACCTAAGTTAGCATTACCACTAGATAGATTACCCGTAATTGCTAAACTACTTAATGTACCGACACTTGTAATATTTGGCTGTGCCGCAGTTGTTAATGTACCTGTAAGTGTGTTAGCAGATATGTTATTAGCACCAGAAATGTTACCACCTGCACCACCTGTTGTTAAATTACCAACTGTTGCATCTCCTGTAACGTTTAATGTACCAGTAATATTTGCACCTGTACCAGTAACAACTACTACATTAGCAGTACCTACTGCACTGATATTAACATTGCCATTAGCTGACGGGATATTTACGTTACTGTTACCATTTGCATGCGGTCCAATTAAATTACCAGCAGTTAAGTTACCAGTTACATTTAATGTACCAGTAATATTTGCACCTGTACCAGTAATAACTAATACATTAGCAGTACCTACTGCACTGATATTAACATTGCCATTAGCTGATGGGATATTTACGTTACTATTGCCATTAGCTAGTGCACCAATCAAATTACCTGCAGTTAAGTTACCAGTAGCATTTAATGTACCGGCTACGTTAACACCTGTACCAGTTACTACCATAGTTGTGTTACCAACAGCAGTAATATTAACATTACCATTAGCTGTTGGGATGCTTACATTACTATTACCATTACTGATACCTGCTGAATTGATTGATACGAATGACAATCCACCAGAACCATTTGTAGTTAAAACTTGTCCACTAGTACCGCCGGTGATTGTTACATTACTAACCGCTCCTAGATTACTTGTACCTAAGACTGTCAATGAAGTTAATGAACCTACACTTGTTATATTTGGCTGTGCGGCTGTTGTTAATGTACCAGTGAAGAAATTAGCACTAACTAAATTAGCTCCAGTGATATTACCACCTGTGCCTGCACCTGCAACAATATTACCAGCAGTTAAGTTACCGGTTACATCTAATGTACCAGTGATGTTTGATCCTGTACCAGTAACTACTAATACATTAGCATTACCTACTGCACTAATATTAACATTGCCATTACCAGCTGGAATGTTTACATTGCTGTTACCATTACTGATGCTAGATGAACTGATTGATACGAATGACAATCCACCAGAACCATTTGTAGTTAAAACTTGTCCATTTGAGCCACCGGTAATTGTTACATTACCAACTGCTCCTAGATTACTTGTACCAGTAACATTTAAGTTACCTACGTTAGCTGTACCTGTTACGCTTAATGCTCCACCTGTTGATAAGTTACCACCAGATACATTACCAGTTGCGGATACTAATCCACCTGTTATTAAATTAGCAACGTTAGCATTACCTGCTATAGTTACTAAATTACTTGATTTATTAAACGTAAATGCTGTACTTGTGTTAGCATTACCCGAATCATTAAATACAACACCTGTATTAGAACCAGGGATAACAATGTTACCACTAATATTACCAACAACGTTACCAATAAAGTTTGCCGCTGTTACGTTACCTGTCGCTGTAAGAGTACCGTTACCACTAGTATTAAATGTTACATTAGCAGTATTATTACCTACAACCAAACCAGTCAATGTACCTGTACTTGTAATATTAGGTTGAGCACTAGTTGTTAATGTACCTGTAAAGAAGTTAGCACTAACTAAATTAGCTCCAGTAATATTACCACCTGCTCCACCACTAGCAACAAGATTACCAACTGTTGCATTACCAGTAACAGTTAAATCACCCGCTGTTGATATATTGCCTGCTGAAGCATTACCAGTAACTATTAAACTAGTTAACGAACCAAGACTTGTTACATTTGGTTGTGCCGCAGTTGTTAGTGTACCTCCTAGTAAACTTGCACCAATTGTGCCTGAGTTTGCATAAACATTACCACTAGTAATGTTACCAGTAACAGCTAAACTAGTTAGTGTTCCAACGCTTGTTAAACTTGAATTTACAATTGTTGCGCCAAGAGTTGTACCAGTTAAGTTGGCTGCATTTGCAGTAATAGCAACGTTGGCTGCCGCTGTTAATTGACCTTGACTGTTAACTGTGAATGTAGCATTATAGTCACCGTTACCGTATGATCCTGCTGTTACAGTAGTATTAGTAATACTAAATGTTGTGCCAGTTAGTGTTAAACCGGTACCTGCTGCATATTGACCAGCACCACTGAATTGTTCCCATACAATAGGATCTGTACCTACTACTGTAACTTCATCAATCTGTACCCAACCTGTTGAATTATATTCCGTACCACCGGTTACGAATGTAAAGTCACCACCTGCGATTTCAGCACCAGTATTAAAGTCAGTAGCACGGGTAAGTGTAGTGCCATTTGTGTATGTATAGATACCATTATGTGCTGTATTTGCTTCATCCTTAACAAGAATTCTAAAGCCAGCACTAGCAACGTTTACACCATCCATAGTTGTGTATGTACCGGTAGTTATTAGAGTTGCACCTACACCAGCAGTACCGTTATTATATGTAACAGTACCACTTGATAAGACAGCAAGTGTGTCTGGGGTTGCGGCACCGCAACTTGCATGTACGTGTAAACCTTGTGCAACGTCATCAACATATTGTTTTGTTGCGGCGTCTGTACTTGCTATCGGAGTCGCAACATTAGAAATTATAAAATTACCAACATTAACTGTACCAGTACCTGTTGGAACTAAGTTAACATTTTGATTAGAACCAGTAGCAGTAATTGTGACACTGCTTGTTCTACCAACGATTAAATCTGTTACAACGTTAGCATTAGAAACAATATTTCCGGTTGCCGCTACAATACCACCTGTATTTAAATTACCACCGGTAACGTTACCAGTTGCAACAATTAAACCACCTGTACCTAAATTACCAACGTTAGCATTACCTGTTACAGATAGTACACCGCCTGTATTTAAATTACCACCGTCTATGTTGCCGGTTGCAATAATTAATCCACCTGTACCAATATTACCAATATTAGCATTGCCAGTTACACTTAATGCACCGGCTGTTGTTAAGTTTCCACCAGTAATATTACCAGTTGCAGTTACTAAACCACCTGTTAATAAATTACCACCAGTTACATTACCTGTTGCAACGATTAAACCTGCAGTACCTAAATTACCTACATTAGCATTACCACTAACATCTAATCTTGTTAAGAATGCAGTGTTTGATAATGATACACCTCCTGCATTAGCAGAGATAGTTTGATCACCAAGAGTAATAGTAGTACCAGATAAGAATAAATCTTTCCAATAATTTGTACCATTACCTAAACTATATGTGTTACTAATTGAAGGTATTAAATTACCGTCAACTGTTCCTGAAATCTTTAGATTGCCAATGTTAGCTGTACCAGTTGTGACTAAGTTGCCACCGGTTACATTACCAGTTGCGGCTACTACACCACCAGTTACCAAATTACCACCGGTTACGTTACCTGTTGCAACAATTAAACCTGCAGTACCTAAATTACCTACATTAGCATTACCGCTTACAGTAAGTGATGTTAGTGTACCAACACTTGTGATGTTTGGTTGAGCATTAGTTGTTAATGTACCTGTGAAGAAATTAGCACTAACTGCGTTAACACCAGTAATACTACCACCTGCGCCACCGCCTGTAGTTAAATTACCAACTGTTAAGTTACCGGTTATATTACCTTCTCCGTTAACTAATAGTCCTGTACCAGTTACAACTACTACATTTGCATTACCAGCAACACCCATATTAATGTTGCCATTAACTGATGGGATGTTTATATTACTTGTACCATTGCTAATACCTGTACCAACTGGTACTGCTGCCCAGGTTAACGTACCTGAACCATTTGTCTGCAAGTAGTAACCACTAGTACCGCCGGTGATTGTTACGTTTCCTACAGGACCTAAATTACTTGTTCCTGTTACTGCCAATGTTCCTACGTTAGCAGTACCTGTTGTAGTAATATTACCAGGGGCAGTGAATGAACCGTTTTGTGCAAATGTCCATGTATTAGAAACTGTGCCACCTGCACCAACTTGTACTGTTACATTACCACCACGTACCTGTGCTAAAGTAGCGTCATTGTTACCCAATGTTAATGCAGAGCCATCAAATGTACCACCAACAATCTGACTAGCACCAGCAGACGGTAATCTGATTGTACCGCCCGGTAAGAATTGTGTAGCATTACCATTTGTATTAGCTTCAATAATGCCGGCGCCGCTGCTTAATGAAATTCTTGTATCATATGTACTAGCATTCTGTACGATGGCCGGGGCAAATATATTACCTGCAGTAATTAAGTTAGCACCAGTAACATTACCAGTTGCGGACACAACTCCACCTGATATTAAATTACCAACACTAGCATTAGATATAATAGTTACTAAATTACTTACTTTATCAAACGTAAATGCTGTACTTGTATTAGCATTTCCATTATCATTAAACACAACCCCTGTATTAGAACCAGGAATAACAATGTTACCTGAAATGTTACCACTAATGTTACCAACAAAGTTATTAGCAGTAATGTTGCCGGACACAGCAAGAGAACCATTACCATATGCAACTATAGTATTGCTAACATTGCCGTCACTAACAGTCAAACCAGTTAATGTACCAACACTTGTTATATTTGGCTGTGCGGCTGTTGTTAACGTACCGGACACATAATTGGCAGTTAACAAATTACCAGCATTAACATTAGTACCAGCAATGTTACCGGTAACAGTTAGAACACTAGTTGACTTATTAAAAGTAAAGTTAGCATTACCGCCAAATTCACCAGCATCATTAAATTGAACCTGTGTATTTGAGCCTCCAGGATTACCACCTAAATCCCATGCAGTTCCGTTAGCATATAAGAGATTGTCGGTTTTAACATTCCCTGCAGAAATGTTTGCAGTAAATGTGCCGTTACCGGATGTTACATCACCGTTTGCTAAAATAATATTTGCCGGTACTTCGCCTACTGAGAAGCCTGCTACCGAATTTAGTGCTTTAATTGCCATTTTGTTGTGTCCTTATACTTATATTTATCTTTTCCGTAATTTATGTATTGGCTGTTACACCAAATACTTAGAAATTAGCATGTTATATTCTGTCAAATTAGACGAGTCAGGTGTCACTACCAACTGTAAAGTTGGGGCTGGGCCACTTGGATTATATATCACACTAAAACTACCTACTCCACCGTTAATAAACAAACCACCATACTCATTGTATGCCACCGTCGTGCCTAATATAGCAGCCGATATCTTACATGATTGCCTAGTACTACCTATACTATCTGTTGCAATAATCGTAAAATCAATAGCAGATAAATCTGCTGCCGGATAATCCCACAATATTTGATTTGCAGAGGTACTAGCTGTTGTAGCAAAGAATACAGAAGTTGAATAAAATGCATATATTCCATACCCCATCTGGAACGTGTTTGCTACTAAATGTCCGGATACATCTAAACTTGTTAATGTTCCTACACTTGTTATATTTGGTTGGGCATTAGTTGTTAGTGTACCGGTAAAATAATTAGCACTTACTAAATTACCCCCAGTAATATTACCACCCGTTCCTGTACCGGCATTGATATTACCAGTATTTACATTACCGGTTACATCCAACGTTGTTAGTGTACCAACACTCGTTATATTTGGCTGTGCATTTGTATATACTGTACCAGCAACTAAAGCATTAGCTACTTGCCCAGATACATTTGCACCGGCTACACTATTAGCTGTTGTTGCAAATGTAGCTAAATTAGCTGTTCCATACAAGTTACCAATAAAGTAATTAGCAGTTACACTGTTACCTAAATTAGCATTAACTGCAGTTAAATTACCAGTAGCGTTTAATGTACCAGTAACATTAACTCCATTACCAGTAATTACCATAACTGAATTACCTGTTGCAGTTATATTGATATTACCATTTGCTACCGGTATGTTTATGTTACTATTACCATTACTAATAGTTGTACCTGTCGGGACAGCTGCCCATGTTAGGATACCTGAACCATTTGTTTGTAAATAATATCCGTTAGTTCCACCAGTAATTGTTACATTTCCAACTGGGCCTAAATTACTTGTCCCTGACACATTTAAACTTGTTAATGTACCCACTGATGTAATATTAGGTTGTGCATTTGTATACACTGTACCGGCAACTAAAGCATTAGCTACTTGTCCGGATACATTTGCACCCTGAATATTACTTAACATATTGCCAGAACCACTAAAGAAGTTTGCAATAACTAAATTACCTAAATTAGCATTTCCAGCAGTTAAGTTACCAGTAATATCTAAACTAATTAATGTCCCGACACTTGTAATATTTGGTTGAGCACTAGCAGTTACTGTACCTGCAGTAACAGCATTACTAGCCGCTACCCCTGTTAATAGACTACCATTACCAATAAAATAATTAGCAGAGGCTGCATTACCTAAATTTGCATTTAATGTTAGTATATTACCAGTAAAATTAGCTGTGTTTCCACTTAGTTCTAAATTAACTGTTAGGTTGTTTGTAATACTGTTACTTGTAACATTAGATGATGTTGCTGTTAAATTACCAGAGAATGTGGTAGCAGATACAACATTAGCACCCGTAATATTACCATTTGAATTAACTGTTAAATTACCAACTGTTGCAGTAGTAGTAACATTCAATGTACCTGTAATATTTGAACCAGTATTCGTTACAACTAAGGTTGTTACACCATCGGATGTAAGATTAATATTTCCATTAGCAACTGGTATGTATACATTACTATTCCCATTAGCTAACGGTCCTATAAAATTACCACCGGTAACGTTACCTGTTACATCTAAACTAATTAGCGTTCCAACACTTGTAATATTTGGTTGAGCACTAGCGGTTACTGTACCTGCAGTAACTGCATTACTAGCTGCCACTCCTGTTAATTGACTACCATTACCAATAAAAAAGTTTGCAGTAATATTAGCATTAACTGTTACTGCTGAACTAATTAGTACTGTTCCTGTACCATTTGGGGTAATGATAATATTACCATTCAAGTTCGTACTACTAATTGTAGTACCAGTGAAATTTAAATTACCAATAGCTGTATTGCTAGGCAAATGCGTAACGCCAACTAATCCTATATATCTATAACCTACAATGTAAATGACTTTACTTGAAGTTAATGCTGATGGAATCGTTCCACCAATAAAGTTTAATAAACCAGCAATATTATCATAATAATATTCACCTGTACCACTAACACCAGATGCAAATATCTGTGTACCAGTCAATGTAGGATTAGCTACTCCCGGACTATCTACCCAAGCTTGAACTACATATGTACTGCCGAATTCTTGTGGGATCCAGTTTGTTAAGTTAGTTAACCATGTTGGATATACACCACCAACCGGAACTGTTGTTGTATCAGGAGCACATTCTATTGCATTTGCACCTGTATATGCTTGTACAACACCTGCTAATGCGGCTGCTGTAGCAGGAATCTGGTCGGATTGTGTCCATTGAGTATCACCACGAATTAATGCTGGGCTAGCAATAGATTCATTACTAGGACTTTTAATCGTGTTGGTGTCTGTTTTAGCAACACCATATAATTGTTTAACTAATAAGTCAACGTATTGAGCTTGTGCTATTGCCATAATTAGTTACTCGCAGTCTGTAAAGAAAGAGCAGTTACTGATTGCCCACTAGTCAGCTTAATACGTATATAAATTTCATTTGTTACAGTACTAGAACTACTTACTGTACCAAATGTCGCTGTTACCGATTTGTTAGTTTGGGCACTGTTCAATGGTGCTACACCTCCTAATGCACATCCATCACTACCATTACCCGGACTATTCACACCGGGTATACCTGCGCCTGCATAGGCTATACTCATATCAATCCATCCATTAGCACTACTTGTACTGTCAATCGTACTACCCGGTAATGCTACCCATAAACCTGCTATATTTCCTGTCCATTTAACATCAAACTTAGATACTGACGTTCTTATTATTTTAATTGTAAAGTATTGCGAACCACTACGTCCTGCACTTAAATTAGGTCCAGCTGGTAAATAACCAGTACTATAATTTGTTTGGTCATGTTTCAATATGTTAGCAACAACTGTTGGGTCATATGTTTCTAATGTACTAGACTGACTGTTAAACGCCGCTTCACTACCTGTATATACAGGAGTATCTGTACTACCCGGATTAATAATTCTAAATGCTAGTCCAGAGCCACTACCAATTGTTGATCCAACAAATACGTTAGCTTCTTCAATGATTGAAGCAGAACTTGTTGTTCCAGTTTTATATAATACATTTGCAGCCAAGGTTGATGTAAACGCTTGTGAATTTGAATTATAACTATTATTTGATGATAATGAAGGGCCTGTGCTACTTGCACCAAAGCCTGCTATAATAGTTGATGTTGTAGAAATTGATGCGTTACCTGAACTTACATATAAATTTTGTGCTAAAGGAGTTGTAACTCCAGCTGCCGTATATGTAACACTACTTGGTGCACCAAATGCTCCACCAGCAGTTCCTGTTACAAAATTATCACTTGTTGGGTACATGTTACCACTTAACTTATTAACATTTGCTGTTAAGGTGAATATATTGGTGTTGTTATAATGAGGAACTGTACTTGAATATGTATAGCTTGGTGAGCCAGGAGGAGATATAGTTAAAGTACTGAATGCCGGAGTACCTGGATTACTAGAGTCATAGAACCAAGAATATGTATTTGTATTAGAGGTAGCACTATCAGCAATGAATACTTCATTCCATCCTTCTGTTACTGTACCAGATGCTTGTGATGTAAATACGCTCCAAAAGCCTGCTGGGATATTTGCATTAGCGTTACGATAATCATAATTGTTAGTAATTATTAGGTTACTATATGTTCCGTTACCATCTAAGTTAGCAGTAAGTGTTCTGCTACCTGCATTTGATCCGTTTAACTGTACAGATATAGTTCCTGTATCACCTGGACCAGCTGTTGTAATAGTATTTACAGAGTAAGAACTTGCTCTACGTACGGTTGTAACTGTTGTTCCACCTGCTACTGATTTATTAGCGCCAGGGGTATTATCAGTTTGAACATAATTTGCCATACGATATGTTGATAAGCTAGCTACCGTAATTGATTGACCAGCTGGGAAATTAGGGGGTGCAGGAGGTACAAGTTTTCCTAACACTACGTTTAGTTGAGCTATTGCATTAGACACGGATGATGATGTTGTTAAAGTTACAGCATTGCTTACAAGATTACCTTGAGTAGGACTACCCATTTCTATTGCAGTAGCACCGCCTGCTGTGTTAGGTATTGTTACTAATCCACTGACATTTAATGTCCCGTTAATATTTGCCCCAGTACCTGTGATATTTGCTACTAAATTACCTACTACATTAAACTGTACATTTCCATTAGCTACCGGTATACTTACATTTGAATTACCATTAGCAATTTTAGAAAGATTTAAACCAACAACATTGCCTGCGGCAATGTTTGATAATCCACCACCGTCACCATAATACAATCCGGTTGCTACAACAACATTACCGTTAACACTTAGATTGCTGGTATCTTTATTAAAAGAAAGATTAGCATTTCCACCAAATGAACCATTATCATTAAATTGAATTTGTGTATTACTACCACCGGGTAATTCTAAATCCCAGGGTGTCCCGTTTGCATATAATAGATTATCAGTTCGTAAGTTACCTACGTTTGCAGTATTAGATACAGTTAGCCAAGTATCTATTAATACATTGCCACTAAAGTTTGCAGTATTTCCTGTTAGCTGTAGATTTACCGTTGCATTATTAACTATTAAATTTGAATTAGCAGATATATTAGAAGCAATAACATTACCAGAAACGTCAATATCAACAGTTGTTATTTTGTTGTTTGAATTTACATTGTTAGCTAATACATTACCTGTTAGATTTATGCTTGTACCAGTGGCTGCTCCAATGTTAGGAGTAGTTAGTTGTGCATTTGCTTTAACTACTACATTACCACCTGCAATTTCAGTAGTGGTATTATCAACATTTACTGAGAATACAGTACCGGTTAATGTTAATCCTGGTCCTGCTTGATATGTTCCTGCACCTGAGAATTGTACCCAGTTAACTGGACTTGTACCAACTACAGTAACTGGATCAGTCATTACCCAACCAGTGTTTTCATATATTGAACCAAGTTGAACAAAAGTAAAGTCACCACCTGCCATTTCAATTGCAGTATCAAAATCCTCAGCACGAATAATTACTGTTGCATTACTCCAAGTATAGATGCCATTATGAGCAGAATTTGCTTCATTTTTAACTAAAATACGTGTGCCTGCAGTTTGAACGTTAACTCCGTCAATCAGATTAAAGCTACCGGTTGTAACAAGATTTGCACCTACGCCACTTGCACCATTATTATATGTAATAGTACCAGATGTAATGATTGCTAGAGTATTAGGTGTTGCTACTTCACAAGCATCATGTGTATGTAGACCTTGAGCAACATCATCAACATATTGTTTTGTGGCAGCATCGCTAGATGAATTAGGTGCACCTAAATTCTGAATCCTAAAGTTACCAACATCAACCTGTCCTAATCCGGCTGGACGTAGTTCAATATAATTATCACCAGTTGCCGCATATAATGTTAAATTACTACCCTGAGAGGTTAATGAATTTGAATATAATGCACCAAATGTTCCGTTACCATTAGCTGATACATAACCAACAACATTTGCACCCACATTGCTTAAAGTATATACATTAGATGTTCCGGTAACAGAAACTGTTACATTACCATTAGGAGATATTCTAACATTACTATTTCCATTAAATAACTCATCTGCACGTATGTAATTAGCTATAGCTAAATTACCTAAATTAGCATTTAATGAAGTTAAGTTTCCACTGAAATTAGCAATGTTTCCAGTTAACACATTAGCGATGTTAACGTAGTTAGCAGTAGCTAGATTACCTAAATCTGCATTTAATGAACTAATATTACCTATAAAAGTAGCAGTATTACCTGACAAGTGATTAGCAATGTTAACATAGTTAGCAATAGCTAAATTACCTAAATCTGCGTTTAATGAGGTTAAATTACCTATGAAATTAGCAATGTTTCCAGTTAAAACATTAGCAATATTAACATAGTTAGCTGTGGCTAGATTACCTAAATCTGCGTTTAATGAAGTTATGTTTCCACTAAAGTTGGCAATATTACCAGTTAGAACGTTAGCAATATTAACGTAGTTAGCTGTAGCTAGATTACCTAAATTAGCATTACCTGAAGTTAAATTTGCAGTAATATTTGCATTACCATTAACTAGTAATCCATCAGTATAAACAACAACAACATTGCTAATCCCAGCAACACTTATATTAACGTTTGAATTTTCATCTACAATAATACTACTATTGCCACTTACTATAGAGGCTGTATTAGAAGCACCTTGACCAATAACAGTAAACGTTCCACCTAACGGATTAGCTAATGTAATTCCATTAGCATCTGATGTTATAGTAGAACCATTTAAGTCAATGGTATTACCTGATATATATAAGTCTTTCCAACGTTGTGTAGTACTACCCAAATTATAAGTTATATTTGCTTCTGGTAGTAGATCACCTTTTACTATTAAATTAGAACCAGTTACAACTAATGTTTTATTACCATTAGCATTGATATCAATATTTCCATTAGCTATTGGAATACTTACATTACTAGTACCATTAGCAAATGTTCCAATAAAATTATTTGCAGTTACATTACCGGTAACATCTAAACTAATTAGTGTACCTACACTTGTTATATTTGGTTGAGCATTACTAGTTACTGTACCTGATGTGTTTGAACTTTCTGCATAATTAGCATTTGCGACTGCACCAATGACATTGGCTCCAGAAACACTAAAAGCTTCACCTGCATAAGACGCATAATTAGCATTTGCAACTTCTCCGACTACATTAGCTCCAGAAACACTAAATGCTTCACCTGCATAAGACGCATAATTAGCATTTGCAACTTCTCCGACTACATTAGCCCCTGAAACACTAAAAGCTTCACCTGCATAAGACGCATAATTAGCGTTTGCAACTTCCCCGATGACGTTAGAGCCAGAAACGCTGAAAGCTTCACCTGCATAATTTGCATAGTTAGCATTAAGATTTCCGGATTCTCCACTCCAAGTACCATCTCCGTGCAGAATGTTTGCAACATTTCCATCTAAGTAAATAGAAGCGATATTACCAATTCCAACAACATTTGCTAAAGCTATACTATTGGCTACCGCCGCAAAACTTACTTCACCGGATACATTTGCACCTGCTATGTTATTAGCAACATTTGCAAAACTTACTTCACCTGATACGTTTGCACCTGCTACATTATTTGCTACGTTTGCAAACGGAACTGTACCGGATACATTTGCACCAGTAATTGAAGTTAGTCTAGATCCGTTTGCCGCAATATTTGGTACTGTTAATATGTTTGTGCTAGTATTGAATGTAAAGTTAATACTAGCACCAAAATTGTTATTACCGTTATTAAATTGAACCTGTTGATTACCACCGGCTGCTTCTTGCAAATCCCAAGGTGCACCGTTAGCATATAACAGGGTATTTGTTTTGACAGTTCCGGCAACAACATTGCCTGTTACTGTTACTTCGGTTAATGTACCAACACTAGTAATATTGGGTTGTGCATTAGTAGTTACTGTACCGGCAGTTGTTGCATTACCTAAAAAATTCGTAGCAGTAATATTACCATTAACTGATAAACTATTACTAGTAATTACTACAACGTTTGCAACACCGTTTACTCCGGCTGTTATGTTTCCACTGTATTGATTTATACTTAAATTACTTTGACCATTACTAATTGCAGAACCACTACCAGGTGGCTGCCAATTTAATATTCCATTACCGTCAGTTGTTAATAGATATCCCGAACCCCCACCTGTTATAGTGATATTGCCTACAGGACCTAAATTACTTAAACCGGATATATTTATACTAGGAACGCTTAATAACTGTGTAGTATTATCAAATACAAGATTTGCACTACCATCAAATGTACCATTATTATTGTATTGTAAACTATTGTTTGGACCGTATGGATTACCACCTGCATTAAACGGTCTACCATTGGCATAATAATAGTTTGCGGCATAAACATTGGCCGCACTAACATTACCCGTAGTAACTAATACGTTTGTAACTACATTCCCATTGGCATCAATTACAGGAACGGGTGGTATACCTACTGAGTATCCACCTAATGAATTGAATTCGTCTGCTGCCATGTAGTATCCTGAATAATTATTATAATATATTTATCTTTTTTTGATGGTTAACTTGTATGAAAAAAGCACCCTGGAGATCTTTTTTCTAAATACAACATGCTTACTAGACAACCACCAAGGCCTTTATGTGAAAATTGTAAAGTATCATTAGCAAAAAATAATGGTACTAGTAAACACGGATTTACCAAATGGCATAGGTACTGTGTTGAATGCAGTAAAGCCGCATATAATCCAAAACACGGATATCTATTACATAAAAAGAACAAATGTGAGAAGTGTGGATTTGTTCCAGAAGATAAATGTCAACTAGATGTTGTGTATAAAGATGGTAATAAAAAGAACAAAGAGAAAACTAATTTGAAAACTCTATGTGCTAACTGTAATAGAGTGTATCAAAAGAAGTTAAAAGAAAAACGTAAAAGTATATTAGATATTACGGTTGATACTGACTATACTTTATAAGTAGCTTGTTGGTATTGTTTTTATAAAAAATTAGAACGTTATTGAACCAGAACTAGTATATTTATATACTCTATATCCACCTGATACAGTTATTGTTGGACTACCAGTAGTACTTGTTGCAGCCGGATAACTATCTACATAGCGAATGATTACGATACCGGAACCACCAAGAGCACCGTTGCCTTTAGTAGGACCGCCACCACCAGCACCACCGCCACCACCTGTGTTAGAAGTACCTGCAGTTCCGTTAGCATTGTTTCCACCACCAGCACCTCCTCCTCCGGCGCCACCGCTGCCACCGCTGTTGCCACCGGTATAAAATATACCACCTCCGCCTCCGCCTGCGTATGGTACACTAGTACCTGTAATGCTTGATGACAGTCCTGCACCTCCCGCTCCTCCATTGGTTAAAGTGCCGTTTCCTCCTACTGCGCTAGCACCACCTCCACCTCCACCAACATACCAATTGTTACCATTGTTATCACCTGTGCCACCATTATATCCCTGTCTTGGAGGTCCAGCTGTTCCGCTACCTTGATTAGCACCAAATTGACCACCTCCACCACTGCCACCGTCTTTAGTAGTTGAAGTCATACCTCCACCACCTCCAATGGCTTCCACAGTAGTACTTGATCCAACAATACTTGAATTACTGCCTTTACCGCTGTTACCACTAACACCTGCTGCACCTGCTCCGCCGCTTCCTACTGTTATAGTATAGGCTATAGCTTGAGTGCCGGTGAACGATGATGCTAATAGCCCGCCGGCACCGCCACCTCCCCCACAATCTCCGCCACCTCCACCGCCACCTGCGACTACTAGATATTCTAATGTTATTGGTAGTACTGAACTACCTTCAAAACTAATACCACCCGATATAGTCGCACCTTCAAATACTATTGGCATAATTGTTATTCCTTAAAAATTATTCTTAACCATAGGCTGCGGCACCTAGCATTCCGCGAGCAGTGCCAACACCTGCGGTATCATTAGCAACTACCCCGGTGTTTGATACTAGGTTGGTTATTGCTGTGAAGATAACACCATTGGGCCCATATCCAAATATAGCTTTATCATTGCCATAAGTTGCGGCTGCTATTTGCAATCTAGCAGTGCCAACACCTGTAGTATCAGTAGCTACTACGCCAGTATTTGATACTAGATTAGTTAACGATGTCAAACTGCCGGAATATCCATAACCAAAAATGGCTTTATCATTACCGTACCCGGCAGCCGCCAATAGATACCTCCCAGTACCTACTCCAGTTGTATTTGTGGCAACTACACCTGTATTGCTCACTAGATTTGTTAATGAATAATATGTGATGGCCTCGTTGGTCCCGTATCCAAAAATAGCTTTATCTGTACCATAGCGGGCGGCCGCTAAATGATATCTGGAAGTGCCAACACCTGAGGTGTCTGTAGCAACAACACCTGTGTTACTTACTAAGTTGGTTATTGATGTTGCGGAACCTGTATACCCATATCCAAAGATGGCTTTATCTGTGCTATAACCAGCGGCTGCTAATGCAAACCTATTGGATCCAACACCTGTAGTGTCTGCGGATACTACCCCTGTGTTTGATACTTTATTGGTCACTGACGTAAGATTTTGTCCATATCCAAATATAGCTTTATCTGTACCATAACCTGCGGCACCAAGAGAAAGTCTAGCTGTACCGACACCTGTAACATCATTACCAACTACACCTGTATTTGATACTAGGTTGGTTATTGACACCGCTCCGTCAGGTGAGCTGTTAGTAGATCCATATCCAAATATAACCTTATTACCACTGACCACGACAGGCGGCACAATACTAACCCCACCTGATATTGTCACTCCACTAAAGTCCATAATATTGTACCCTTTATACTATTTAGCAAAGTAGTATAGATAACAAAAAAGCACTACGAATAGTGCTTGATTGTAACTTCCCATCCCGTTGAGATATTGTATTTATCTTATCTTACGCTTTTTGCCACCAAGTTGCCAACCATCCCTTAAACAAAAAAGGGCACTTTCGTGCCCCTTTGTGTTGATAATATCGGTAAAGATATTAGCGTGTACTGAATTTCACTGAAAAGTAAGATTTTGCACGGCTATTTCACCAACGTAATCGGCAGCATTACCGAAAGAACTTGCGGTGTTGGTTAATTCGATGTAACCATAACGTGTCATAAATGATACGACTGGTTCGAATGTTGATGGATCCAATACAACTCCACTGCTCATCAATGGAATGTATGGGCAATAGAATGCTGCCGCGTCAGTTTCGCTAGAACCTTTATAGCCAACCAATACTGGTGTAGTATCAGGAGCATAACTGTCAACGAACACACGCATAGCGCCGTTCAATGTACCAACGAACTTAGTGTTAGTTGGAGCTTCAAAAGTACCTTCTGTTGTACGAGCAAAAGCTGAAGTAGTTGCAGATTGCAATACTGTCAATGCCGCAGAAGAAACAACAGCCCAGTTGCCTGCGCCACGACGTGTACGTTGGGCGATCAAGTTAGCAACACGATTGATTAGAACAGCTAAGGCAGCGTGTTCGTCACCAACGTAAGTAGCTGTACCTGATACAGTAGCTTGGTTGAATGTATACTCTGTAGATGCTAGTGTACGTAATGACAATAGAATCTCTTGGTCAATTTCAGCAGTAATCTCTTGTGCAAGAGCTGCCATGATTTCTGCTTCTACGTCAATACCATGTTGAGACTGAGCATCTTGTGCTGCCTCAAATGTCCAACGTGCTTGCAACTTACGTGATTTAGCTTCAACAGCCTGACGTAGAATTTGCACAGAGATTTGTTTACCACCGTTGCCTTCTAGGGCAGCAGTATCATTACCTGTATAGTAACTTGTTGATGCATCGCCACTTGGTGTGCGTGAATATGCTTGTGCAATCAAGAATGGACTCAATGCTTCTTGACCAGCTGTAACGCTAGTTGCGGCTGCACTGTTGTCTGTCAAGCTGTTAGCATAACGAACACGTAGAGTGTGAATTTGACCAACTGGTCCTGTCATTGGCTGAACGCCTACCAATTCGTTAGCGATAACGGTTGGCATGACACGACGAATAACTGGAAGAATCACACGGTTTAGTGTAGCGATATTACCAGCTGTAGTTGTACCGGCTGAAGATTCAGCTAGTAACTGTTTTTTAGTGTTTTCTAAAATAACACCCATTGTTGAACGGCGAGTTCCTTTTAAGCCTTCTAACAGAGCTTCTTTGGTCTCGTCCCAACGGCCTTCTAAGAGTACTTTTGACATTTTTAATTTCTCCTAATCTATGTCTTTTTTAATTAAAGCCCTGCCAGACGCTTGATATCGATAACGTTATCACGTTGTTCCGTATCAACTTCTTGTTTGGCAGCTTTATCCCCAGTTGCTTCTACTATAACTGATTCTGTTAATTTAGCTTTTTGTGCTGGTTTAACATTACCGTTATTTAGAACTGCTGGAAGATACTTATCGAAAGCGGCTTGTAGACGTGGTGTCTGGACGCTTTCTAGTAAGTTCTGCATTACTGATGCCTTTTCTTCGTTCAATGTAGCAAGTAACTCGCTCATTGTTTTTTCACGTAGATTAGACTCTTTAATAATACGAACTTCACGTTCTTTTGATTCAATCAACTTCTTAGCGTTGCTGATTGTATTGATGGATTCGGCTAGTTTCTTATCTTTTTCTTCTAGCTGAGTCATTAGTTTGCGAGTTTCTGCTTTCTCACTTAAGTGAGTGACACTGAATTCACTTGCAAAACTTTCAAAGATACGACGACCAAAATTGTTCTCTCGAGCAATCTTGATATCTTCTTTTAATTGACCTAATTCACCTTTGAGTTGGCTAGCGACAACCGTAGTCAATCTTTTAGCAGATTCAGCAACAAAACGTGCCTTCAATGCTTCTAATTGTTTACGACCTTCAGCAACTAACTTAACCTTTGCTTCAACTACAGCTTGTTTGTCTTGTGTGAATTCTTTAATTTCACGTGCTAAAGCATGAACAATAAATTGTTCTAACTTTTCTTGACTTTCCATTTGTAATTTACGCTCACTACGTAATTCTTTAATTTCTTCGGCTAGTTTAGTAACCATGAAGTTATTGAATTTTGTAGCTGATTCACGCAATTTTTGTTGCGCTATCACACGGTCTTCGTTCATTGCTTGACGTTCAGTCTGAAATTCTTCAATCTCAGTCTTTAGTCCTTCACTGACCATTTTATCAAGGGCTTCTACCATCACGTATCTGTCATGTTCATAACGTTGTGCGAATTCTTCTCTTAATTCTGCACGTACTTGCTCACGAGCCTCATTCAATTTAGATTCCCATGCCTCGTTTATAGCGACACCAGTTTCTTCATTGATTAATCCACTCTCAAGTAATGGTTTGATAGCATCTAACATGCTTAATCCCCTTTGTTAATTTTGAGATCCTTGATAAGACGAACCACTTCGTCTTTCAGATATCTCTGTACCTTCTTATCGCCCTGCGCATCTTTTGCAATATCCAACATCTTATGACCATGACGCATATTCATCATACCTTCATAAATTGCTTTAGGATAAGCATTGGGTGCACTAGGTTGTGCGACAATATCCACAGTGACTATTTCAAAGTCACTCACTTTGCCGTCCATGTCATTCACGTTACCGCTACCACGACTTGAAACGCCGAGTTTCACACCACTCTCCAACATAGTTTTAACTAATTCACCCATTGGAGTTGGTAAAATCTTTAACTTTCCGAAACCATTAGCTCCGTCCATCCACATGCTTGTTATCATATGTGATACACGGTCTAAGTTAATTTTTAAGTCATCTGGATGATCTACTTCACCCAATACAGAGTAACCACTTGTAATTTGCTCATTTAGAGTACCGACTGCAGTTTCAATTTCAGACACGGGGTAAACACGCTCATTTGCGTTCTTTACCCCGCCCTGAATGAAGATACCTTTCATATAAAGGTTCTTCTTGTCGCCTTCACTGACAGATTCAACAACCATACCGGCTCGGTCAAATGTCAGATGCTCCTTGAGATACAAAGCCATTGCTCTCAGATTCCTTAAATACGTCTTTTAGCAGGAGACTTGCGTGACTCTGCTACTGGGCTACGAACTTTACCTGCTTCGTCTTTAGTGACTGGCTTAGGTGCGGCTGTTAAATCAGCATTGTTTTGTGCTGGAGCATTTTTAAATGAACCTGCACCTTTAACAGATGTTTCACCTTTTGCATATGCATTAGTTGGGCCTTTTGGTCCTGTTGGAACTGCTTCACTTGCACCACTGAATTTTACTGGCTTGCTGTCCATTCCAGCTTGACCGCTGTTGTTTAAGTTTGTACTCTTTGTTTGAACACCATTGTCACCATGAGTTACAGAAACTTTCTTCAATGTGATAGCTTCCATCATAGGATCTTCTTCACCGCCCATGTCGTCCATGCCGTCCATGTCGTCACCGCCCATGTCATCCATGTCACCTTCTTCATCACCCATGTCGTCATCACCCATATCATCACCGCCCATGATTTCTTCAAACTCAGCCATTAACTGGTCTAATTTATCTTCTAGGTCAACAACACGGTCTTCTAAACCTTCTTCGCCACCTTCTTCGCTGTCCATTTCAATGTCAACAGATTCTTCATCACCTTCGCCATCATCCATGTCAGCAATATCAAATTCTTCATCTTCGGCTTCTGCCATGCCTTGTTCTTCGCTACCGATTTCATCTAGTAAATCTTGTACTTGACCAGATGGCTGGTTCATCATGCCTTCTTCATCCATCATTGATTCATAAATCTCACGTGACTTCTCAACCACGATATCATGAAACAATGCTTTAGCTTGTTCTTCATTCTCATTAATAATCAAATCAATAAGTTGTTCAAATTTTTTATTATCCATTGTGTGTTCTCCTAAGTAAATGGCTTTGTAGAATTATTTAGTGCGTATATGGCAAAACAGCACAATAAGTGCTGTTTTTTTACGTTTTTGCCTAGAATAAGAGATTTTTTAACTTATATCTGCGGTTGATCAGGAGCCGGCTGACTATATTGTGCATGAATCTTTTTAAGATAACTAGCCTTTTCATAATTTCTAACATCATTCATCTTACGCAATTTACGAATCTGACGTAATGTTAATTTAGTTTTACGGCTTTCTTTCCACTTTGGTTTACTGTTATCAGACTCTACATCTTGGTAACCTTCAATAGCGGGAGTAAACATCTCAAATAATTTCATAAATCTATTTATCTTAAATCTGTCCGGGCGCACCACCAGGAACATTGCCTGCCATGCCGGCTGCATCATTTCCAACTGGGCCGGCTACTTCCATACCATCTAATCCATCTTCTGGTTCAGGTGCATTCATATCTTCACCTGTTTGACTATCAGATTCAATGTCACCCACTGATACACCAATACTACGTAAATCACTACCTTGTGGTTCAACTTCAATTTCTTTATCATTTTCTTCACGCCACATCTTCTCATTTTTACTGATTTCTTCTTCAGTTAATCCTAAGAATCTTTCTAACGCAAAACGTTTACTTATATATGGATACTGCTCAATAGCACTAAAAGAAGTAATACGTGCTGTATCTAATTCACTTTGACGATAAGCGGCAAAGTTTTGTGGTGGATTAAACTGTAATTGAAATAAACCACTATCAATATTCAGTCCTCTCCAACGTAGAAATAACTTAAATTCTTCATCTAGCTTTTGGCTAATATACTTTTGTAGTCGTTCGCAATATTGATTGAAACGAAACTCTTGGATCATCGCTGTGCCCACACGTCCATCACTTAATGGAGTAGGATTATCATCAGGGCCAGTTGGAAGATAGCTACTTGGCACACGTAAACCACGTGCTAATCTGTTGTTAAAGTAACGCAAGTCATCAATCTCACCCAAATTTTGTCCACCGGGCAACACTTCAACACTTGATCCTCTTCCGTCAGCAGTAACTGGGAAGAAGTAATCTTCATTCATACTTAATGGGTTATAGCTAGCATCAACTACACTACCGCCACCATGTGTACTTGGTATACGTCTTTGATGAATCTCATTCTTAATACGCTCAACAAAAGCCATAGCTAAGTGACTTGGCATATTACCAACGTCAATCTTAAACATTCTACGTTCCGGAGCACGTTGTACACGATAGATTAAAACAGCATCTTCTAGTAATTCTTTTTGTTTATAGACTTTAAAGATGTTTTCTAAAATACTTTGACCAAAGGGCCAAAAGCGGTCTAGCCCTTCTGTTAAACTTAAATGAACAATATGTTTAGCATCAATAGCTGATTCACTTTGTCCTAATGTAAAACGACTACCACTTGTATTATAGGGCATACTCGGGACTGTGTATCCACCGCCACCGCCACCTCCGCCTGTACCACCTAAACCAGTAGCTGGATTAGCGGCAAAGTCTGTATTTGTTTTTTGTGCTACACTTAAGTTCTGTAAGTTAATGTTAATGTCTTTTATAACATATTGTTCGGGCTTCTTACCTTCACTTTCGTTAACAATAACTTTGATTACCTTAGTCATATCTATCCAATATAACTTAAAGTTTTCTGGGTCACGGACAAATAACTGATCACCAAACTTAATAGTATTACGGAATATTTTAAATGTTCTAGTGTCAAACTCATTTAGTTTACACCATTGTTGTAGTTGAGTTTTTAGTAGTTCAACTTCATGTTGTGTTGGTTCATCTTTGAAATCTAAGTCAAAGGGTGTTTTATTATGTTCGTTTGTTTGTGTGCTGAATTCAGATATAATGTCTAAACAAGCATTAATTTCAGCATCAACATCCATCATTTCATATTGGTTATAGCGTTCAATACGATTTGGGTGACCTGTATAGACTTCTGGAAGACGGCTACGATAGTTTTTATAACCCATTTCAGCATTGTTATAACCGCCGGTGTCACTACCATTTTGTCCTGGACTACCGTTCCATGCACCGGTATTATTATTAAATCCAGAAATGGGACTGGACATGCCAGATTTGTTAGAGAAGCGTTTTTTGTAGGTCATAGTAGATACTTTATCTAGTATTTAGTGTTAAACCATTGAATTGCGTAATAATTTATCTGATATGTCGTTACCGGTACTTAACCTATCAATCATTGTGTCAAATTTATCTTCCATTAAATCTAGTAATTCTTGTAGTATTGCACTTGGAGATTCCATTGTATTTGTAGTTGTTGTAGATAAATTTGACATTGCAGTAGCTACACTTTCTTTTTTTACACCATTAGCCATTTCATCAAATTGAGGTTTAGTAACAACTGTTTCCTGATCACCGTGCAACATTACTGGATAACCAGATTCTGGACCACTAAAGACTCCGCCGAATCTAGCCATTTCAATATGCGGAGGATCATTAGGAATAGTATTGAAACCATACTTAGTTAGTAATCCACTATTAGCCAAATCAGTAACCTGACTGCTATTCAAATCCAATGCTCTACCAAAATTATGTTTACTACTACCCGGTTTAGCAACTGGATTACCTATTTTTCCGTTTGCTATCCATTTATCATATAATGTTTGTTGTTCTTGATGTGAACGCATAGCCGCGTTAATTTGTACCGGCTTACCATATTCAGCAATCATGTCCATAAAGTTTCTTTTGACATATGGATCTAGTGCATCAAAATGTGATCTAGTACCCAATGCATCACCTTGAAATTTAATTAATTTCATTACATCATCTGGTGTATTAGCAGCTACCGGTTTCATACCTCTAGATTTAGGAGTCAGATTTGAAGGTAATGGAGTTGGTATACCTTGTGATGCTCCTTCTAATCCTGATCTACGTTGATCAGCCATGCCACCTAATGCAGATGAACCGGCATTAGGTGGCGCACCTGGTGCCATTGGAATTGCCGGAATTGTTGAAGGCGGTGTAACAGAATTTCTATTTGTTCCACCGGAAACAGGTTTTACACCAACTGCGGTTGAGAACATGTCTACAGCTTCTTTAAATTTTGTTGCCGCCATTTCATTTATTTTTGCGGCTGTGTTAATACTAAAAGCAACTTTATCCATTATTTGTGCAGCCGCTTGTTGCATTCTATTACCTGCTACAGTGGCTTTTAATCTTTCATCACTTGCTTTACGTTCATTTTGAATTTGTTCTAATACTTGATCTATAGTTACATTTGGATTTTTAAGTTTTTCTTCTTCAAATCTTCTACCTGCAAGAACCATATCAGCTCCCTTAGCCATATCTACTGACTGTAGGGCTTTAAAGTCACCGCCATATTTGGCTGCGCCTGCATAATTGTCCATGCTAGTTTGTAAACCTTTTAGTGCTGTTGTTAAATTCTCAGAAGCACTTCCACCTTTACCTTGTGAAATATTAGTTAAGGCTTGGTTGTATGTTTGCATGGCTGCACCAGATATCTCATCGGTGGGATTAAAGCCAGCGGCAGCATATTTTGATACACCAGTTGCCCCTCTTGTATCACCCATAACTCTTAAATTAGCTGCCAAATCAAAAGCTTGTTTTAATTTCGCTGATAGTTCAGTATCTTTATTCTTTTCTGCCTCATACATTGCCGCACGTAATTCATTTTCTGCCATAATTGCGGCACGTGCTTCTTCCTGATCTTTACGACTAGCACCGGTCAACATTGCAATTTTATCTAATTCTTCAATGTACTGTTGTGACCCTCTAATTAATTCAGATTGCGTCTTACCTTGCATCAACCCCATACGATTTTGTTGAGCCATATATCGTAATGTATGTTCACGTTGTTCATCTGCGGTAACGCCTAAACGTTCTAATTGTTCACCTATTTGACTTTTTGATAATTCCCCGGCTACTTTTGAAAAGTTTTGTGCTCCTTCACCTGCAGTAGCTCCTAATAGTTTTAATTCTTTTGAGTTAGATGCTAGCAGTTCAGTGAATTTTTCCATTTCTTCTGCAGAAGCAGTAAAATTCAATCTATGCAGACTATCTATTACCCCTTCAAGGCCATTTGCCGCACCTAAGCCACTAGATGACAATCTATTATAACTTTTGAATAGTTTATCATTTTGTTCAGCATCTATCTCAATAGCAGTACCTATTAATTTTATAAGTTTACCGGCTACAAAAGAAAGTCCAGTTAATGCTAATTTAGCTACTCTACCCCATGGACCTAGAACTCCAATAATAGTACCAATTGTTGCTACTGAATCTCCAATTGCAGTTGTAATTTCATTTATTGCGGAAGCGGTTACTTTAGTACCACGTTGACCATCGTAAATTGACTTAGCCATTAAAGTAATTGCTTTAGTTGTTCCTGATAATGCGGCTTCTGCAAGTAAGAATCCACCAGTAAGTACTGCACTACTACCCATTAAATCTTTAACCTGACTATTCATGGATCCTAACACAGCATCTGTGTCTCTAAACTGTCCGGCTAATTGTTCAACTTGTTTTCCAGCACCACCGGCTTTAAGCTGATCTAGTTGTTTTTGCTGTTCTCCTGTTAATTTGGTACTATTTTGTATTATCTTACCATTAACTTCTAATAGTTTTCCATTTGATGCTATTATAGCACCCAAAGATTCAGCTTGTTTTTTAAATTCATTTGCCTGCTGTGCGGCTATATATTCACCGGATTGTTTTAACTTTACTAAATTTTGTTTTTGAGCATCGGTTATTTCTATTGAACCCTTGATAACATCGGTTATTGATTTTAGTTGTTTATCATATTCATTTTGTATTTTTTGGCTTAGTACTTTTTCTTTACCAAAATTATCATACAATTCTTGAGTAATCTTTTCTTCGGCTTTAATACGTGCTTCTTCAACGGACATAATTTTGCCGTTAACCCTAGCATAGCCTTTTTCTTGTAAAATAGAATCTTCTAAAGCTTTCTTCTGTTGCCTTTCAGTTTTATCAGTGGTATCATTTAATTTGGCATAGGACTCTATCTGTTTTTCAAGTAATTCCGTTAATCTACCAAGCTTTTCTTCAAAATTTTCTGTCATGATATTTTACCCACTAAATAATCAATAGTATTTATGTCTTTAAAATATCCCCAGGAGAATCCATGAACGCAAACCCACTAAAACAGTATTTTCGCCGCCCTGAAATTTATTTAAAATTACCAAGCGGTGGTAAATTTTATCCAGCTGGTTCTATAGATTTACCTGATAATCAAGAATTGCCCATATACCCAATGACAGCTATTGATGAGATAACTAGCAAAACCCCGGATGCGTTGTTTAACGGTACTGCAGTAGTAGATATTATCAAAAGCTGTGTACCAAATATTATAGATCCATGGTCTATCCCTATTATAGATTTAGATCCTATTCTTGTTGCTATTAGAGCCGCTAGCAATGGAACAACATTAGACATTGAATCTCAATGTCCTAGCTGTAATGAAGAAGCTTCTTACGGTATAAATCTAATCGGATTACTAAGTAGTCTAACAGCTGGAAATTATAATGAAGTGGTTAAGGTAAATGAACTTACTTTTAAATTTACCCCATTTTCATATAAAAAAATTAACAATATTAACATGGCTCAGTTTGAGATTGAACAGGCTATTAGAAAATTAGATAATATAACCGATGATGATGCTAGACAAGCTGAATCCGGTATAGTACTAAAAAGGTTAAATAATTTAAGTATGGAACTTATATCTGAATCCATTGAATCTATAACAACACCAACTGCTATAGTTAATGAAAAAGAATATATATTAGATTTTCTAAAAAATTGTGACCGTAAGAGCTTTGAACAACTACGTACTACCGCAGTTAAATTACGTGAATCTTCTCAGTTAAAGCCTTTGGATGTGAAATGTATACATTGCTCACATGAATATCAACAAAAACTAACCCTTAACGTATCTGATTTTTTCGCCTAAAGCTTCTACATCTTAACTCTGAAGATATAAAGAAGCTGATAGAGAGTTTAGATACAGAGTCTAAAGCTATTAAGACCTCGGCTATACGTTATGCATGGTATATGCGAGGCGGAGTCTCCTATGAAGATTTATTGAATATGTCATCTAGTGAACGTAATACTATTGGTAAAATAATAGAAGAAAACTTAGAAACAACTAAGAAATCTGGCATGCCATTCTTCTAATTTCTGATTTGGAATAAATATTAGGGTAGTTCGCGGACTTCGTACATCCCAACTACTCTAACGCTATTAAGGAGCATCAGCATGACTATTTATTTGTATAAAAAGACCCATAACATTACTGGTCTTAAATATCTCGGAAAAACAATAAATCCCAACCCACATGAATATAAAGGTTCAGGTACTATATGGATGCGCCATATAAAGAAACACGGCTATGACGTAACTACAGAAATTCTTAAAGAATGCAATGACAACTCAGAAATAAAATACTGGGGTCAACATTATAGTAATTTATGGAATGTAGTTCAAGATGATACATGGGCAAACTTAAAACCAGAAGAGGGTGACGGTGGTGCCAGAAAAGGACAACAGGCTTGGAATAAAGGTTTAAAGGGAGTAATTAAACATTCATCGGAATCAAATCAAAGACAATCTGAAAGACAAAAGGGCTCAACTAGAAAGCCATTAAGTGAAGAAACAAAAATAAAAATACGTGAAAAGTTATTAGGTAGAAAGAAGGGTCCCACTTCTGATATAACAAAAGCACGTATTAGTTTAAGTAAGAGAGCCCGTAATTAGTCATTTATTCAAAGCTAGGATTATATATTCTTGTTTCTATTGTAAAGATGAACTTCGTTCATCTAAGAACTCACTTCGTTCGTTCTTACGTTTAACGGTAATCTATTGTTTATAAAGAGTTTATATTTAATTAATTCAATTGCCGCTTAGAAAGCCATGGTAGTGCTATTCAGCACTACCAATGGTTAAGGGTATTTGCCATGCCCGTCATCCTTTGTTATCTTTTCCCCGTCTAATTAGCTATTTGTTGCTACTAAACGCTACCGGTTGCTCTGTAAAGTTATGGGACTGTAGTGAAGCTATCAATGATCTTTCAATTGATTCTTCAGCAACGCACTTCTCACCCCGCAAAGATAAAGTAGGGATGAGCTTGTTGAGGGTTCGCTTTGTCGATTGCCCTCTCGGTATTCCATAGTTATCACTAACTATGCTTACTCCAGATCCATCAGCGTTCTTACACGCATCTTCAAGGAGGTCTGACAAACTCAGACAACGAATTTTTATTTGATTATGTTGTTGGGATATTGATAACAGTTTGATTTGACGTTGTGTCTGGTGTTGCCGAATAGGTTTTTAATAATGCACTGTTGTGTAGGAAAAAGTCATCAAATTCAACGATTAGCCAATCGCCAAACTTGCTTGACGAATAATAGACAAAATTGTCTGTTATCCATGTTGAGCCGCATTGCACGGCAACATAACGACCTTTTCTATTAAACTTCATAAACAATAAATTTACATCACCTGTTTCGGCAACGTCCATTAATTGTTCAATCCATGTATTTATTACTTTACAGTCGCCTGAAAGTAGTAAGTGAAAAGGAAAATCTGCATAGAACTTACATTCAATGTTCATTTTACTGAAACTTTGACCGGGTACAATATCACCTTTAAAAGAACGTACTTGTCCCTCATGTAATACTGCTGTTCTATGCTGATTTTTACCACCAATATAAGCTCCGGAACCAGGTGCTCTTATAAAGCTTTCGCCATATAGGTCAGAAAGAAACTTTGCAACTTCTCTCTCAAATCCTGATCCTTTAGCTTTCTGTGGTGATGTCATGTTAATACTTATCTGTCTCTGTGTCTATTTGAAATTATTCTGTATCAACCGCTGTTGAGTATGAGGTAAAACCATTTTCTTTAATCACCTTAAGAACACTAGGCACACGCCCGGCTAGTTCTTCACGGTGACTTACAAGCCAAATACTTTTCTGTCTGCGTCGGCTCATGTCTTTCAGAATCGCAATAGCATTCTCAACTCCCATTGTGTCAAGCCCACTATCAATCAACTCATCAATGAACAATGTATTGATTGGACGATATAAACTTTCCCATACATCTCTAAACGCAAAACTTAAGCCAAGAATCAAACGGTTACGTTCTCCCCTTGACAAGTTGTCAAAGTCAAGTTCACGCCCGAGCTCGGTAATCTCAACTTGTAAGTCATTCTGGAAGATAACCTGATGGGGTAACCCAATTTTATCTAAGTAATGTGTCAATCGTGCATTCAAGTAACTTAAGTTCTGGTCAATAATCTTCTTACGAACAAAACTGTCTTTGCTAACTAACAAATCTAACAAGAACTTTTGATGTTCCATAGTGCGTGTTAATTTATTGATAGCTTCAAAATCAATAGCTTGTAGTGCTTGTGTTTCCATCTCAACTACTTGTTCACTATATGGATCAGTTTCTTGTGACTTATTATCAATCTGATTAATAATATTAGCAACTTCGCTTGAATGTTTAATTGCTTCGGCTTCTGTGTCATAATGAGTAGTAGGCTGTGGACCTAAAACTATAGGAGTCAACTCATTTAGTTGCTCACTGAAAGGATTAGATTCTTGTTTCTTATCTTCCCATACTTTCTTCAAGTTAGATACATCACCACTGTGCCGAATAGCTTCCGCTTCAGTTTTGTACGATGGAGTAGGTTTAGTACCTAACACACTAACCAATGATTCATTGATTGATAATTGCGTTTCAAAATGAATTAATTCAGCACGGGCGTTTTCAAGTAGAGTAGTTTTTTCTAATGTGACCTCTAAATGCTTATCATCATGGAAGTCTTGTCCACAAGCATAGCACTTATGATCCTCAAGTTCTTTAACTTCCCGAACCAATTTGTCAATTAATTTTTTTTCTTTTGTAATACTTTTGGTTAGGGTATCAATTATGGTTGCTATAGATTTTTGTTCTGCTTCGTCATGTAGCCAATCTTTTAAATCAGTCCAGACTTTGAGTTCAGCGTCAATATCATACTCATTTTTAAGAGAGTAAGCCTTATGTGCTATTGAAACATCTGTGTCATGTTTCTGTTGCCAAGCGGTAGAACGAGCAATCAACGCATTGTATGCATCCTGTGCCTCTTTTTGTTTAGTCCAAACATTCAAATCTTTGTGTGCTTGTAATTCTACTTCAATATTAATTTTACTTAGTTCATCATATTGTAATGCTAAGGCTGTCAAATCATCATCGTGTTTCTTTAGCCACAATGTTTGCCTACGTTTCAATGCATCAATCTGCTCCTTGACACGTTTGTTTGCTTCTTCAATACCCTTAACACGATATTCTTCTTGTTGAATACTATCTTTGCTATCACGTATCATGTTCTTAATGACCTCAGCTTTCTCAGATAGTAATGTAATACCCAATAACTGTTCAATGATATCACGTTGGTCATTAGTTTTTAATGCTAAGAACGGTTCGCTGTAAGTATTCAACACAACAATATGTTTGAACATATCGGCACTCATGTGTATCACACTTTCAATTGCTTGTTGTGTTTCTTTGTTCTCACCCTGTGCATCATCTGTGTTCTTTTGTAAATCGTTGTTAACATAGAACTTTAAGATGTTTGGTTTACGACCACGTTCAATCTTATAGTCAATACCATCTACGCTAAACTCTAGTGTAACCATCATACCCTTACCATTAGTACGATTGACTAGGTTATCTTTACGAATGCTATTGATTGGTACACCAAACAGTGCGTAGGATAGACCCTGAATGAGGGTTGTCTTACCCGTACCATTACGAGCACCGTCACCACCTAAGTCTAAGTTTTCACCTAGAATAAGTGTTAAGTCTTGTCGGTCAAAACAAACTGCTTGTGTTACTTGACCTATTGATAAAAAATTCCGTAATGTAATATTCTTTAATGTAATCATTTTAATTTTCTAAAAAAACTATCTTTGGCTAGTTGTTCTGCCTTTAATGTTTTTTCCATAATACTTTCTACTTTAAGTTTGGCACTAATCAATCTATGTGTTTCTCTGAAACTACCTATATAGGGTTGTGTTTTTGATAGTTCAGATAACGCAATACCTAAATGTTTGTTTATTTTTATAAGAGAAGCTACTTTGTAGGTCATAAGTTATTATAAATGTCCAACAATAGTTTTTTGTCAAAAGTATTTGATTCAATAGAATTAATTTGGTCAATGACGATTTGGTCAACACTCTCAAACCGTAATCCATCTGAACCAGCTATCTCTGTTTGTTCTGCTTTAATAGGTATCAATGCCATTTCTCTTAATTTATGTTCTGGGATTAGTGTTTCTCTAATGAAGTTAGCTTCCTCATATGAAATATCAATGTCAAGATGTACTCTAACATGGCTGTCAATCAATAGCAAGCCTTCAGGGTTTTCTAGTACATCACTTAGTTTATATATACGATATAATGGTTGTCTTGGCCAACTAAAGAATTGTGGATCTTGTCCCCATTCAAGTACCATCATGCCACGTGCGTCATCACCTGCATCTGCATAATTATGTGGGAAAGCATTACCTATATACCACACATTCTTTTTGCTTTGACGTTTATGGAAATGACCACTGAACACTTTATCAAACCCATTTAAATGTTCACTATTAAGTTCACCATGATCGGGCATCTCTATCATGGCATTCATGTAGAAGTGAGGTAATTCAAAATGACCAAACATATATTTGCCACTTAGTTTTTTTAATTTTTTGTAATCATCTTGTACAAGCCATGGTGCAATAGTTACATCACCTTCAGTAAAGAAGTCATTAACAATTGTAAGATTAGGTAGATGTTTAGCCCATTCAACACTATGAATGTCACGGCGATCACGATAGTATAAATCGTGATTACCCGGGATAAAGAACACTCTATCAAAGGCTGCACTTAGTTTCTCTAATGCTTGTAAGCCAAATTGTAATGTATGAATATTAATACTTGCTCTATGATGATTAAAATCACCTAAGAAGAAACAAGTTTCACATCCTTCAGCCTTAGCTTTAGTGATGAACCAATCTACGAAATTGGCACAGTCTTGATTATGTTGTAGGCTGTTTGACTTCAATCCAAAATGAATATCGGTGAACACAGCGGCTTTTTTGAAAAGGTTACTCATATGTTGATTATAAAGGATGTGGCACTACAAAGCAATGCCATTGGACAAATTATTCTTCGTATACTGTACTACTTGACCCGGAACCTTGACGACTCCAACTTGGGTTAAGACCATTGATTTCTAAGATATCATCACGTATGTTTTGATTGCGTTTTTCCGTATTCAATACACGACAGAAACTATTTGTTATAGCAGCCGTGTAGTAAGCAAACGGGTTAGCTGATTTAGCTTCATTAAAACGTAAGCCAACATATGTTAGTTGAAGGATAGCTGAGTTACGCATTTCATCGTTGTAGGTGTATCCACGCCAATTATATTTCATTGCGTATTTTTCGCACATCATAATGTACATTCGGGCAAGTTTGTTAGTGATGTTTCCGTGTTCTTTATTAAAAGCACCGGTTGCTAGATCGCCTTCCCAATGACTTTTACCTACACAATAGAATGTGTTGTTGCTGTCAATTTTATAATGTTGGAATGGGGGGAAGTTAACTTTAACATGAACCATGTCGTCTACTTCAGCTTTAGTTGTATTATCTTCTAAATCAGCAAAAATCTCATCTGGATCTACTTCCTCAAACTCAAAGATGTCCTTTGCTGTTTTCTTTTTAACTGTTTTGCGGGGTTGTTTTGGTGCGACCGGAACATGATCCCAAGTCATTACACGAAATATTAAATCTGTTAATTCTATTGAATCGGGGCTAACACTGTCTTTACTACCCTGTTCTAAACTAAGACGTAGTGCCCGTGTTTCTTTTGCTTGTTGAATAGTTTCTGGTTTGAAAGCATAAGCTAGACTATCTTCAATTGGTGATTGCGGCATATCTACAATAAAATCATAGCGATGATATTCTGGTTTAGTAAAACAGCAATATGCGTTTTTACTTTCGTGTATCTCTTTTAGAATATCTTTGTTATTTAGATAGTTGACGGGTTTGCGTGGTGCGGGGAGTAGAGACATAGTTTCCTTGTTATGTTTTTATATATTGTAACACTTTTGTTGTTGAAAAGCAACAACAATATAGAAAAAAGGGTAAATTTTATAGCGATAAATACTATTTAGTAAAGGTATAACACCATGGGAACAGCTAATATAGGCGCATTAACCGTAGAGCTAGCGGCACTCAGAGAATCATTGAGGATAAAACTCCAGAGTCTGGCTAATATCAATCCTAATTATCAAATGAACGCTGCCTATATTGCAAGATTAAAGGCAGAGGTTATAGTATTAAATGAAAATATTGCATCTGTTCAGGCCCAAATAACTGCCGCATCAAAGCCTGCGACACAACCCGCCCCGCCCCCGGCCACAACTAAAGTAGACAACGCAACACCAGCACCAGTTACTGGACAAACTCAAGCCGCAACCGATGCCTTCTTAGAAGCTAACGCAACACCACAAAATATTGAGAATTACGAACCAGCTAATGTAGACGATGCAATTGAAAAAGCAAGATTAGAAGCTGATATAATTAATGGTGAAATCCTCCCACGTACTGAACAAGATATAATTGGTGCATATGGTGGAATGCAAGGGTTACAAGGTTCAGTTGATAGAGCTAGGGCACAACAAATTACCCAAGATGCTGAAAATGCAAAAACACAAGGTGATTGGCGTGTACGTTTAAGTTTAGCACCAAGTGCTGGTTATTTATATAAAGCACAAAATCCAGGAATACTAGGCCCGTTACAAAAAACAGATGGTGTCATTTTTCCATACGTACCCCAAATACAAGTTACATATGCCGCTCATTATGATGCGGGTGAATTGATACATAGTAATTATAAAATATTCCAATATAAAAATAGTAGTATTGACCAGATTAATATTACTTGTGATTTCACTGCACAAGACAATGATGAAGCAAATTACATGTTAGCAGTGATACATTTCTTTAGGTCGGTTACTAAAATGTTTTATGGGCAAGATCAAATTCCTAAACCAGGCACTCCCCCACCATTATGTTATCTATCTGGTATGGGAGAGTTTCAATTTGACAGACACCCATTAGTGATAAGTTCATTTAATTATAATCTACCTAATGATGTAGACTATATAAGAGCAGGTAGTCCAACATTATTATCAGGAGTTAATTCAAGTGGATATGACAATGGTAATGATATTGTAGTAGATGATAGTACAGCATGTCGTAGATTACAAGTTAGTGGTTTAAATTTTGGCGGTACTGAAAGTGCACCTAATTGGCAAAAGCAATCTAACACACAGCCTACATATGTACCTACAAAGATACAACTTTCATTGACTGCTTACCCAATAGTAACACGTAATGATATAAGTAATAAATTTAGTTTAGCAGAATATGCTACTGGCAAATTACTACAAGGTAGTAAACGTAGTGGCGGAGGAATATGGTAATGTCAAACAACTCTCTTTATCCAGCAACAAGTCCGTACTATGCTACAGACATAGTTAATAGTAAATTTTTAGATGTAATGATAGATAGACCTATATATAAACAGCCATCTGATATATATTGGGAAATCACATTATTATATGAATATCGTCCGGATATGTTAGCATATGACTTATATGCTGATAGTAGATTGTGGTGGGTATTTGCTCAAAGAAATCCAAACAGATTAAAAGATCCTTACTTTGATTTTGTTGCAGGTGTGGGAATTTATTTACCTAAGGCAGATTTCTTAAAACAATTGTTGGGACTATAAATGGCAGCCACTGAACCAATTCCACCAGCAACAGAAAATAAAACCAATCCCAATAATCTTACCAGAGAAGCTGACGGAGATAGCGGAGCAAATAAAGAAAATCAAGCAGAAGCAAATCCCAACCCATCTGGTAATTTAGATAATGTTCCTGAAATAGTTATTACTGCTGACAGACCTAGATCAGAACAAACAAAGGCACAAAGTGCAGGTCCGGACAGTCAGAAACCCGGCATGCGCCCTCAAAATCCATTAGGAAGTTTGTCAAGTTACACATATCAGATTACGTTGTATATGATTACTCCGGATGCGTATGATGCATTTATTTTATCTGGAAGAAATAATATTAATGCTATTAATAATGTTGCTAACCCACAAGTAGCTACTGAAGTTGAAAGTGGTTTTTCGGGCGCATATATTATAGCACAGAGCGGTGGAATAAACAATAAAACAAGTAAACGTGCATTTGATTATGATTATTATATAGATGAATTAAAAATTAAAACTAAAACAGCTGGTCCCGCAACTAGTACAGCATCTAACGATAGTGAAATTTCATTTAACATTTATGAACCATATGGGTTTTCATTCATATCAAAATTATCAAATGCCGCAGAGTTATTAAAAAATAAAAGTAAATTAAAAAATTATAAAGATTTGTTTAATGCAACCAGACAATTTTTTGTATTAGGTATTAGATTTCAAGGGTATGATGAAGAAGGAAGAGAGATATCATCAAGCACAATATATAATAAAGATAATAGAGATATAACTGGTGACTCGGGTGGAGTATATGAAAGATTTTTTGATATTAAAATTAAAAGTTTTAAATTTAAACTTGACGGTAAGATGACCGTATATAATATTATAGCTGCCCCTATTGCTCCTCAAACTGCATTTGGTGTAAAATTTGGTAGATTGGATAAAGGCGGTAGATATGAAGGTAGTACAATAAAAGAAATATTGAAAGGTCCTAACGGTTTAATAACACAATTAAATGAATACCAACAAAATAGAGTTAATTCGGAAACACCTGATGGTATTATACCAAATGAATATGATGTTGTATTTTTAGGAAATTCTGAAGTAGATATAGGTGGTGCAACAATTGTAAGTATTGCTGATTTAAATAAATCAAAATGGCCTATGAGTTTAGCTAAAAATGTAAATCAAGTTAATGAGGGTGTCTCTGTAACCGCTACACCTAATGGCAATAGTAGGACTATTACTTTTGCGAATGATGTATCTATTATGCAAGCATTAGGCTCAATTATATCACAAAGTAGCTATTTAGAAAATGCATTAAATGTAGTTATAAAATCAACTGTTCAACCAGTACCAGCTAATCAAGGCGGCCCTAATGTTCCTGATCCTAAACCAGATGCCATTAAATGGTATAATTTAGGTTCTGAAGTTAAATGTTTAGGGTTTGATACAGTAGCCGGTGACTTTGCATATAAGATTACATATATCATACAGCCATATGAAACACCATACGTTACTAGCCCATACGTAACCAAGACTACAAAATATTACGGACCACACAAACGATATGAATATTGGTTTACTGGAAAGAATTCAGAAATCATAAATTATGAACAGAAGTTAGATAATGCATATTTCATTGCCGCAAACAATCCAACTGGTGCACCGGCTAGTCAAGGTGGCGGACAAGATATAGCTACTCAACCGGGTAAACGACAAAATGAAGATAGAACAGGTAAATTAGATTTAGGTAAAGAAGCACAAAATTCATATCTAACTAGTTTATTTGATCCAGGTAATTATGCTAGTGCAAAAGTTACTATTATGGGTGACCCTGATTTTTTAATGCAAGATAGCCCTAGTTCAGCAAATCAAATATATCGTCAATTTTATGGCAAAGGATTTACTATCAATCCAAACGGTGGTCAAGTGTTTATTGAAATAGATTTTAAAGAAGCAGAAGATTATAGTAATGATAACGGGTTGTTAACAATAAATGAATCTATATTATTTTGGAAGTATCCTAAAGAAGTTGCATCAATTGTTAAGGGAATAAGTTATCAGGTTATAGAAGTAACTAGCAGTTTTGCAAAAGGTAAATTTACACAAGAACTAGGATGTATTATAAATCCTATGACAGATATAATAAATAAAGAATCCACTAATCCAGGTGGTAGACCAATTGCATCATCTACTAGATTTGAAAGTACAGCAAACCAATCAGGTGCTGAAGGCAATAGATTAAATGAAGCTGGAAATAGATATGCTTATGCACCAAATGAATCAGCCGCTGAAACTGCTAGATTGGCTGCCACTGCAGGTGCAGGAGCTAATTCTACAAACAAAGCTCTTAATGCGGCCACTGAAAAAGATGATGATAACATAGTAAATCCCACAAAACAACCCGCAAATCAAGGTGGCAGAGATGAACCCGTTAACGGCAGACCAAGGGGCGGAGCATAATATATGGCATATGATGAAATAAAACCTAGAGGTAGTACTAAGGCAAGTCAACCGGATGCAGGCGGTGCAGTATTACGTAGCGTACCTTTATTTGGTATTGTTAAAGACAATATAGATCCTATTCGTTCTGGTAGATTACAAGTCTATATTAGTGATTTAGGTGGATCAGATCCTAATGATAGTAACGCATGGGTAACTGTTAGTTACATGAGTCCTTTTTACGGAGTAACCACACCATCAAGCGCAAATACAGGGTGGGGAGAATATATTAAGAACCCTAACAGTTATGGTATGTGGAATAGTCAGCCTGATTTAGGTACAACTGTTATATGTATATTCATTAACGGTGATCCTAATTATGGATTTTGGATAGGATGTGTTCCGCAACCCGAAGCATTACAAATGGTACCAGCAATCGGTGGTACAGATAACATTGTAGCAAATGCAGGTGAAGCAAAAGGATTAGGTGGCGCCGTCAGATTACCAGTAACTAATCTTAATACTAATAATGCAGGGTTAGCAAACAGTAATAAATTTTTAACTGATGCAAAACCCGTGCATAGTTATGTCGCTAGTATATTATCACAACAGGGTTTAATTAGAGATCCTATTAGAGGTGTTATTGGATCAAGCGCCCAACGTGAAACTCCATCAAGGGTTGGATGGGGTGTCAGTACACCGGGCAGACCTATATATGAAGGTGGTTTCACTGATGAAACAATTGCTAATGCCGCTACTAGCGAGAAACCAACCGGATTAAAAGTCGTTGCACGTAGAGGTGGTCACACACTAGTAATGGATGACGGAGATATATTGGGTAAAGACCAATTAGTAAGATTACGTAGTAGTTTAGGACATCAAATATTAATGAGTGATGATGGTCAAACACTATTCATTATTCACGCCAATGGGCAAAGTTACATTGAGTTAGGCAAAGAAGGTACAATAGATATGTACTCTACTAACTCATTCAATGTAAGGACACAAGGTGATTTAAATCTACATGCTGATAACAATATTAATATTAATGCAGGTAAACAATTAAACATCAGTGCAGATACTATTGCCATCAGCAGTGAGAAAGAAACCACACAGAAAGTTGGAACAGATTTTAGTTTATATGCTTCTGGACAGTACACTACCAAAGTAGATGGTAAGATGAGTTTTGCAAGTGCAGCCGATTCATCATTTTATAGTGATGCTATAACATATTTTAATGGTAGTAAGATTAATTTAAATACAGGGGCATCAAGTTTAATTCCACAAGAAGTCAAACCACTGCCGATAACAGCACATACCGATACATTAAATGATGCTACTAAAGGTTGGGCAGCGGCACCAGGAAAATTATTAAGTATTGTAAGTAGAGCACCTGCTCATGCACCATGGGCTAGTGCTAATCAAGGGGTAGATGTTAAAGTTAACAACAATGCTAGTGCGGCATTACCCTCTGCTCCTAGTCCAGCTGTAGCGGCAGCAAATGCAAGTGCAGGCGCACCAACTACTCCAGTAAGTGTTGCAGTTGCCTCTACAGTTCCTCCTTCATCAGCAATCAGTGCGGCATTAGATAAAAACACAACAGGAACAATGGTTGGTCAAATATCTACATTGGCTGCAACTGGTCCAGCAGCCGCCGCAGTTAAATTAGGGGCCGGTGTTGTGGAAACCGCTCAAGGCGCAGTTGCGGCAGTGGGTGCTATGGCACAAAGTCCTGCGCAAATGGAAGCAGGCGGAGTTATTAAACCAGGTTCAGCCGCATTGGTTAACAATTTAATACAAGGTGGAAAAACAATTCAACAAGCATTAACACCAAATTTATTTACGGGTAAAGTAGCAGAAAACTTAACTAGTTATGTCAACAACCCTGTAGCTCAAGTTGTTACACAAGTTGCTACATTCACCCAAGCACAATCTGCATTAACATCAACTGGTTTAATTACTGGAAAAGAATCAGGTGCATCAATTGCAGGTTTAGTAATGTCAGCGGCTACAGCAGGCGTACAAAATACTGTTAATTTAGTTAGCAATGCCGCTAGCGCAGTAACAGGAGCAGTTAATGGTGCAATATCAAATGTAGTTGGAGCCGCTACTGGAGCATTGAATAGTGTATTAGGTTCAGCTAGTAGCCTAGTGTCAGCTGGTAATTTTGCTGGTAACTTAGCAAGTACAGTTACTGGTGGTTTAAGTAGTATTGCAGGTGCATTAGGTGGAATGGCTAAAGGCGCTGTTGCTGGTATAGCCGGATTATTAGATAGTGCTAAAGGTGTTGCAGGTAGTGCATTTGCCGCAATAACTGGTGCATTCCCGACATTAACCGCAGGTGTCCCGCAAAATATTAAAGAAATTACTGAAAAAGCACAAGCGGCAGCACAAGCACCATCAGCCGGCGGAATAGCAGGTGCATTGAGTGCAGTAACAGGTGGAATAACCGGAGCAATAGGTGCTGTTACCGGAGGAATAACTGGTGCATTGGGGGCAGTAACAGGTGCAGCCAGTGGATTATTAAAAACAGCATCGGGGATAACAGCAAATCTATCTACTGGATTAGGAGCATTACCCGGTGGTGCTAGTGTAGTTGCTTCTGTGGTTAACAATGCAGTTGGTGCAATTAATAGTGTACCAGGAGTTAGTGCAGTTACAGGGTTAATTGGTCAAGCTTCATCTATTACTAATGGTATATCTAATTTAGCATCAGTCAACCCGTTAGCATCTTCGGGTATATTAACTGCGGCTACTGGCGCTGCCGGAGCATTAACAAAAGGATTAGATGATTTAAAGAGTGGTAAACTATCATTGGCTTCATTAGCGAGTGCAGGATTACCAGCTGGAGCAGCCGCACAATTAAATTCAGCAATAAGCTCAATGAGTTCAGGTGGTGCAGTACCTATCAAGCTACCTACAGTTGCTATTAATACAAATGATCGTAGTGAACTAACTGCACAAGTTACTAGTCTATTAGGTAATTCTAAAATACCAGCGCCAAATTACGGAGGACTTAGTTCTTCAATAAAAGCTGAATCTGATAGATTAAACGAACTAGTTAAACAACAACAAGCATTGGTTGTTGAAAAAGACGAACAACAAAAGAAAGTTAGACAAGCACGTGATGCTTTTGTGCAAGCAAGAGATAATTTACCACCCGGTGACCCGGCAATAGATATTGCCAAACAAACGTATATAGCAGAAGTTAAAGCATTTGGTGATATTACAGACAAGATAAGTGCCATAGCAAATAAAGCATAAATATAGTATAGGATAAAACATGCCATCATATATTGGTTTCAGTACAATTAACGCTAACAAGCCCCGATCTACTAATTTACCAGCAGGTATTGCAGGTGGTGTAGGTTCTATGGTACAACCAGTTATTCCTGGTAAAAAGTATAGATTAGTTGACCGACAACTTGTAATTCAAGATTTCATTAACGCATTGAATATACAACAGGGTCAAAAAGTAGGGAATCCTGCATATGGAACTACTCTTTGGAGTTTTGTTTTTGAACCAAATACGTTTGATGTTCAAAACAAATTAGAGACTGAAATTAGACGAGTTGCTAATCAAGATCCAAGAATGATAGTTAATACTGTTAGTGCTTACCCTCAAGAAAACGGCATATTAATTGAAGTAGAATTAGCGGTTACTCCGTTTAATAATGCAGAAATGCTTAGTGTTTTCTTCAATAATAGTACAAATACTGCAGTAATTCAGTAATCTTCCAAAAGTGGTGTTTTCATTTAAGATAAATACTTAAAAGAGAATACCACTATGGCAACCAGCTCACGACAATCAGCATTATTCGGCGTCAACGATTGGAAGGCAATCTATCAAACCTTCCGTGAAGCCGATTTCCGTTCATATGACTATGAAACACTACGTAAAAGTTTTATTGACTATCTACGTGTTTACTATCCGGAAACTTTTAACGATTACATTGAATCAAGTGAATTCATTGCATTAATGGACGTTATGGCCTTTATGGGTCAAGGTCTAGCTTTCCGTAGTGATTTAAATGCACGTGAAAACTTTATTGATACTGCCGAACGTAGAGATAGTGTTGTTAAACTAGCCAACCTAGTTAGCTATACTCCTAAACGTAATCTTGCTGGCCAAGGCTATATCAAAGTAGTAAGCATTCAAACAAGTGAAAATATCACAGACTTAAATGGTTTTAATTTAAGTAATCAAACTGTATTGTGGAATGATCCTGCTAACGTTAATTGGTTAGAACAATTTAATACAATTATCAATGCTACTTTAATTAATACACAACGTATTGGACGTCCAGGTAATACTGCACAGATATCTGGTATTAAAACAGATGAGTATGCTATTAATATTCCACCAACTACATTACCAATTGTACCATTTACTGCAGTAGTAGATAACCAATCAATGAATTTTGAATTAGTTAGTTCAACCACATTAAATGAAGATTATGTTTATGAGATTCCACCTGCACCAAGTGGTAGAATGAACATGGCTTACCGTAATGATAAATTGGGTTATGGTAGTCCAAATACAGGTTTCTTCTTTTATTTTAAACAAGGAATCTTGCAGAATTTTGATTTCAATTTAGCACAACAAATTGCAAATCAAGTAGTTGATATTGATATTCAGGGTATCAACAATACAGATACATGGTTATATCAGTTGAGTACTGACAACAGTTCAACAACTACTAGAACATTATGGAATCAAGTAGAGAATGTTTATGCAGATGCATATTTACAAACAGAGAATAGTGTTCGCAGAATATTTTCTGTAGGCTCTAGATTCAATGACCAAGTTAGTTACGTTTTCGGTGATGGAGTATTTTCCGAGATTCCAGTAGGAACATTTAGAGCATATGTACGTGCAGGTAATGCATTGACATATACTATTGATCCAACTGAGATGCAAAATCTATCAGTTACATTAAGTTATATTAGTAGGGTAGGACGAACAGAAACACTTACATTAGGATTAGAATTACAGACACCGGTGTCAAACGCACAGGCAAGAGAAACATTATCAAACATTAAACAACGTGCCCCTTCCCGCTACTACACCCAGAACAGAATGGTTAATGGAGAAGATTACAACAATTTCCCATATACATTATACAGTTCTATTATTAAAAGCAAAGCTATTAACCGTAGTTCTGTTGGTGTATCAAAAAACTTAGACTTGTTAGACCCAACCGGAAAATACTCCAGCACGAATTCATTTGCTAGTGATGGTGGCATGTACCAAGATAGTACTAATGGTAATACATTATTAACAATTACTACCACCGGCGATATTATTACTTTTTTAACAGACTCATTAGCTGTTCTATTAGCAGATAATCGTGCAAGACAATATTATATACAAAACTATACACGATATAGTGTTAATACAGCATCAGGTGATGGAACAGTATATTGGGAAGAACAAACAGTTGATGCTAATAGTTTAACTGGTTATTTCTACAATATTAATGGTAGTGATAATACTCCTATCCCAATTGGAACGTACTCTACTCATAATATGAAATACGCTACAAAAGGAGCAATGATTAAATTTGTTGCACCTAGTGGATATTATTTTAGTGAAACAAACCGTTTAATAGCAGGTATTGCAAGCCCATCTGACAAAACTTATATATGGACTACCGTATTAAATGTAGTGGGTGATGGTTATAATAACGGTGAGGGCGCATTCAGTAATGGTACTGGGCCAGTAACATTAAACGGATATGTACCACAAGGTGCAATAGTAACTACTATATTACCTGCATTTGATAACTCACTCCCTAACATTGTAATACAAGAATGCGTTGTTAGAATGGAACTTAATCAAAGTTTTAGTTTAATATTTGATAACAGTTTAACTATAGCACAAGATCGTTGGAGTATAGGTGCATATAATGCTAGTAACTATTTTATAAACTTTTTAAGTTCAGGTAACAACCGTTACAGTATATCATATCGCTCATTAACATATTACTTTGGTAGTGTGGCTGATACACGTTTTACGTTTGAAACTGGCAAACTAGTATATGATCCGTTTAGTGGAAAAATATTACAAGACTTTGTTAAAGTATTAGCAACTAATACACAATTTAATAGTAACTATGCATTGGCTGCACCTGTATCTACTAGTATCATTGGTCAAACAGTAGAGAGTGACGGTTATATTAATGACTTTGAAGTAGAAATTGCAAGCATAGATGTTAATGATAGAACACTTGTTAGTAATCCAGATTTCTTTACTGAAGTTACTGGTTATGTAACTGGTAATACTAATATAGGTGTTTATACTTTCTTTGAACTTATACAAGATGCTATTAATCTTTCACGTTATCAATTGATAGCATCAAGTACCGTGGTATACCAATACCCCACTAAGACTCAAATTGAAGTAGTTAAATATGAGTACCCAGAAGGTCAATTATTTTATGCATACAGTGATAATTTATTTTATAGAACTATTCAAGACCAAACAGTCAATACTCTTTATTATGTTGTAACAGAACAACCTCAATATATTATGAAACCGGGACGTCAAGGATTGCAATTCCAATATCGTCATAATAGTAATAACACTACACGTATTGATCCAGCTACTACAAATATTATTGATTTATATCTAGTAACACAATCCTATTATACTGCTTATCAAAATTGGTTACAAGATATTACTGATACAGTACCAATGCCAGATAAACCTACAATCAATGAACTATCACAATCATATGGTTCATTAAATGATTACAAAATGTTAAGTGATAGTGTTATATTAAATAGCGTAGTATTTTTGCCATTATTTGGACCTAAAGCTCCTGAACTATTAAGAGCAACTGTTAAAGTCATTAGAGCAAATAATACTAATGCCAGTGATAGTGAAATTCGCAGTGCCGTTCTTTCTGCAATGAATGCATACTTTGATATTAATAATTGGAATTTTGGTGACACTTTTTACTTTAGTGAATTAAGTGCATACTTACATGCCCAAGTTGGTGAATTAATTAGTTCAGCAGTATTAGTGCCGAATGATCCTACAATGAGTTTTGGAGATTTATATGAAATTAAATCTGCTCCTTACGAAATATTTGCAAATGGTGCGACAGCAAATGATGTGGTAGTGATTGCGGCACTTACACCAGCTCAATTACAAATAAGATAAGTACTATATAACATAGAGAGAAATAATGGCAACAAGAATTAGAACATTAAATTTTCTACCTGAAATATTTAAAACGCCGACTAATAGTCAATTTTTAAATGCAACGTTGGATCAAATAGTAGACCAGCCTAATACTAAACGCATAGAAGGCTATATAGGAAGTAGATTTGGTTATGGAGTCAATGCTAAAAATTATTATGTTACTGAACCTACCAAAACAAGAACTGATTATCAACTTGATCCGGGTGTAACGTTCCTTAAAAAAGATACTAACACTGCACAAGATTTTATTAGCTACCCGGGTATTATTGATGGATTAGAATTAGAAGGTGGTGTTGTTAATGATAACAACAGATTATTCACAAGTCAATTCTATTCATGGGATAGTTTTACTAACCTAGATAAAATTATTAATTTTAATCAATACTATTGGATACCTGAAGGTCCTGAAGCGGTAACTGTTAGTACTGATACTGTTTATAATGCTACTGATTATATTGTTGTAAGTAACCCTAATGGTTACCTTATAACAGCAGATGGTCAAGCACAGGGTTCTACTAACCCATCATTAACTTTATTGCGTGGTGGTACGTATAGATTCAGTGTTAATCAAAATAGTCAATTTTGGATTCAAGGCGCACCGGGTGTAACCGGATTTGATCCTACACAACTTAATGTACAAACACGTGATGTATTAGGTGTTGACAATAACGGAGCAGAAGTGGGTATTGTAACATTTACTGTACCTTTTAAAAATGCTCAAGATCAATATATTTTTCCCGGTAATAACAGGGTAGATGTAGTATCAACATTAACATATGATGAAGTTAACGGTGTATTAGTAAGTAGCTTAGAAAACGGCATAGATGGTATTACTTCACTTGAAGGTCTTACATTAATGTTCTATAATACCGGTGTACAATCATTAGTTGATGCCGGCTCATTTGAAGTTGGTAGCACTTACACTATAGATACACTTGGTACTACTGATTTTACGTTAATTGGTGCAACTTCTAACACAGTAGGTGAATCATTTATTGCGACTGGTGTTGGTACAGGCACTGGAGCTGCAATTGTATTAACTGGATATATATCAAAATTCTTTGATACTACAACCTATGATGAAGAAACACCAAGTTCAGGGACACAAACAGTTAGTACTAATAGCGGTCCAGTTACATTTCCTGTAGGGGGCGCACCGTATACTCCGCCTGGTGATAGTACAAATTTTGCAAACTCAGAAGGTGGATATTACACAGATATATCAGCTACTTTTTATACAATTACCTATGAAGGTGATCCAACTGACCCTGTAATTAGATTAGTTAATACCGGTACTATTCCTGTTGAAGAAAAAATTACTGCTAATTTTGGTACAGAATGGATTGGTAGAACATTTTATAGAAATACCAGCGACACTGTATCATTAATACCTTATATGAGTGCTATACTTGATACTTTATATTATCAAGACGGTACCTCAGGTAATAAAGTAGGACAAATTAGATTAATTTCTAGTAACACTACTAATCGTATTGATGTATTAACAGACATTATTGGCAAACAAAACTACACAGCACCAAATGGTGTAGTATTTACTAATGGATTAAAAGTTATATTCTCCGGAGATATATATCCTTCAAGTTATGAAGGTACTAGATTTTATGTAGAAGGAGTTGGTACTGCAATAGAATTAATTCCAGTGACAGATTTGATAGCACCAGAACCATTTACATCTGGTACTTATATTCCCTTTGACACAACCCCGTATGACATAGGTAATTATGATATAAATTTATACATACCTGTCACACCAGATTATATTACTATTTCAAGAAATAGTATTGATAAAAACGCATGGTCTCGTAGTAATAGATGGTTTCACATTGACGTAATTAATGCAACAGCATCATACAATAGTAATCCGGAATTAATATCCCTTTATGCTACCTCGGACAATAAAGCTAAACGTCCTATTATTGAATTTTATCCTAATCTACGAATGTTTGATTCGGGTATTATTGGAAAACCACCTATAGATTTTATTGATTTTCGCACAACAGATGCTCCTAATCAAGTAGCAGGACAAGAAAATTATTATCCTGACGTTGAAGTCTATACTGGATATAATGCCACTATCAACGGTACTACTGGTACTAGCACAACTATTACTATACTTGCAAGTAATGTGTTCTCAAAAACTGGGCCTGGCACATTTCAAATTGGTCAATATATAAACGATAGTACAAATATTCTTCCAAGAAATACTCAAATTACTAATATTTCAGGAACAACAACTATAACGTTAACAGTAGAGTGGGAATTTTCGCAAACAATAGGATCTACTGCAGTGGCATCATTAATTGCCAACGATACTAATAATGACAGTTATGCAGTGTTTGACGGAGCAAGAATTGTTTTTGCAGCCGATGAAAATCTAAACATACGAAATAAAATATATATTGTTAGATTTTCTACATTAATACCAGGCGATAGTCCAGTAATTACATTAACACAGGCAGATGATGGTCTTGTTTTAGCAAATGAGCAAACAGTTGCATTCAGAGGATATAATTATCAAGGTATGGATTTTTACTTTGATGGTGTTGATTGGCAAGAAGCTCAACAAAAAACGACAGTAAATCAACCACCTTTATTTGATATATTTGATGATAACGGAATAAGTTTTGGTGATAGCACCGTTTACATTGGTACATCATTTGCAGGTAATAAACTATTTGCATATGGTATTGGATCGGGAAATGATGATGCAATATTGGGCTTCCCTTTATTGTATAGTTCTATTGATAATGTAGGTGATATTAGCTTTGACACATCACTTAATTCTGCAACATTCAACTATGTCAGTGGTACTACTCCTATTACACAAAAAGTTAACACGGGATATATTTATAATTATTCTGACTTGACAACATCGGTAAGACAATTAGGATGGCAAACAGCAGTAGGACCAAGTGTACAATACCAAATATTTGAATTTAACTACTATGCTAATAATCCTGTAACAACATATACATGTGATATTGCTAAACTAGCAAATACAGATAGTGCATGGCCTACTATACAACTTTTTGTAAACAATAAAATACAATATTCAACCGCCTATACAGTAGAAACCACATCGTCACAAACAATCGTAACCTTCACAGTGCCTGACCCATTAGTAGATACTGTAGTTGAAATATTATTATTAAGTGATCAGGTAAGTGAAACTGCATATTATAGTATACCTTCTAATTTAAACAATAACCCATTGAATGCAGATATTACGGTAGTTAATGTAGGTGATATTCGTGGTCAATATCAGAGTAGCTTTTACAATAATCCAAACACAACTGGTGATGTATTTGGTGCAAACAATTACCGTGATTTAGGTAATATGGTACCATATGGTAATAAGATTATTCAGAATAGCGCAAGTTTAGTGTTACCTGGTGCATTTTTACGTAAACAGAGTCATAATCTATTCAATGCGTTATTATATAACAGTAGAGAATACATTACTTTTAAAACTTTATTAATTGATACAGTTAATTCTACTGATTTTAGTACAAGATTATCTCCTTCAACTATGTTAGATGATGCATTAGATAAAATTACTGCTTCAAAAACAGATAGTAATAGTTTCTTTTGGAGTGATATGTTGCCATCAAAAGCGGCATATATCACCAATACATACAGTTTTGCAAATGCATTAGATATAAGTATATATCCATTAAGTAAAGTATATAATTTTGCTACGGCTAATTATAATAGTGTATTGGTTTACTTAACTAATACATCCGGAATAATTAGTCAATTAATACGCGGAGTTGATTATACAGTAAGTACAGATACACCATCATTAACTGTCACATTAGATTTGGATCCAGGTGATCAAATCACTATTAAAGAATATAATCAAACATATGGTAGTTATGTTCCAAATACTCCTACTAAATTAGGTTTATATCCATCAACTATACCCGCAGTTGTATTAGATTCTGCTTACGCTCAACCAACATATTTTATTGTAGGGCATGATGGTTCATATAATAAACTATATGGTGATTACATTAACGGCATATTAATTGATTTTAGAGACCAAGTATTGTTTGAGTATGAGAAACGTGTATACAATAACTTAAAATTAAGTAATGTTATTCCTGTACAAGAATATGAAGTATTACCAGGGTTCTTTAGAGAGACTGATTATAGTTATGACGAAATTTTACAGATTTACTCATCTAGCTTTTTAGATTGGGTAGGACAAAATAGAATCAATTACAAAACTCAGTTCTATAATGCCAATAATGAATATACCTATAATTATAATCAAACTGGTAACAAGATAAACCAACAAGTTATTCTACAGGGGTATTGGAGAGGTATATATGAATATTTCTATGATACTAGTAATCCAGATACTAGTCCATGGGAAATGTTAGGCTTTACTGACCAACCATCATGGTGGGCAACACGTTATGGTTCTGCTCCGTATACTAGCGATAACTTAGTTTTGTGGAATGATTTGGCACAGGGTATTGATTGGAATAATGGTAATCCAATTGTTATTACCCAAGCAATTCGTCCAGAATTATTACAAGTATTACCAGTAGATAGTCAGGGTAATTTAGTATCACCCTTTGTTTCTATTGTAGGTAATTATAGCAACAACACACTTAACCGTGATTGGGTAGTCGGTGATGTTGGCCCTGCAGAATTTAGTTATCGTAGAAGTAGTAGTTGGCCATTTGATTTAATGCGTATACTAGCATTAACAAAGCCGGCTAACTTCTTTAATTTAGGAGTTGATGTTGATAATTACAAATACAACGAAGAATTTAATCAGTATTTGGTAAATAATCGTAGTCATTTAATAATAAGTGATGTACAAATTTACGGCAACGGTATTGCTAAAACAAGTTATATTAATTGGGTAGTTGATTATGAAAAACAAGTAGGCATTGATGCAACTAATAATGTTAGTGATTTATTAAACAACATTGATGTTAGATTAGTTTATAGACTTGCTGGCTTTAGTGATAAAAACTTATTAAAGTTTTATGTTGAAAAATCTACAGCAAATAGCAATAACAGTAGTTTATTAATTCCTGATGAAAGCTATCAGGTATTGCTATATGATAACCAACCCTTTGACCGTATTACATACAGTGGCGTAGTAATACAATTAACAAATAACGGTTATTATAAAGTATATGGTAATAGTCAAACTAATGCATATTTTAAAATATTACTACCTAAAATAAATGGAAATTATGACAGAGTATCAGTTCAGGGATTGAGTGTTCAGTTAGCTAAAGATTATTATACAACTCCAACAGTTGTATCGTATGGTACTGAATTTTATACTATACAAGAAGTAGCGCAGTTCTTAGAAGGATATGGCAGATATTTGGCAAGTCAAGGTGTATTGTTTGACCAAATTGAATCTGGGTTAGAAGTTAGTTGGAGACAAATGGTTGCCGAATACTTATATTGGGCGCAAACAGGATGGGAGTCTGGAAGTATTGTTAACATCAATCCAGCCGCTACTCTAATTTCTATTAATAAAGATAGTTATATTGTACAACCATTAACATTACAGAGACAAAATTTTGTACTAAATCAAAACTTATATCCAATACAAAGTACTGATTTGAGTATTATACGTGACGGTACTGCATTCACAGCACAACCATTAAACCAAGGTGATACTATTGCCTATGGACAATTTAATATTAGTAATTTTGAACATGGTATTGTTTTTGACAACGTTACTGTATTTGACGATGTAATTTATAATTTAGCAACAGGATTAAGACAAAGCCGCATTACTGTACGAGGAACAAAAACTGCAGAATGGAACGGTACTATTGATGCTCAAGGATTTATTTTAAATCAAGATAACATACTTGATTGGGATAAAACAGTAAAATATACAACAGGTAGCATAGTTAAATATAAAAACAAATATTGGATTGCTACTACTATTATACAACCTAAACAATTGTTTGAGGAACGTGAGTGGAAGCAAACAGATTACAACGAAATACAAAAAGGTTTGTTACCAAATACAAGCACACGTTCGTTTGAAAGCACAATTTATTATGATGTAAATCGTGCTAATTTAGAAAATGATGCAGACCTATTAAGTTTTAGTTTGATTGGTTATCGTCCACGTGATTATCTAGCACTTGCAGATTTGACTGATATTACACAAATTAATGTTTATAAAAACTTTATTAAAAACAAAGGAACATTAAATGCAGCCAGTGCATTTAAGGGAGCTAATTTACCACAGGGTGGTATTGATTATGATATATATGAAAACTGGGCTATCAAGTCAGGTGAATTTGGCGGTGTATTGAATAGCAACTTTATTGATTTTAAATTAAATCAATCACTATTAACAGGCAATCCAAGTATTGTTGGGTTGACTAACGGAATATCTACTGATGGAGTACAACAAGAAGTACCATTATATAGTTTATATAATTATGGACGTCCGGTAAATAGTACAGACGTACTGCCATTATTACCTACTAATACCCCTTCGTATTTGTTACCAGATGCAGGCTATGCTAACTTTAATGATATGCGTATTGCGGCATACTATTATACTAATTTACCAACTAGCACATCACCACGCGGTGTGTTGACACCTTTATCACAATTATATGTAGGGCAATATATTTGGTTAGCCGATTATCAAGGTACTTGGCAAGTAATGACCCCGGTTAGTTTAGGTCAAGTAATATTTGCAAAAAACAATTTAAATGGCACTGCTACCATAACATTTAATAATCCTCATGGATTGACAAAATATCAACCATTTGCAGTTGTTAACTTTAATGATAGTTTAAACGGATATTATATAGTTAATACAGTAATTGATTTGAATAGTGTATTGGTTAATGTAACATTGGCTCCGTCAATCACTTCTATATTTGGTCAGGGTATTGGATTTAAATTCCAATCTCAACGTGTAGCGACTCCTAATGATATTATTGATTTACCTTTATTGAACACAGAATTTGTTAAAACCAAAGTTTGGGTAGATACAAATAATGATGGCGATTGGGCAGTATATCGCAAAAGTATTAATTACGGCTATGATTCAGAATTAATTAAAAACGGTTCTGAAACGTTTGGTAGTGCAGTAGCGTATACTGACACCTTGGGTTATTTAATTGGTGATGCCGACGCAGGAGTTGCATACCGTTATTCATATAATACACTATTTGATAGATATGAGTTGCTACAAACAATTACATCATCATCTTCATTTGGTACAACTATTGCTTATGCAAATGATATATTTGTTATATCACAACCTACAGGTACTCCTGCAGTTTATGTTTATCAATTAGTAGTTAGTATAACAGTTGATGAATTACAGTCATTACAATCTGCTATAGCTGCTCCAGTTGGTGTAACTGAGTGGGGTAAAGCAATTGCTATCTCCGGCGACGCTAATTGGTTATATATATCAGCAGTAACATCGTCTACTAGTTTAGTATATGTGTATCGTTATTCAACTATCACAGAAGAATATGAATACTCTACAACTATTAATTTGGGCTTAACAAATGATGATAACTTTGGTTACTCTATTGCAACAGATTATTATGGTGACACAGTAGTAATCGGTACACCTGATAAAAACTATGATGGTTCAATTGAAAACTGGGGCTACACATATGTATACGATAGAACCGTACAAAATGTTGAATCACAATTTACAAGTTTGCCAGATGTCCCGCAAACGTTTACATTAGCTTGGACACCTACTACAGTAACACAAACTGCTACTGCTATAGACGGATCAACTGAAAGAATTACTGTAACTAGTTCAGCTGGTTTTAGTGTAGGAGATCCTGTTGTTTTCTCTACTGGCACTAATGCAGGATATTTTGCAATAGGAGAAACGTATACAATAACATCTGTTGGCACTACTAATTTTGTAGCAATAGGTGCATCCGCTAACACAATTGGTCAAACTTTTGTAGCTACCGGTGCCGGAACAGGAACAGGTACAGCTAATTCAACCGGACTATTATCTAGTGGAGCAATTTCCGCTAATACAGTGTATTATATACTTGATAAACCAACAGGCACTACATTTAGAATCACAACATCTAGAGGTTCAGTAGTTCCTATTAATTTAACATCTTCTACCGGTAGCATGACATGCTCAATACAAATAACACCATTATTAATTACTGTTAATGGTACTATAATTACTGATAACAATTATGCAGTTATAGATTCAACATTATATGTATACAGCTCATTAAATGCAGGTGATATCATCAATGTAAGTGGTAACAACTTTGTATTATGTCAAACTCTTACTACTGAAACAACACCTAAAATTGGTGTACAGTTTGGTAATAGTGTTGACACAAACACCTATGCTACTGAAATATTAGTTGGAGCTCCTTTTGAATTAAACAGTCAAAATCAAGAAGGTGCGGTCTATCGCTACACTAACGGTGGTGGCAAGTACGGTATGATTATTGGTACATCAGATTGTGCAATTACCACTACTAGGATTATTTTAATTAATGGTTATATAGTAACATTAACTGCAGGCAATGCATCAACCGTTGCTAATATAATTAATCAAGCAAATATTACTAATGTACAAGCATCTGAGCAATTAGATAATTTAGGGATCCCTACAGGCAAGTTAATTATTAGCTTAATAAATACTGCATTGGCATCAGTTAATGATAAACTTAATGTTACTGTATTGAATACATCTACGTGGGCAGAATTAGGATTTAATACTTATACACAAACACAAATTATTACCGACCCACATATACAAGGTACTACTCAGTTTGGTAATGTGGTTAAATTCAATGAATTTAATTCATTCGTAGTAAGTGCACCAACAGCAACCCGTTATCAAGCGACAACATTTGATTCTACCGATGACGAAGATTATGACAATGACACACTGTTTGACAACAATGCTACACAATGGGTTGATACTTATAGAAATGCTGGTGCGGTATACATGTTTGACTACCTGTCAGTATATAATGAATCGTTAGCAAATTGTGGTAATTTTGTATATGCACAGAGTACTAATGATATTAATGAAACATATGGCAGTCAGCCAATGTTTGGACATGCAATAGATTTTAACGCATCACATGTAGTTATCGGGACACCTAACTTTAAACCAGATACTATTGCAGGACAACTTATAACATATATTAATGCTACAGGTACCCCTGATTGGAGTGTGTATAGAAATTCAAACCCGGTTGTTGATACCAATAGAATTCAAAACATACAATTATATAGTGCAATTACCAATAACACATTAGACAATTTAGATTATATTGACCCATTGCAAGGTAAAATATTAGGATCTGTACGTCAAAATATTGATGTGATATCTAATGTTGATCCAGCTGGTTATAATAGTCCTAATATTAATAAGGGTGCAATGGTTTGGGGAGCAGTACAAATTGGACAAATATGGTTTAATACAAGTACTACACGATTTGTAAATTACCATCAAAATGATATAGTATATGATAGCAAATGGTGGGGTCAAGTATTCCCAGGAAGTGATGTAACAGTATACAGTTGGATAACAAGTGATGTTCCTCCTATAAGTTATGCTGGTCCAGGCACTGTGTTTGATGTAGAGTCATATGCAATTGAATACACCTTAAATGCTTCCGGTGTACTGACTCCAGTGTATTACTATTGGGTTAGAAATACTAATATTATATTCACTAAAACAGGAAAAACTTTAGCAGATAGTATTATTCAATCATATATTGCTTCTCCTATTAACTCTGGGATTAGTTATTTTGCACCACTAGAACAAGATATATATGGATTATATAATTGCGGTGATAATATCAATGCAAATGATACCGTATTACATATTGGTTTTTCAACCGGAACTAATGATGATGTTTCACATAGTTTATATAACTTAATTCGTACTAACTATGCGGATGACTTCTTACCAGGATTACCTACTACTAATGGATTGGATGTTCCTGAATCGTTGTATGATAGAATGTTAGATAGTTTGTGCGGAGTAGATGAATCAGGCGGTGTTGTTCCTGATCCGTATCTACCGAAACCAGTACAATACGGTATCTATGCTAGACCAAGACAAAGTTTCTTTGTTAATAGATTTTTAGCATTGAAAAATTATTTGACATACGCTAATGATGTATTAGCACAATATCCTATTACTGAAACAAGAAATGCTAGTTTCTTAAATACACAAAACCCAACAATTATAGAAACCATTGTTGCAGGCAATTGTCAAGCCAATGTAACATATACTATTGTAACTGTAGGAGATGTAAACTGGACTAGTATAGGCGCCGCAAGTAATACTGCAGGTATCACGTTTATTGCTACTGGACCAGCAACCGGCTCTAGTAGAAATACAGGTACTGCATCATTCTTAGCATTTGCTGAAGGTGCTAAGTATAATACAACCGATTATTGGAATTATATTAATTGGTGGGCTACTGGATATGATAATAACACCAAATCAGCACTACAGGTTCCTATCTATGCTGATTTAGCAACAATAGATGCAACGCCAGGATTAATTGTAACTGTCACTACTAATGGTGATGGTAAATCTGAAGTCTATGTTTATACTAATTTAAATATGTGGGAACGTATAGGTCTACAAGATGGCACTATTGAGTTTAGTAGTGACTTGTGGGATTATTCAACTGCTAGATTAGGATTCGGAGATAATTTCTTTGACACCACTCCGTATGATACATATCCATCGCAGGAAACTCGTAGTATTGTAAGAGCATTAAATGAAGAAATTTATACCAATGAGTTATTGCTTTATAGAAACAAAAGTTTAGTATTATTATTTGAATATATTCAAAGTGAAACAATTGAATCACAAAATTATTTACCGTGGTTAAATAAAACATCGTTTATTGATGTTGGCCATACTATACGTGAATTATTACCACTAGAAGTATTCCGATCAGATAATCAAGATTTCTTGGCAGGATATATTAATGAAGTTAAACCTTATCATGTAGTTATTAAAGAGTTCTTATTTAAATATACAGGTTCTGAATTATATGCAGGGACTATTACTGATTTTGATTTACCGTCACAATATAATACTGACGTACAACAATTTATTACTCCTGAATTAGTATATAGTAATCCAAGTGCAATTAATCAATATCTACCCACTGACCCTATATGGCAAACCAGTGCGTATAAAGAATGGTTTAATAATTACGGACTAAGTATTACCGGAGTTAATGATTATCAAATCACTGTATTAGCATCTTATATTTCATTGAATTCTGGATCATTTGCCGTAGATAATGCATATGGATTCCCCATTAATGGAACTATATTAATAGGTGACGAATTAATAGGATATGCAGGAGTTGACCGTTCAAATAATACATTATTTGGCTTAACACGCGGTGTTGATGGTACACCAATTTCTGTACATATTCCGGGAGAAATTATAACAATTGATTTACCAGCGGTATTGTTATTAAATGGCGGCCGTGCATATAATGAGCCACCTAGAATAACAGCATACATTGATACGTCAATATATCCGGAACCAAGAAGACCTGCAATATTACAAGCCGTAATGAATTTAGATTCTATATTACGTATTGATGTTATTGATCCGGGTGATGGTTATGTAGTGTTACCAGAAATTGTCATTGACCCTTCTATAGGATTACCGTTTACCTCAACCGATGTTGACACTTTCACTAATACAATAATATTACCGTTACCCTTATTACAAACTGGTGATTTAATAAAATATACTATAGGTACTGATACAACTGCAGTAGGTGGATTAGAAGTTAATCAATATTACTATGTTAATGTACTTGAATCAACTCCAACATTTAATATTGCATTATATACAACGTATAGAGATGCAATCAATGATACCGACCGAGTTGTATTGTATACTACTGGTACTGGTTCTAATAACTTGTTAAGTATTAGTGCAAGAGCTAGCTGTGTGTCAACTGCAGTTCCAATTAGAGAAAATAAAATAGCATTGAGATTTGATAGAACAAGTTATACTTCAGAATTATCTGATTGGCAAAGTGGACAATTCTATGGCAGTTTTTATGCAGGATTGTACAACAATTCAGTAAGAATATCTAGTTCAAGTATAACATTAGAATCTACTCAACCATCAATTGATACTATCTTAGCTAGTGCCCAGGGTGCAGTGTTTGAAATAGAAGGTGTTACTAATGACCAAACTTTAAATTGGAGCTCACGTACAAGAAATGTAGTATCAACTACAGGAGGAACTAGTGATATAATTACTATTGCTCCTTCAACCGGTGGTGCTCCTGATGAAGGTGGTGTTGGTCCTACAACTGGTTTCTATGTTGATATGCCAATTAAATTTCAGGGTGCAGTAGGCAATAGTTTATTAGTTAATGGTACAACATACTATGTAAAAACCATATTGAATGATACTGATATTACTATATCTGCCGCAATCGGTGGAGGCACATTTAATTTAAATACTGCTACAATTAGTTCTGCTGGCCTATTGTTATACGTAGGTGAAGTTACTAATACTGCAGTTGTTACATTATTCTATCCTGGCATATTAAATACCACTAATACCACTGCAGTAACAAATACAATAACAATTCCGTTAACGGGATCTGGTTTAGGAGGTACTACTGGATTCTATACTAATTTACCAATATTCTTTACAGGTAGTGTATTTGGTGGAATCATAGAAAATGAAGAATACTATGTGACTACAGTAGTTAATAGTACCACATTTACTATGTCTACAGTGCAGGACCCGTTAATTATTAATGTAACAGGCGTGATTGCAAGTACTGATTATATCACGTGTACCGGTACATTGGGCTTATCAATTAATGACCCAATAATATTTACTGACATGGTGATTAGTGGCTCAGTAGTTTCAGATTTTGGTAATTTAATTAGTGGTACAACTTATTATGTACGTGCGGTAATTGATAGTAATAATTTTCAAGTTTCTACTGTAATTAATGGAGGAGCATTTAATCTTGGCCCTAGTAATGTAACCGGCACATGTTTAGGTACAGACCAAAAGAACATTGTCCAACTGACAACTGCGACAGGATCAATGATTTGCAATGTCGGTTTACCGGTTAGCCCAGGACAAATTACAGGACAACAGTTTACATTCTACCCAACATCTTCTACATATACAGGATTAATTGGAACTGACAGTAATCTACTAGTACGTACTATAGATAATGCATTAGCTAACGGTGATTATTTAAGTGTAACTACTACCAGTGGTGGATTAACTAACATATACAATAACATGCCAGTAGAATTTGCTAGTAATTACGGCGGATTGACTGGTGGAACTACTTATTGGATTGTAGCAAATGGGATAGTAGAAACTACAGTAACCTCTACTAGCGCAGGCAATGTATTAACTTGTACAAGTACAGCGGGATTCTATAATGAAATGCCTGTAACATTTACTGGTACTGGTTTAGGAGGTGTAGTTTTAGACACAACCTATTATATAATAGATACAATCGTATCACCAATTACTAGTACTCAATTTAAAATATCTAATGTTCCTGGAGGAACTGAAGTTGATTTAACCGGTGAAAACGGTACAATGGGTATTACAGGACAACCTTATATTAAAGTATCAGCAAGTTTAGGGGGCGGGGAATTCCCATTAACAGATACGTCAGCTAATGTAACAATGACACAGGCACCTACATTAGTTCCTGAATTTGATGTAAGTTGGGTTTTAGGTGGTTATAGCGTAAATATTGCAGATGCTGGAGAAGGGTATGCTATTAATAATACTATAACTATATTAGGAACTGCATTAGCCGGTACTACTCCTGCAAATGATTTAGTAATGACTGTCAATACGATAGATACTAATGGAGAAATATTATCAGTAATTTGCGCTGGTACTCCAAATGAAACTGTTGAACAATATTACTTAAAAGTTATATCTGCTACAGAGTGTGAAGTATACAGTGATCCTTTATTACAGATTCCAGTTAGTGGAATAGATTTCCCATACACTGCAGGTGATTATACGTTATTACCAGAACCATTCTATTTCAATCAGAGTATTGTCAAATATAATAACAGAGTTTATCAATGTATTGTAAGTAATAATGATACTGAGTTTATATTTGGTAAATGGGAATTATTATCTAGCGATAGCAGAAAATTAAATGCGTTAGACAGAATTATGGGTTACTATCAACCAACAGCTAATATGCCTGGATTAGATTTAACTCAATTAGTAGAAGGTATAACTTATCCAAATAGCACATACCAAGGTAATGCATTCCCGCCAGCAGACGAATACACATTAGATACTATATTACAGGACCAAGCATTTAGTCCAGTAGAAGTAGATACTGCTTCAATATTATTTGATGGAGTTACTTATATTGGCTCTGCTAATACGCCTACATATTCATTAATTATTAATAGTGTTAATGGTACATCGTGGCCTTCTAATAAATTATCAGAACAACCGGTAGGATTATCTGACATTGGTTATTTTAATGGAAAATATATAATAACTTCTACTAACACGGCAACTCCTATCTTTATTAGTACTGACGGAGAATCTTGGGCTACTACTGGCTTAGTTGACGGTACGGTATCTATAGATAGTACACAATTATATAGTGTTTCATACTTAAACGGAAAATATATTGCTACTGGTAATAATATTGTATCTAGTACCGATGGATATAATTGGATAGAAGTATATAATTTTTACGGTTCTATTTTATACGGTATTTCAGGTATAACTATCAATAACTTTAATGGATTTGTGGCAGTAGGATATGGTCCGGACTACAGCGTAATACCAACAATAACTCAAAGCGTTGTGTTAAATAGCCTAGATGGAATAACTTGGACAAATATTACACCTTTTGGATCGGCAGAAACATTATATGGAGTAACTAGTGGTAATAATACTATTATCATAGTAGGTGACAATGGAACTATATTTACATCTATTAATAGTAGTAACTGGGTAAATGTAGGAACAGGAAGTTACAACTTAAAAGATGTTGCATATTCAAGTGATTTAGGATTGTTTGTAATTGTGGGACAAGCAGGTGCAATACTAACGTCATCAGATGACGGTGTTACTTGGACAGATGTAACTGATTCTGATATAACAACTGAAAATTTAAATGGCATAACATGGAACAACATTGATAATGAATTTGTAATAGCTGGTAATAATAATGTTATATTACAAAGTGCTGACGGAATAACTTGGATTAATGTAGGAGTATTTGACACACTACCTACAATATATGACGTTCAAGGCGATCCTTTTATGTCAGGTTATGGTCCGGAAGAATTGGTACCTGGTGTAGTATCTGACAATTTAACAATGATAGTTACAACTCGTCCAGGTACAAACTGGGATGTTGAAACATATCAACATGTTGGATACAATGTAGTATCTACTCAGATTACACCAACAGTTGGTCAATTAACTTTTAGCTTTGATAATTTAGTTGAATTCCCAGCGCAATTGTCAGTATTCCAAGTAGATAGTGTAACTGGATTATCTACAAGGTTATATTCACCTTCCTCATTCACTGTAGATTGGTTGGTAAAAACAATTACATTACCTAGTAGTTTGCCTGCAGGGGACTCACTGGTGGTAGAAGTTTACGAAGTAGGTAACGGTGATCAACTAGAAAAATCTAATAGTCAGACTGACCCTATTCGTATTAATACAGTAACTGGATTTAATGAAATTAATTTAAATTGTAACTTTACAGCTACACGTTCTTCTGGATCTGGTGTTATTAGACCGGGAACTGAACCTATTAATGTAATAGCAACAGAGACAGATAGTACCGATAACACTATATTGTGTGAAAATGTTGCATACTTTACTTTAAATGACCAAATTATATTCCAAGGTGATGTGTTTGGTGGAATAGTAGCAGATACTCATTATTATGTTAAAACTATTAGTACCGTAACAAACAAAATTACAATTTCAGATGTAATAACTGATGGAGTAGCTGGACCTACATTTATCATAACTACCGATTCTGGTTCAATGGATATTGTAATACAAACCGGTAGTGGTGCAGTATGGAGTGATCCTATTGTATATCATAATGGTACTAAATTGATATTGGGTCATACTAACAGAATCACACAAACTAACAGTTCAAATAATAGTATTACGTGTAATACAACTAGTGGAATGGCAGTAGGAGATAGAATTGTGTTTAGTGACACAATGTTTGGAAATGACATAACACCGCAAACAGTATATTATATTGAATCAATTTTTGATGGTAATGAGTTTACTATCTCTGCTACATTGGGTGGTACTGTTATTACACTTTCAGATGCGGTAGGTGGCGCAACTGGAATTACGAATGACTATTCATTTGGTATAGCAGATAACGGTATTTCTGCAAAAATGATTTTTTCTGCACAGTATGATGTTACGTTAGATTATTTGGCATATACTGTATTTGGAGAGACATATCCGTCACAATATGGTTATACTATCCCAGAAATACAAACTATTATAGGTAATGGTACTAGTGGACCATTCACTCTAACAAACTTTGTTGGTGGTGATAATCCTACTAATGCTATAGTAGAAATAAACGGAGTACGTTTACTTGATACAGCATATACCATTAATAGTAGTACTGACACCTTACAATTTATTGGTGGAACACCGTTAACACCGTCAGCATTAGATACTATTGCTGTAACAAGTTTTAATTTAACTGAACGTCAATATTTTAATACTCAATACGATATAACAAATAAAACAGTATCAACTATTATCAATATTGACAATGAAATTACACCACCTATTGTATCTACTATTGTAACTGCCGTATCTAGTACTGGTAATTTGTTAACATGTGCTAACACTAGTGGTTTTATTGTTGACCAAACAATTATATTTAAAGGAACACAACTTGGAAATGTATTAACCAACGGTACTGTTTACTATGTGAAATCAGTAACTTATCCGTACGATGGTACGTTTACTATATCAACAACATTAAGTGGTTCAACTTTTAATCCAGGAACTGCTACCGGTACTATGTTAGCATATGTTGGAGGAACTCCTGCAGTTCGTGTAACTACTTCTACTGCTCATAATTTAACTACAAATGATTTAATACGTATTGACGGGACTATAGGTTCAGTTCAATTAAATAATAATACATATTATGTTCATGTGATTAGTAGTACTCAAGTTGATCTATATAATACTTCATACTCATCAAGTATATCAGCCGTTAACGATCCAGTAACTAGTATATCAACATATCTATCAGGTGGATATATATGGGAAGATGGTATATTTGTAGTAGATAGTGATTGGGAACAAAGTAATGTTGATAGATTATGGGTTACTATTAATGGATATCGGGTCCCTTCAACTCAGTTGTATTTAAATGCTAATAATAATTTAAGCATTTTGACAGAGATTGTCACAGGAGATGACATCATCATTACTAGTATGATATCTAGTGCTACACCTAATCAATTAGTATATTTACAAAATGTTAATAAAAATGGCACTGGCTCAGTATTCCGATCAAATAGTAATACTAGAACTTGGATAGTTCAACCAATATATTATACTGATGCAGTAATATATGTTGATGATGTAACTAAAATAACTGACCAGATTACACAAAACGTAGTAGCACCGGCTGCAGTGAATGGTATAACAAGTATAGGATTAACAGCAGACAAGAATATTATTTCTCAAGTTACTGTTTATAACAATACGACAAATGCTTATATAAATTCTACTAATTATGATATAGTAATCATAGACTTATCTCCAATTCTAGAAATATATGATGAAGTTACTGTTGGTGATAGTTTAGCTATTGTAACACTTGAAGGTAATTTAATTTATATTAACGGAGAACAAATTAAATTCACAACAGTTAATCCAATATTGCAATCTGGAAACTTCAAAATTGGACAACAGTATATTATTGAAACTGTAGGAACAACAAACTTTACTAGTATAGGTGCATCAAGCAATACAGTAGGATTAACGTTTACTGCTACTGGATTAGGTATGGGTACAGGTACTGCTATTGCAATAAATGCAATATCTGGATTACAGCGTGGAACTAACGGAACTGCAGAATTAAGCTATATACCGTTATATTCTGAAATGTTTGGATTATTATCTAATAATTTGTTACCTAGTGTAGACTATAATTTAACATGGAATAGCAACATATATAACGTAACTGACGGAGACCCGTTACAGATTAGCGAGACTGATGCGGCATATTTCTTAAATACGACCATATCTTAAATGATAAATAAATATATGAGTAATAATATAGAAGAAAATAAGTCTAAACCTGTACAGGAATATGGTCCTAAACCGGACGAGCATGGTGGGTTTTACTTTTCATCTCATCTAAAAATAACTGATCCAAATACTAAAGAGATTTTGGTTCAAACAAGAGGCGATAACTAATGTCAGTAATAACACTATCATATAAAGTAGAAGGGTTTTTAAAGATTTATGACCCTAATAGCGGTGAAGTTTTAGTAGATAAGCATAATGCGATTAACTACGAAAACATGTCTGAAGCCATTGCTGATACATTAAGCAGTCGTGGATACGGTGAGATTTATCAGATGGCATTTGGGAACGGTGGTGCAAGTGTAGATGAAACAGGTGTTATCACATATCTACCCCCAAATACTACTGGTCAAAATGCAGCCCTATATAATCAAACCTATGCTAAAATTGTTGACGATACAAGTGTTTTCAATTTAGACCCTACACGTAATAAAATGACAGTTTCTCATACTACTGGTCGTGTTTATACTGACATCTTAGTTCAATGTTTATTAGACTACGGTGAGCCTGCAGGACAAAATGCATTTGATAACAGTACACAAACTGATTCGGCTTATGTTTTTGACGAGTTGGGTTTATTGGCAAATTACGGTACTGATAGTGATGGAAATGTGATTACTAGATTGTTAACACATGTGATTTTTCACCCAGTACAAAAGAGTTTGAATAGACAAATACAGATAGATTATACGGTCAGGATTCAAAGCTTGACTAATTTAGTGACAATTTAAGATAAATAACAGAATATCGGGGTAATTTAATATGGCATATACGATTGTAAAGAGTGATGGAACAGTACTAACAACCATTGCTGACGGTACTATAAACACAACTAGTACATCATTGGGCTTACCGGGCAGGAACTACGCCGGGTATGGTCAATCACTTGATACTAACTTTGTTCATGCAATGGAAAACTTTGCAGACACAGTTCCTCCATCTAACCCATTGCGAGGTCAATTATGGTATAACACAAATGCTAATACATTGTGTGTATGCCCTGCAGACGGAACTACAACAGCAAGTTCTTGGATTATATTAGCACAGTCAGGTGGTTCAGGTACAACAACTTTTGGATCAGTTACCGTTACAGGAAATCTACAAGCAAATAATATCACTGCTGCCAATGCATTTACTGGCGACACCATTACCGTACGTTTAGCCACAATAACAGCTAATGCAACAATTGCAAATGCTAACATCACTATAGGTAACGTTACTACATTAAATACAGCAAATATTAATGCAGGCGCAGCAAATACTAATACCGGAACAATTACTGGTACTTGGACAGCAAATGGTGGTGCATCAGGTAATACAATGATTATTACTAACGGTAACTTAGTTGCAGTAACTGGTATTAAAACTGACAACTATTACTATGCAAATGGTACACCTTTCAACCCAACAGGATCTTATGGTAATGCTAACGTAGCATTATATTTACCAACATATACAGGAACACTACAGCCTAGCAGTATTACTACAAGTAATATTTCTGGCGGTGGAAATATTAATGGAATATGGCTACTAGGTAGCGGTGCAAGATTGCAAGCATCATATGCTGACTTGGCAGAACGTTTTGAAGCAGATGCTATATATGATGCAGGCACTGTTGTTGAATTGGGCGGAGAAGCCGAAATTACTGCAGTAGTATCTGAATTAAGCGAAGATGTATTTGGTGTAGTATCAAACACTGCGGCATATTTAATGAATGCAGGTGCAGGAAATGATTCTTCTCATCCACCGATCGCTGTTGGTGGTCGTGTGCAAGTTAAAGTTACGGGTAAAGTTCGTAAAGGTCAACGTTTGGTAAGTGCAGGGAATGGAATTGCACGGGCAGCCACATTAGGTGAAGCAACATCTTTCAATGTAATTGGTCGTGCTTTAGCAAATAAAACAACAGACGGTGTCGGAACAGTAGAAGCGTTTGTTTCAATTAAAGGATAAAAGATGAGTTACGCACAATATGGAACAATCCAAGCTTCAGACTACAATGGTTTTGTGGGGGCATCGCCCGGTGCTACAGCTAATACATTAAATGCAGTTTGGTCAATTGGTTCTGCAGCCTCAGGGTATGGACAAACGGCTGAGGCTAATGTAGCTGTCGGTGATACTGTAACCGCTGCAAAATGGGCTAATTTGATTACTAAAACTGCAAACTCAGCGTCACATCAAAGCTCAAGTATTACTAGTGTCACTGCACCTTCTGCAGGAAATACAATTACATATAACGCAAACGTTGTTACTAATTTACAAACAATTTACACTAACAGATTAAATGCAGTATCACAAAGTGGAACTACTGCAAATACTGCCACGTATGGCAGTACATGGATTAATGCAGTTACATTTACACACACTGTTACTTTTGCCAATGGCGATGCAACTAGATACTTCTTTAACTCAGGCGGTCAACTTGCAATTACTTGTACACATCCCAGTGGCACCGGTATTAATTTATTGTTAAACGGGTTAGCTAGTAACGTCGGTACGGTAGTATTGAGTGCTCCTACTTCGGGTGCTGTAACTGTTACGGGTACATCGTACAATGGTGTAACTAAAATAGGTGGAGGTGGTAGTACACCTACTATTAGTACTAATAGTGGTTACTATGCTTGGACAACTGCTAATGCAAATGTATTTTATCAAACAGCTTCAACCGGCCCGGCCGGCTATCTAAGTACAAATATTAATATATTTGTAAAGACTAATGGTACGGTTGGATCTAATGGAGATAAAGGTAATATTATTACAATTTATACTGTGTGGGATGAAATACCAAATGGATTAACTGTAACAACTGGCTCCGCAACTACTGTCACAGTCAGACCACCGGAAACAACATATCTTTCTAATACATGGGGTAGTATTTCAATTGCAGGTACCAGCTCAGGATCTTAAAATTTCACAACAGTACTGTATTCATCTAAATACTTTCAGGAGTGTTTATGGATACCAAAACCTTAATCAGCGAGGCTAAAGCCCGCTTCAATCACAATAGCGCAAAAGCGCAACTCAAAGACAAATACGATGGCAAATTTATCATTGCCGAACAAGGTGGGCTTTGGAAAGCTACCCCTGAGTTCATTGCCTTTTTAAATGCAATGGATGATAACTTTGTAATTCTTATTGATAACTTTGATAATCCAGTACAAGTTAAACGTGACCAATTACTATCTTTACTAAAAGAGACATACAGTAAAGTTATGTTAGAATGGTATAAAGAATGGAAAGAAGTAGAGACTAACCGATGAGCAAAGGTGCAATATTATTTGCGTTTAACTCCCCAAAGTTCAATTACTATAAAATGGCAGTAGCTACTGCTAAACGCATTAATTATTTTTTAAATCTTCCAGTAACACTAGTTACGGATGAAGAATCACTACCCTCTATACAACAATATACCTTTGACAAAGTTATAGTTACTAATGCTGATAAAAACAACATACGTGAACATGATATTTGGATTAATAAAGGGAGATATCAAGCATATGGACTTAGTCCATATGACGAAACTATATTGTTAGATACTGATTATATGGTTAATTCAGATAAACTGTTAAGAACATTTAACATATATGATGACTTTTGTTGCCATGATACTACTAGTTATTTGATGCAACCGGGGGTAGCACAGGAAGTATTAAGTGCATATAGTTTTAAAACATTATGGGCTACAGCAGTTACCTTTAAAAAGACAAATAGGGCTAAACAAATTTTTGAATGTTTAGAAATGGTACAAAAGAATTATGACCATTATTGTGATATACACAGTTTTGTAGGTGGAGTATATCGTAATGACTATGCACTAACACTTGCATTACGTATTGCAAATGGACATAGTGATAATACAAGAGACATTATCCCCTGGAACTTAGTACATGTGGGAAAAAACACAAGTATATATAGGAACAACGATACAGAATTTAATACTGAATATACAGTAATGTATGATAGTTGGCAACGTGGTAAAATACGTAAAGAATATATAACAGTTAAAGATATGGATTTTCATGTTATGAATAAAAGTAATTTTATGGAGTTAATAGCATGACCAGAGGTTTTGTAATAATGGCACAAGACACTGATAAAATCAGTTATACTAACTGTGCTAAAGCATTAGAGTTGAGCATCAAAAAGGTTATGCCTAATAGTAATGTAACCATTATCACTAGTGATATGTTACCACATGGTAATTTGGGAGGCTATCACAATGATTGGCAAGTTTATGAATGTAGTCCTTATGATGAAACTATTAAATTAGAAGCTGATATGATTATCCCACGTAGTATTGAACACTGGTGGGAGATATTAAATGTTAACGATGTAGTTGTTTCAACCAAAATCAGAAATTTTAAAGGTGAATTATCTGACATTAGAGTGTATAGAAAATTCATTGATGAAAATATGCTGCCTGACACATATAATAGTATAACATATTTTAAAAAATCAGAAACAGCAAAGTTATTTTACACAATAGTAAGAGATATTTTTGAGAATTGGGAAGAGTATAAATCTATAATTAAATGTAATCCTAATGAAGAAGTATCAACTGATTGGGTATATGCCATGGCTTGTCATATTGTCGGAGTAGAAAAAACCACATTACCCAACTTTGATGAGATGAGTATGATACATATGAAACAATATGTAAATGGTATACCCAGTGAAGATTGGACTAAAACATTGGTATATGAAGTATTGCCAAAACTAATTAGAATCAATACTTATCCACAAGAGTATCCGTTTCACTATCATATTAAAACATTTAGTGATAAAATATTAGAAAGTTATTAAATGGAAGAGTTTATAATTTGGGAGGCTCCTCCTATCATTAAACCCGAGTTCAGATTATATTATGATGAACGTGGTAATGTGTTATTTTACACGTGCGAAAAACCTGAAGGTAACTATATTGTAATAGATACTGACACATATGCCCGAGGGAGGCCTGACATCAAAGTTATTGATGGCAAAATAGCCGGTTATAGAACAGGAACGATTGTGTCTAAATTAATACATGATGACAATGGTACTAAATGTGCAAGCGAAGATTTAAGTATCGTAGTAGATAGTCCTTATAATAACATAACTAAATGGAAATTAAAAACATATGAACTCTGATGATATCGTTGATGTAGCCGATTTAGACTGCATCTACCTCAGTTATGATGAACCACAAAAAGAAGAATTTTGGCTTAGAATAAAAAATATGGTGCCATGGGCTAAACGTGTTGATAGTGTTAAAGGTAGTGACGCCGCACATAAAGCCGCAGGTGAAGCAAGTGATACCGAACGTTTTATTCTAATTGACGGAGACAACATGCCAGAAGAAAGTTTCTTCAACATTCAGTTAGACTTTACTGGTAAGGATGAATCATTCAAACGAGCACAGTTTCGTTGGAAAGCAATTAACAACATTAACGGACTACGTTACGGCAATGGTGGCATGAGTAGTTGGACTAAAGAATATGTTGCCAATATGAAAACACACGAACATCAAAAAGACGGTGACGTATCACGTATTGCTGACTTCTGTATGGGCGGAGATGACAATTTATATTGGGCAATGTGGGATTGCTATTCAACTACATATCCAAACATGACACCATTTCAAGCATGGCGTGCCGGCTTTCGTGAAGGTGTTAAGATGAGTTTAGATAGAGGTGCTCGTCCTACTGTGGATCAATTTAAAGAAACAGTAGCAAGTCGTAACTTAGACAATCTGACCATATGGCATAATGTTGGTATGGATGTTGAGAACGGTGAATGGGCAATATACGGCGCACGTCTAGGCACATACATGACCATGCTTACTCAATGGGATCACACTAATGTTCAATGGTTTGATAACTATATTACATTGTGGGAAGAACATGTAAATAGAAATCCTGTGCGTGAATCAGCGTTACTAGGAGCCGCACTACATGATAAACTAGGACTGCCAATGGCTACATTGGATAGTCTGCAAAGTAAATTTTTTAAACGTCATTACGGTGCAGACAAATACAATCGTGGTCCTTTAGTAACTGAGATGGATGTAATTAGAAAGATTGAAGGTTGGTAATGGATAAAAATAATAAAAGCTTTTGTGCTGTCCCGTTTGTTAGTATTATGGTCAATACTGATACGACGGTTAGATACTGTTGTATGGTTAAAGGTTCACATAACAAATTAAAAAAAGAAGATAATAAATCATTTTATACATGCAAAGACAATTTCATACACGATGCATGGAATAGCAAAGATATGCAAAACATTCGTAAGTCTATGATAGCCGGTGATAAGATTGAAGGATGTGCTGTCTGCTACATGCAAGAAGAAAATGGTAGGACTAGTAATAGACAGCATTCTATTAACGAATGGCAATGGCGTTTAGGCAAAGAAAAATTAAATGATCGGGTTCAGCAAGCTATAAAAAACGATGGCAAGTTAGATGACGAATTAGTGTACCTAGATTTAAGATTAGGTAATCTATGTAATCTTAAATGTAGGATGTGCAATCCCTGGAATAGCAGTCAAATTTTTAAAGAACATATAGAAATTGCTGAGAATAATACTGCATATACGGATGTTTGGAAAAAAACATTTGGTAAATTCCCTACTAATGTAATGGATGATCAACAATGGTTTGACCATGACATAATGTGGGATCAAGTTATTAGTCTGATCCCTCATCTTAAAAAAGTGTATATGACTGGTGGAGAACCTACATTAATTAAGAACAACTTTAAATTTATGAAAAGTTGTATTGAGCAGGGAAGAAAAGATATTGTGTTGTTTTTCAATACAAATTGTACCAATATCAATAAGAACTTTTTAGAATTAATTAGTCAGTTTGATACTGTTAATATTAATGCTAGTTTAGACGGTGTGGGTATAGTAAATGAATATATCCGTGCACCTAGCGATTGGACACAGATTAGCAGTAATATTGAAAAATTAGCACAGATGCCAAATGTACATTTAGGCATTACCCCTACAGTACAAGTATATAATGTGTTTGATTTGGTTAACATCATTAAATGGGTAGAGGATTTAAATAACAAATTTAATAAAAATAGCTTTATAGATTTTTTAGTGAATACTCATCCTCATCATTTAAATGTAAATATATTACCAAATGAACTTAAAAAAGAAGCATTAGATGAGTTAGTTGCTTATAGAGATAATTATATGCAGGTTCATAATCATATGACCATGAATAGTTTAAACGGAATAATAGGATTATTGCAACAACCTAGAACAGAAAATTGGAAAGAAGAAGTAGAACGCTTTAGGACGTTTACCTTAAGTCTTGACCAACATAGAAATCAAACTATTAAAGATTTAGACCCTAGAATAGCAGGGCTTATGAATGATTGATAACGAAAACTTTTGTATCCAGCCCTGGATTCATTTAGCTAGCTGGAACGATGGCAATGTACCGCTCTGTTGCATTGCATCACCTGAGGTTGGATTAAATCTTAATCAACAAACTCCCAGTGAAGTATGGAACAGCGAACAATTCAAATCCGCTAGACTAAAATTTTTAGCCGGTGAAAAGATACCGCAATGTAATAGCTGTTGGAAAGAAGAAGCTAGTGGCATTAGAAGTCATAGAATAATAGAAAATGGCTTATGGCAACGTAAAATAAGCACTGAATACATTGAACAATTGATCACATCAACTAACCCAGACGGTAGTGTAGATTTCAAACCCTTATCATTAGATTTACGATTAGGAAACACATGTAACTTACAATGTGTAATGTGTCGTCCTAGAGATAGTAGTAAGTGGCTACAAGATAGTAAGAAATTATCTACTATTTTAGTTAACCATGAAGCTAAAGGAGATTGGCAGTACAAAGCAAATAGTATCACTACTACTGATTGTTTTGATTGGTTTGAAAGATTAGAAACACAAAATTCATTAGATGAGTTTATAGGTGACATTAGACATATTATCTTCGGTGGCGGTGAACCATTATTAATTAAAGACCACGAAAGATTCATTACTAAATTAGTAGAGTCCGGTGCTAGCAAAAATATTGAATTACGTTACCATACTAACGGTACTATACTGAATGAGAAGTTTATTGAGTTATGGAATAACTTTAAAGAAGTAGAAATCATGGTTAGTTTAGATGATTGGGGTACCCGTAATGATTACATTAGATATCCTGCTGATTGGAATGTAATTTCAAAAAATCTTGATAGGTTAGACGAAACTGGAAATAACATTGTAGTTAGCCTATTAACCACAGTGCATGCCATGAATATATATTATATACCTGATTTTGCACAAAGTATTATAGGCCGCGATTGGAAAAAGATATGTAAACGTAACCAGGGATTAATGTCCATTGGTACGACTCATTGGCCTAAATATATGTCTACAACTGTATTACCTGTGCAAGTTAAAAATAAAATTATTCAACATTGGGAATCATTTACTGAGTTAAATAACAACGAACGATGGAAAAATAGAATCAAATCTCAGATTGAATACATGAATAGTGTTGATGAAAGTAGTAAGTTCGCGGCTTTTATGGACTATATCAATAAATTAGATTCTATTAGACCTATCAAATTTGCTGAGTTGTATGCAGATTACTATAGGATTTTAAATGATGTTTAATAAGAACGCTATTCCTGTACCAAATAAGCATGTAGTAAAATTAATTAATTCAACAAAAACTGATGCCACACTAAGTGTATATGATACTTATATTGATGTGTTTGACAAATGGATCAAAGCTAGTAAAAATAATCATTTAGAGAACATAGAGTCTTACACAAATAAAAAGTTTATAAGTGGTACTATTCAAGCATTTGATCATTTTTATTTAAAATATAACAAACTACGTTTTAGATTTTTTCAAGGTGAGTTCATGTACCACCGAGCATCAATGAAACACAATCTCAACTGGGAATGGCTAAATACTGAGCAGTTAATGATCGGTGATGCACTGATTATATCAGTACCGTTTAGTGATACCGGTTCTATGCATACCGAGTTGAACTCGTTGCTAGATAAGTGTGAAGATTTAGGCATACCTGTATTATTAGACATGGCCTATTATCCTATAACTAAGAATATCAATTTAAATTTGAATTATACATGTATTGATACCATTTGTTTTAGTCTAAGTAAAGCATTTGATGGTGCTCAGTGGTTGCGTTGTGGAATACGTTATCAACGATATGACAATGATGATGGAATTGATATATACAATTCTGTAGATATGACTCCAAAAATACCTATGCAATTAGCAATAGCATTAATGAATACTTTTTCTGCAGATTATAATTGGGACACTTATGGAAAAACGTATAAAACTGTATGTGAAACACACAATCTTCAACAAACAGATTGTGTAATATTTGGTTTAGGGGATAATTCATTCAGTGATTATAACCGAGGTGGTATAGTAAATAGAGTTTGTATTTCAAGGTTATTAGAACATGCCATTTAATTATAACAATATTAAAAAGATTGAGTGGGAAATATCTACTCATTGCAATGCACGATGCCCGCAATGCCCCCGTAATGATTACGGTGGCGCAACTGTATCAAGTCTGCCGTTGATAAATGTAACATTAGAAACAGCAAAATCTATATTACCTGTTGAGTTTATTAAGCAATTAGAAGAAGTTTATTTCTGTGGAACATACGGTGATCCTTGTATGAATAAAGATTTAATACGTATATGTCAATGGTTAAAAGAAGTTAATCCCAAATTAGTAGTAGCGTTGCATACCAATGGCAGCTTACAAACTAAATCATTTTGGAAAGAAGCAGGCAAATATGTAGATTGGATTGGTTTCGGTATAGATGGATTAGAAGATACTAACCATTTATATAGGGTCGATACTAATTGGCAAAAGATAATAAAAAATGTAAAAATATATATTGACAACGGTGGCACAGCTATATGGGATTTTATAATTTTTAGACACAATGAACATCAAGTTGATAAAGCGAGAGAATTAAGTAGTCAGTTAGGTTTCAAAGAATTTAGAGTAAAATATACAGCTAGATTCTTCAATAAGAAACACGAATTCATTATGCAATGGCCTGTGAAAAATAAACAAGGTGTAGTAGAACGCTATTTAGAATTACCTACTAATGTAGATTATCAAAATATGATTTATGTAGACCAAAAGAAGATTGCAACTGAACACGGGTCTATAAAACAATATCTTGGTAATACTATAGTTGAGTGCCATTCACAGAAAACAAATCATATTTATATAAGTGCAGACGGTAATGTATTTCCATGTGGTTGGTTGCAAGATAGACTTTACGGAATAGAAGCAGAATCGCATTCAGATAAATATATGATGCAGTCAATGTGGGATACAATTGGCGGAAAGCATCTTGCTAACATACATCACACTAAATTGCATGATATTGTAAACGGTCCTTGGTTTAGTATATTAGACAAATCTTTTAATTCTGATATTAGATTGGAAAGATGCAGTGCAATTTGCGGAGAACTTAATTTTATAGGTTCTCAAAATAGAGATGTGAATCAAAAGATTCCAATTATTGGTTAAAAATGAAATTTGAACATAAAGATATATTAATTTTAGGTGATAGTTTTGCCGAATTACGATCACTACCGACTCATTGGCCGTTTATAGTTTCTCAAAAATTATCCAACAGCAATGAAAAAACTCGAGGATATGGATTTGCCGGAGCTTCTTGGTGGAGCGTACGCAAACGACTATTAAAGGAATTACAATTACATGTACCAAAAGTATTACTATTATGCCATACTGAACCTAATAGGATACCCAATGATTATGATTATGGGCTTACTTCCCGTAGTGTCCAGAATGGTAAATTTTATAATCCTGAGGGAACACACATTGATCCAATAAAAAATCTTGCAATTGCTAAAGCCGGACAATTATACTATGAAGAACTTTGGTCCCGTGATTATTGTAAATGGGCAATGGTTTCTTGGTTTAAAGAATTAGATGATCTTGTAGAAGTTTATAAAATTCCCTGCGTAATACACTTACGGTGTTTTGATCATGGATATATATTTAAAAACGGTATGACTGTAAAAGAAAATCTAGTTGATATGTCTTTGGTAGGAAATGAGTATAGCAATCATTTTACAGAAGAATTAAATAAAAAAGTAGGTAATAGATTAGTTGAGTTGGTGTTAAATTATCAACCTGGATTACAAGAATTGGCGCTATGAAAACTTTTATTATGGGGATACGTTATGAATAAATTTTTTTATTATATTTTAAGACCACTAAAGTGGTATAAAGCAAGGCAAGAACGCAAACGCCGTCTTGATGAATTACGTAAACAAGATCCGTTTATATACAAATGATACATTGGGGAATCAATGCTCTTAATCACGGTTCAAGTTTAGCTATTTTTAATAATAACAAACTTAAATCATGGTATAACTGCTCAACAGATGAATTAGATACTTCAGTTATTACAGAAGCACTTTATTACGGAGCTCCTAATAATATCTTTTGGTATGAAAGACCTTGGGTTAAAAAAGCAAGACAAGTCTATGCCGGTCAATATGATACCGCATTAGATATGAATGTCCTTCCTAAAAGATATCTTAATAAAACTAGATTACATTATGCACCTGTAAGATATACCCCACATCATGCTAGTCACGCGGCTGCGGGTTATTATACTAGTACTTTTAATCATTGTGCTGTTGTTGTACTAGATGCTATAGGAGAGTTTGAATGTGCTACTATTTGGGAAGCAAAACACGGAGAAATGAAAAAAGTATGGAGTCGTGGTTATCCACATAGTCTAGGATTATTCTATAGCGCATTTACACAACTTGTTGGATTAACGCCAATTAAAGACGAATACTTATTACAACAAATGGCAGAACAGGGTAATCCTAAAAGATTCCGTATACAAGTATCTAATTATTTTGGTTCGGACACGCTAAAATTAAATTATAATTTTCATAAAGGTGTGCAGGACTGGATATTACACACAGAAGAACAATGTGACCTTGCCGCATCAGTACAAGAACGTTTTGAAATAGAAGTAAGTAAAGTTATGCAATTAGCTGTACAGTTAACAGGTGCAGATTGTTTAGTTTATATGGGTGGATGTGCTATGAATAGCCGAGCAAATGAAAATGTAGTAGAACCGTTGTTCAAATATAGATGGAGTTTACCTAACCCAGGCGACCCTAGTAGCAGTATTGGATCAGTACTATATCATACAAAAAATAGAGAATGGGATTTTAAATGGAATCCTGTTAAACATATCAAAATTAAAATTTAAAAGACAAAAAAATAAATCTGTTAAATAATAGAGATGTGAATCAAAAGATTCCAACTAAAGAAGGATAAATTAATGAAACATCATTTAATTTACACTGAATTTTATATTACACACGTTTGTAACTTAAATTGTACAGATTGTAATAGATTTAATAACTATGCCTTTAAAGGCCATCATCGTTGGGACGATGCTAAAGAAGCATACAGTAACTGGTCAAAGATATTAACTATAGGAACTATTGGCATTATAGGTGGTGAACCGTTACTCAATCCGGATCTTTTTAAATGGATTGAAGGCCTAAAAATCTTATGGCCTAATGCAAATATTCTTATTGTAACCAACGGAACAAGATTGAATTACGTTCCTAATTTGTATCAAGAAATTTTAAAATATAAAGGTAAGGTTGGATTGGACGTTAGTCATCATGATCCGAGTACTTGGGTAAATGCGTTTACAAATTTAGAATCGTTTTTAGACAAAGACATAAAAAAAGAAATTCATAGTAACAAAGTATGGAATGATTGTTTAAATGAAGATCATTCAGTTACCATGTTTAGATATACAGACCGTAATAACATACAATCTAGACTAATCCCCTCATGGCATTTTAAAGATAGTAGTTTAAAATATGAAAATTCTGAATTTTCCCTACATGAGAGTGATCCTAAAGAAGCCTTTAAAAATTGTATTATGCAAGACTGTCATCATATGATGGATGGCAAATTGTACAAATGTGCTCCTATAGGAGTAATACCAAAATTTATGGAACAGTATCATGTAACACTTACTACAAATCAAAAAGAGTTAATAGATAGTTATGCCCCCGCTGAACATAACTGGAGTGGTGAAAAATTAGATAAATTTATGAACAATTTAATTTCAAAAACTCATATACCACAATGTGCATTGTGTTCGGCAAACCCTAAACATAAATTAATTACAGCAGATACCAAAAAGCCAAAAATCTATCCTATTAATAACCAATATTAATGTTAAAAAATTGACAGTAGCACTCAGTGTATTAAATACACAGTGAGTTAAGGATCTAAGATGGCACGATTTCTAGAAGATAAAAATGTACGGATTACCCTCGTCAATCCTACAACATGGGAACACTATGATATATATTTCAGGTTATTTGAAACTGAATTAGCAAAAAAATGGGTTAAAGCATTTGAAAAAATGAATTTTAGTGAAAAACGTATAAGAGAAAAAAGTGTCAAATTCTCCCGCAGTAATACATATACGTTAGATACACTGACCGATCGTGGCAAAATAGACAAAATTAATCGTATTATTGATTATTTAAATAGTTTTTATGATAGAGAAATACGTCGGGCAACAGTAATAGACCAAGATACTCTTAATTATCTACATGAAGAATATGAAATATATGGCAACCGATTAGCTGAGAAATTATCTAAAAATTGGTGGGACGATGCATGGAAACGGTTAGATAAGGACGATCCTCAAGCTGTACGATGGCCTGGTATACGATTTAATGAAGAATTTCACACGACCTTTTTACAGTTGAATGATACGATTCATACGTTAGAGATGTTTTTTAATACCAGTATACCACAACGTAATAACTTACCAACCTTCTCAAATGTTAATATATTGATGAGTTACGATCCTAGACTAGATTATGAAATAACAGAAGAAGATAGCGCATCGTTTTTTCCTTATTATAGATTTGGCGATTTGGTATTAGGTTACAACACATTAGGAAAAAATATTTCTCATATTGTATTAGATGAAGACACCCGCGCCGCAGAAGAAAATGCCGTTGTACTACAAACTACTTGGTCAAATGAAATTATGGCATTATTAGGTGCTGACAATGCTACTCCGGATTATAAAACAAAACAATATCACAGATTTAAAAAAGTAGGATTAGAACAACATGGATGGAAGTTTGGTGACCATCGCAATAGAGAAGGATATTTATTAATTGGTCATTTGTATGAAGTTCAAGAGGATGACCTATACAAAAATGCCGGCGGGTTAAAAATGGATTTAACTCCCTTTTCAAGTGTAAAATCTGTGGAAATTGTATCTGACACACAGATGACTGCAGCCTATACAAATCCTACTACTAGTAGGATCCCTCATTGGAAGGGCCCATTACCACTTCAAGGGAAAAAGATTATAGAAATAAAAAATGAAAGTTGGGCTATAATTACATGGATATTAAATGATATTTGCAACTATAGCTGTAGATATTGTCCTCCGGTATTACATGAAGGTAAAAATCATTTATTTGATTGGGATGTAGTAGAACCATTTCTAGACGATCTATTTTTATTCTACGGACTTAATTTAAATAAAAAATTATTGTTTTCTCTAAGCGGAGGAGAACCTACACTGAGCCCGTTCTTCCCGGACCTAGTTAAAAAAATTCATACTCTAGGTGGATATATAGGTATTACTACTAATCTAGCTAGGACACCACGCTATATTGAGGAGAACTTCAAATATCTATCATATGCTGGTTGTAGCTTTCATCCAGCACAAGAATTTCCAAATAATACAGCAGATGAATGGATAGAAAAAGTTAAGATAGCATCAAATTTAACTATGGTAACTGTTAGATTGATGATGGATCCGTTATATTGGGATAAGTGCATTGAGTTTATTGATAGAATAAAGAATGAAACTACTGCCCGATTAGAAGTAGTGTACATTGATGACCAATATGGATCTTCTAAAAATAAGCTAGTTGATCTTAAGTACACACCTGAACAGTCTGAATTTTTTAAGAATTTTAAAACTGTTGCTACAAAAACTACTGCAGTAAAAATATTAGAAACTAATCCTTTGTTTAGGAAATATTCAAGTAATGCCGTCATTACATATGAAGATAGTACGTCAGAAGTAATTAATAGTCCGCAAATGCTGATTAACAAAGGACAAACAAATTTCTTTGATTTTAGATGTGCAATAGGTACTGAAAGTATGTTTATACATCAGTATGGTCACATTAAACGAGGAAATTGTGAAGTGGGTGGTATTATTGGTAATGTAAAAGATCATAAGAAAATAGATTGGAATAGTTTATTGAGAACGGTAATATGTGATTCTGTTAGATGCAGTTGTGGTGCTGACATCCCTATTTCAAAGAAAAGTTAAATGAAATTAATTTATGCAATTAATGAGTATGGTCCTCATGGACCCATCCCCAACTCGTTGGGAATGTCTCACAATGAATATATCTCACATTATTACAAAACTCCTATGAAGGTAGGGATGACATATTTTACAGATTCACCTATAAATGCAATACTAGGAATAGATTATATGCATGTTCACCATAGTGATCTTGTAAATAACATAGATTATTACTCTGAACAAGGAACTATTGTTTATAATATTAACATACAACATAATATAAAGTATATAATATCATTGTATTATGGAAGTGGTAGAGGAATTTGGATAGAACATATCCCTAAAAACATTATTGAACTATGGACAAAAGGAAAATGTAAAATAATTATTTCGCATAATTGGGCTGATTGTGAGATAGATGTTATCAATAGAATATTTGATCTGTTCCTGAAAGAATTTGGAACCTGTAGGGATTTTTATATATGGTCAACTTCTATATTTCACCCGGACATATTAGGAATACTAAATGAATTATATAGAAACAATTTAATACATATGCCAATGGCTGAAATATGGAGTCTAAAAAAATTACCACAGTATCACCCAACTAAGTGTGAAAAAGATAAAAAATTTATTAAATTGGCTAGGCGATACACATTAGATAGATTGATGTCACATGTCACTTTTACAAAAGAAGATTTAAATAAGTATGGGTTTATATCAATTCCTGCCGAAAGCACTTCAACCAGTTTACCATTGAATGACTATATAAAACATACATATAAAAATGAAGAATGGATTAAGATTATTGATGAAATAGATTTGCAACCATCCGTTCTTGACCAATCAGCACTGACAGACAGAAACCGTAGTACGTACACCGGATCATGGATGGGATTTGCAAATAAAGAAAATTTAGCAGAATATTATGACAGGTCATATTTTAGCATTGTATCAGAAAGTAGATTTGACGAAGCAACCGACATGAAAACGGGATTTTTTTATACAGAAAAGATTATCAGAGCTATGCTATATGAACATCCTTTTATATTACAATCGGTGCCACATGCATTAGAACATATTAAGATAGCCGGGTATAAAACATTTGATAAATTTTGGGATGAAGATTATGATACCATAACTAATCATTCACACCGAGTATATCGTATAACAGAAATTGTTAAAGATATATGTTTAAACAAAGATTTAAATAAAATGTCGGAAGAATGGATTGATATTGTAACACATAATAAAAATCATGTGTCTGCTAGGGTAGAAGAATTTAAAAATTATTTAAAAGGATTAAAAAATGAAAAAAGTATTAGTAACGGGACTTAGTGGATTTATAGGTGGATATCTACAAAAAAGATTACAACACAAATATGAAATATATGATTTGGGTTGTGATTTATTAGAGCTGGCAAAAGTAGACCAGCGTTTGCAAGAAGTTAATCCAGACATGATTATACACTTGGCAGCAAGAACAGAAGTTGAAAAGAGTTTTTACGAACAAATTACTTTTAGCGAGATTAATTATGTAGGCACAGTTAATCTTATTGAATGTGCAAGAAAACTTAAGAACCTAGAATTATTTTTATTTAGTTCTACTATGGAAACCTATGGATGGCAACCAGAAAGTGATTTAATTGAACATGGTAAAGAGTTTGTATTACCAGTGTTTACTGAAGAAACTAAACAACATCCCAATGCTCCGTATGCTGTAGCTAAACTTGCTTGTGAACATTATTTAGAATATGCCGGTAGGGCATTTAACTTCCCTTTCTGTGCATTAAGACAGACTAATACATATGGTAGAAACGATAATGATTTCTTTGTAGTTGAGCAAATTATCACACAAATGTTAAGTAATCCAAATGAAATTAATTTGGGGTATGGAAAACCCTATAGGAATTTTTTATGGATTGATGACTTACTAGACTTATATGAAGCAGTGCTAGCAAATCCAGATAAATCACGTAAAGAATTCTTTTGTTGTGGACCCGACAATGCAGTTACAATTGAAGAATTAGTTAATATGATTGCAAGTAAGTTGAACTGGAAAGGTTTAGTTAATTGGAATACTAAACCAAAACGTGATGGTGAGATATATGTATTAAATTCTACCCATGCAAAAGCAGAACGATTATTAGGATGGAGTCCAAAAGTTAATTTAAATGACGGATTGGACATGGCTATTGATTTGTGGAAACATAAAAGAATTATTTAATAATACTATACGATATTAAATAATCAAATGATAAGAGATGTATTTTATTACGGTAATAAACCTAACGCACACCCCCGAGAAAAACATGCAATTGATTTAGCTGACGCTAGACAGCAATGTACTACAGAACATTTTTGGATAATCAATGAATATTGTGATTATACTAAATTTGATTGGGATTGGGATTTTGATTTTTTACCTGATGACGAAGTTTGGACTAGCGAATATAATAACGTATGGCCAAGCAACCGTCATAAAGATAGTGGTACATGGTTATGTCCAAAACAAGATATTGATACTATTATATATCGTGCTGATGTTGAACCTATATATAGAAAAAACATTAAAAATGATAATTGGGTAATATTAGAAAAAATAGATGAATTAAAATTTGATTTTAGTTGGGAGCCCGATCCATACGATCCTCCCTACATATATAAATGGGGTTGCAAATTCTACCCGACAGAACTTAAACATTGTGTAGAATATCATGTTGAAGGTGCTACTACTGTAAAATACATGTACGATGATGTAGAATTATTACCTGAATGGGACAAGTGGAAAATATGGAAATCTATAGATAAGTCTACATTTGACTTTAGCTGGAGACCAGATCCAAATGAACCCGCATACATCTATGTATTTGGTAATACACTATATCCTGGTGAAATTATGCCAACTGTTGAGTATCATGTACCAGGAGCTACTAAACGAAAATATATTAACGATGATTCAATGAAGGCAGAGTTATTGCCCAACAGTGCTAGATTTACTCATTTAGAAAATAGTGATGGAATAGACTATTCATGGCAACCTGACCCTTATAGTCCTCCATTTATATATGCATGGGGGAATCAATGGAATAACCCTGCAGATAAAATTTCTATTCAATATGTTGTTGAAGGTGCAACAGAATATAAGTACATGGAAGAACGTGCTACACGTAAACAGTGTATGGATAATTGGGAAATACCTCCGTATGTTATAAAAAATAGTTTTGATTTTAGTTGGGAACCTAATCCTAATGATCCTCCCTACATATATCAATTTGGAACGGTACATCAAAAAACAGGTGGACCTAGATATGTAGTTCCCGGTGCAACAGAAATTAAATATATAGATGTTATTAGAGCAGAAGTTATAGCTTGGAGATTTACCAATTGGTTAATACCTGGAAATGTGGATCAAAAATTATTTGATTTTAGTTGGCACCCGGATAGTACTGAATCTCCCTATATCTATCAATTCCCTAGTCCCTGGAGTAAAACAGGTGGACCTAAATTCACTGTAGAGGGTGCTACAGAAATAAAATATTTAGATTATCCTATTGCAACAGTTAAACAAGATATGACTCATTGGTCTATTCCAGCCGGCCTAGATTCTAGTGAGTTTGATTTTAGTTGGCATCCTGATATTAACGATGATCCTTTTGTATATCAATTTGGCACACAATGGCAAAAGACAGACGGTCCTATATTTACAGCACCGGGCTGTAATGAAAATACTCCCGTAAAATATATGGATATACTTAAAGCCAAACGTATTTCTGATAAAACAAATTGGGATATACCTGTTAACGTAGAAGAATTTGATTACAGTTGGCATCCGGATTCAACTGAACCTGCCTATATCTATCAGTTTTCAAGTACATGGGATAAAGTAGGTGGACCTAAATATATTGCAAATGGCGCAACCGATATCAAATACATGGATTATCCTGTAGCAAAACTAAAACCGGATATGACATATTGGAGTGTGCCATCTAGATTAGATGTTAGCGAGTTTGATTTTAGTTGGCATCCTGATATTAATGATGATCCTTTAATATACCAATTTGGTACACAATGGCAAAAAACAAATGGTCCTATATACACACCTCCCGGGTCTACAGTTGATACCCCAATTAAGTATCTGGATGTATTAAAATCTAAACGATTACCTGACAACACAAATTGGATTATACCTGCAGGATTTGACGATACAAAATTTGACTTTAGTTGGCATCCTGATGCTACTAGTCCTGCCTATATCTATCAATTTGGTACAGTATTAGAGGATATTCATTTACAAGATGGACCTAAATATATTACACCGGGTAATGATGGCCATGTTGTGTTATTAGAAAATGTATTATTATCTGATAATAAGATTCAATATCCACAATATTATATTGAAACCACCTTAGAAAAATTGATAGAAGCACACAAAGATGAAATATTTTGGGCTTTGCGTAAAAATATTGATTATACTACATTTAATTTTGATTGGCATCCTACTAAAGAACAAGCATTCAATATCAATGTGTTTGGATCACCTGATAGCGAAACAACACACACATATCTAGTTAACAGTAAAATGTGGCATAACGGTTACAGAGATATAAACTTTGTTGAAAATGTAAAATTAGATGAAGAATATCTATCTAAACTGTTTAAACCAGTTGATGCATTTTTTGTAGACAAAGGTAATAAAGAATCATTAACTAGATTTGAACAACTTAAAACACAGTTCCCAACGCTACAAAAAACACGTTACTTAAATAGTTGGGTTGAGACCATCAATCGCTGTATCAACAAATCTACAACTGAATTGTGTTGGATATTAAACAGTGAATTAGATTATACTGATTTTGAATTTAATTATTATCCTAACCCGTGGCAAATGTCAATGGTACATGTGTTTGGAACACAATGGAGTCATTGGGGTACTACCTTTATGGTCAATAAAGAAACCTTTGCTGAAGATACAAAATATGTAAAAATTATTGAACACTTACGTAACTTAAACTTTTTAAAAACAAAACGTGCTATTGCTAGTAATTGTTTATATGATGTTTATTTAATTGATTACGGTAATCACACTACTATCAATGATACGGTATCATTAATTAAAAATAAAACTAAACGTTTAAATGTTCACAAAATTAAATATGAAAATAATTATTTAACCACATTGAAAAACATTCTACATAAGTTAGATACTAAAAAAGATCATTATATTTGGGTTTGCAGTTCAATATGTGATTATACAAACTTTGATTTTACTTATATATGTGATCCATTCTCATTAGATCAATTGCATGTGTTCCCTAGTGATAGGCAGAAGTTTGGTGATACATTTTTTATTAATGTAAATAAACTACATGAGCTAGTAGAAGATTTAGATAAGTTAGAAAACATAGAGAAGATTAACTTTAATCAGCATCAAAAAGTAAAACGTTTACCCGCACCTAATTTTGTAACTGAACAAGATACACATTTAAACTTTAAAAAACATTCTTACGATTTCCCATATGCAGTGTTTACTACAAGTGATAATGTAACTACACCGGATACCAATGATGAACCTATTAGCATGTGGTCTAGTGAGTCAAAGAATATATTGATTACTAACACGGGAGGCACACGTATTGTTGTACCAAAAGAAGCTAATAATTATGTTGAAAAAGAATTGTACGATTATCCATATATTACTAAATCAACAAAAATGGGACAGTCAAAGCCACTGGATATAGTCTTCCTAAGTAACGGTGAAACGGGTGCTGACGAGAACTACGAACATTTACTGAAAGTGACTAAAGGACTAAAAAATCGTGTTGTTAGAGTTGATGGGGTTGACGGTCGTGTAGCAGCCTATCATGCGGCTGCAGAATCAAGTAACACACCATGGATGTTTACCGTATTTGCTAAGTTACGTGTTAATGATAAATTTGATTGGTCATGGCAACCTGATAGACTACAAGTACCTAAACATTATATTTTTCATGCAACTAACTCGGTCAATGGATTAGAATACGGTCACCAAGCTATGATTGCATACAATAAACATATTACATTACTTAATATGGGTAAAGGATTAGACTTTACGCTAGATAATGAACATGAGGTCGTAAATATTAATTCAGGTATAGCAGTATACAATACTGATGAGTTTAGTACCTGGCGTACTAGTTTCCGTGAAGCTATTAAGTTACGATTAGAAGATAGTACTATAAGCAGACATAGATTAAAGATATGGTCAACTGTAGGTGAAGGAGATTTTGCCCAATATAGTATCAATGGTGCATTAGATGCTGTAGAATACTATGAATCAGTCAATGGTGAGTTAGATAAATTACGTTTAAGTTATGATTGGCCTTGGTTGCAAGAGTATTTTAATACTAAATACAATTGAAGTTATTGCTGTATGAAACGATGTAAAATAAGTTCAAGACGCCGGGGCAGTGCCGGCCATCTCCACCTAAGTGTATAATGTATATTTAGGTGGGGATGACACAGGATCGATTGGGCAAAGAGTAACATAGTGGACAGCTCGGCAAAGCAGAAGCCGTAGGACAGGGGTTTCCCGGTCGTAGAAGCAAAAAAAGTAAACGCAAACGACTCACAGTTCGCATTGGCAGCTTGATAAAGGCTACCTAGGGTAAGACATACCTCGTAACAGAAACTCAGTAAAGGCTCTCAGGAGCCTTTCCTTTTTGCATAAATAGTATATGCGTATTAATGAAGTTATAACAGAAGCGGCTATGGGTACTATAATTACTAATGATTTAGAAATCATAGTAGACCAACATGCAATAGATCGTGCCAAAGATCGTGGGGTATCTCCCCACGCTGTAGATTATATTATAAAAAAACAATTACCTAAAGTATTACGCAAACTTCAAAAAATCCCATCTGGACAAAGGTTTTGGGTTTACGATTGGTCAAGCGAAACTGCCTTAGGACTGAGAAGAATAAGTGACAGTACTCTAAAATTTCAGTTAAAAACAGTTTGGCCTGGCGTGCCATCATTAACTCCAAACTCTGACATACTCATCAAAATTTAATAAAGCTTGATATTTCTCAACTAAAATCTAACTAAATATTAATTCTAGAGGACAATAATAAAAATGAAAAAGATTCTCGCTATATGTGCCATCATGGGCATGGCAATCACTATTCAAGCTCAAACCACCACAACTTCAAGTTCAGCTGGTGGCACAACTACAGGTACAAGTACCCTAATTAATCAGGGAACGTATGATTCTAAAAGTCTAGTAGACACTAACAGTACAAGTAATAGTACTAGTACGGTTACTTCAAACAGTAATACAACTAGTAACAGTAATAGTAATAGCACTAGTGCAGTCAATAGTACTAGCAATAATACTAATAACAACAATAGTACTAGTGTAAACACCAATAATAATGTGCAAAGCGGTACTGTTACAAATAACAATAATAATGTCAATTCGGGAACAATGACATATAATAACAATAATGTTAATTCCGGAACAATGACATATAACAATAACAATGCTAGCACAAGCACTAGTACCGCTACAAATAACAATAACAATGTTAATACTGGTACAATGACATATAACAATAACAATGCTAGTACAAGTACAAGTACAAATACAAATACTAACTTTAATGTTAATTCCGGTACAATGACGTATAACAATAATAATGTTAATACTAGTACTAGTGTCAATACTAACGTAAACAAGAATGAAAATACTGGTACAATGACATATAACAACAATAATGTTAATACTAGTACTGCCGTCAACAACAATAATAATGTTAATAGTAGTACTGCTACAAACAACAATGTCAATACCGGTGATATGACTAACCGTAATATCAATACTTCAACTAGTGCTAGTACTGCTGTTAATAACAATATTAATCAAAACACTAATGTAAGTACAAATATTCAAGCCGGTGAGGTAACTAATACTAATATTAATAAAACTGAAGTAACTCAAAGAGTTATTCAACCTCCACCAACTGCTGTTGCACCCTCTATGTTAAGTGGTGGCAATGCTGACTTATGTAGCACCGGTAGTTCTGGTAGTGTACAGACACAAGTATTTGGTGTAAGTTCAGGTGGAACAGTACGTGACATGAATTGTGAAAGATTAAAGTTGTCTAAAACTCTATACGACATGGGTATGAAGGTAGCCGCAGTTGCTGTGATGTGTCAAGACCGTCGTGTATTTGAAGCTATGTTGGCAGCAGGAACACCTTGTCCATACGACGGTAAGATTGGTGAACAAGCTAAAGCATCTTGGGAAGCAAACCCAGAAAAACTACCAAAAGTAGATGAGGTAAAGATAGATGATACTTATAAGAAAATTGGCATTGGCGCTATCCTTGGCGTTGTTGTCCGCAAGTTATTCTAATAGTCAAGATATATCTACTACCGGTAACCTGACTAACTTTACTAATCAGGCTACTGGTATAACCTCTACCTGGCAAAATGCTGGTACTATTGGTCAACAGCTTACCTGCTGGGAGCCGGGTGGGCAAGGTTATTGTGGTGGATTACCTAGAGTTGCTGCTTGGGGCTCAGGTTCCAATGTTATTAACTTCTCTAATCAGGCAACTGATTTATACCAGATTGTTAGTATTAAAAACGCATTGCCTAATAGTGGTACAGGCCTACAAGTTAACGGATTTAACTTTACATTTCAAGCGAAAAACGGTAATGGATGGGACAATGGCCAGACCGACATTTTCAGTGCCTATGTAAATATCTACAACAATACAAACTCAAAAGTGTTAGAAGGTTATAACTGGGATCTAACATACAATACATACGGTTGGAGAAACTTTAATCTTAGCAGAGATTTTAAAAGTGCGTATGGTGTGCCTGATCTCGGTAATGCTGTATACGGATTTATTGGTAAAGATACTAATAACTTAACAGGGCCATATGGACCAGAAATAACTGCGGTTAATTTTAGTTTGAAGTATAGTGTTGATCCGTGTACTAACAATCCATTGTACTCACCTAGCTGTAGAGGATATAATGATGCGCTTGCAAAACTAAATCCTGTAATAGTTCCTCCAGGAGATGCTCCACCCCCGCCGGATGGTGCACCGCCCCCGCCTCCTGGAACAGAACCGCCACCGGGTAGTCCACCCCCACCAGGCCCAGGACCGGGTAATAATCCAAATGGTCCACCTCCACCCGGTAGTCAACCCCAAGGAGGAGGTCAACAATCTAAGCCTAGTGAAACTAAAACAGCAAGTGATAACAAAGCTGGACCTAGTCTAGGATCAGTATTAAGTATGATTAGTAGTAATCAGGCTAGAATTGGCAACGAGGCAAAGTCTGTAGTGCAAGCCGCAGAATCGGCTGCATCCAAAGATGCAATGCAAGCACAAGAACAAGCAGAAGCAGTTGCTGCCTCAGCAGTTAGTCAAAGCACTACAACTACTACAACTAGTGCTACAACAACTAGTTCAATGCAAGCACAAAGTTCTAGTGGTCCACTCAGTGGTTCTACACAAACTACTGTAGGTAAGGTTGAAGTATTAAAATCTAACAATACAACACAAACAACAGAATCAAATTCAACAACAGTTACTGCATTTACTATTGAATTATTAAAACCAGCAACGCAACAAACAATTAATAGTGATACTAGTTCATCAGCATCATCACTTGCTATGGTTAATAATAGCTACGTTCAACCTTCTATAGAAAACATATCAGGTTTACAAAATATGAATACAACTAGTGACTCTGCACGATTTGAATTACTTGTTTCACGTGTACCAAACTCAGTTAGTATTGAAATAGAATTACCACAAAATGAAGGTATCAAAATGGGTACACGTTCTGTATTAAACGATGCAATAGAAGAACGTACTATATTACAAAATACAAATTCACAAGAACAAAAGACAGAAACAGTGAAAAAAAATGTATTGCCAAATGAATTGGCTGGAGCTGTTGATATTAATAAGATGGCAATACAACCTGCAGGATATCAAGCATATTCAGTAATGATGCCTGATGTAGCATTCTATGCACCAAAAGAGATATACAAAAATCAAGTCAATGTTGATAACGTAAGATTGTTAAGAGGATTGGGTAGTGATAGATTACACCAAGAAATGGTCAATCAACAATATAAGTTAGGACAATGATATGAATGGACAACTCATTTATGATATAGTATGTGGTGTGGTAATAGTTATAGCATTCATTGTAATAGTGCAATATCTAATATTAAGATAACAAATAAATTAGGAGAAAACAATGACAGAAGAAATTAAAAACGTAAATGCTAAGGTTGATGAACTTGAGGCAGCCGCTAAAAAGTATGCTAGCAAAGATACAGTTATTAGTATTGGTGGATATGAATTTACCCCAGCTAAACTAATGGTTGCAGCCACAATTGTATCATCTATATTAGGTGGGCTTTACGGAACCTTTGAAGTCTATAAAGACTACGTGGGTATGAAGAAAAAAATTGCTGAATATAGTGCACCAGACTTATCTGGATTTGATAAACGTTTAGCGGTCATTGAGGAGAATAGTCAAAAAGGTGCTGATTATACACGTGATATCAAAACTGATTTGAAGAATGATATCCGCCGTAATGAATCTGTGACTGAACAAGTGGAACGTAGTGTTAAGACAGCCCAACGTGAAACCGAGTTAGAAATGCGTGATATGCGTAAGGCTGTGCGAGAAGACCTAGAAAGGGCCAGAACCGAAGCGGCTGCAATTCGTAAAGATATGGAATCAACCCGTAAAGAAATTAATAGTGAATTTACTGCCGCTCGTAGAGAAATAAACCGTGAAGTAGAGACATTAAAGAGAGAAGTTGATAGCAAAATACAAAAAGCTATGGATAATCCATTGGCAAATAAGTAATTTTATGGTAAGTTAGGGTTTTCCTAGTATAAATACAGTACTATGAAAAAACTACTACTATTATTATTCGTACTGATTAGTTCAGTTGTCCACGCACAATTACCAACTTCTACGGTACCACTACCCCCTGATATTGCCGCAATTAAGAAAGCAAACGTTCTTATTGTGGCAATGACCAAAAAAGATAACCCTCCCTTCTTCAGTGGTGAAGGGGATGATATCAAAGGTCTTGACGTTGAAATTGCACGAAGAATAGGCGTAATGCTTGGAGTCCCGGTACAGTTTAGACGAGATGCTGAAAGTTTTGCTGAAGTTGTTGAACAAGTACGAGACGGTAGAGCAGATGTTGCTGTAAGTAAATTATCTGTTACAGCCCCTAGACTACAAGTAGTTAAATTTAGCACACCATATGTTAAACTAAGACAGTCACTGGTTCTCAATCGTTTATGGCTAAGTCAAAACAGCCAAGGACGTGAAGTATATCAAGTCATTAGAGATTTTAATGGTAAGATAAGTTTTATTCGTAACTCAAGCTATGACACGTTTGCACGTACTAATTTCCCCAAAGCTACGTTTCTCCCAGAAGATAAATGGGAAGTAATCATTGATAAAGTAACACGTGGTGATATTGCAGCCGCTTATAGAGATGAGTTTGAAATTAAGAAAATTGCTTTTGAAAAGCCAGATGCAGCCATTACTACAAAGTCAATTACAATCAGTGATAGTGTAGATAACATTGCAGTAGCAGTAAATTACAAATCTACACAGTTACTAAGTATTGTAGATTATGTTATCAAAAATGAATACAGTAACATTGACACTAAAAAGTTAATGGATAGATATAAAGCAGAAAAGAAATAAGGACCTGCTATGACAACCACACATTTAAAAACGTTTTTAACAAGCCCGTGGACCATACTTGGTTCTATCATTGTTGGTATACTTAGTGGAGTATATGCTCCTGAGTTCAGCTTAAACTTTGAAAGCTTAGGAGGCATCTACATCAGCTTACTTAAAGTTGTAGTATTACCATTCTTATTAGCAACTATCTTAGTTGGTATCATTGGCTTACTACAGAAAGAAGGTAGTCAACAATTGATTCGCAAAATCATTGTAGGCTTTGTTGGTAGTATGTTCTTAGCCGCAACTATTGGCGTAGGTACTGTTCTAATAACTGGCACAGAAATGACACCTGAGAAGAAAACACAACTTGGTGTACTAGTAAACGACAAAGACAGTGGGACAGACTTAAACATTACTCTTAAAGAACCAATGCCAGTAGAACCCTCAGTAAATGCAGGTAAAATGGCAGAGAAGTTTATTCCAGAAAACATCTTCAACACACTAAACAATGGTGAAAGCTTGAAGATTGTTATCTTCTGTTTAATATTTGGTGTTGCGCTTGGACATCTTAAAACAGAAGGTCAAAAGATGCTTGTAGAAGTGCTTAAAAGCATTCAACAAGCAAGTATCAGCATCTTTAAGTTCTTAAATTACTTTTTACCAATTGCATTGTTAGCAATGATATCAGCACAAGTTGGTAAAGTGGGTGTAGGTATATTCTTAACTATGTTTGACTTTGTAATGCAACAATTTATTGGTGGACTATTAGTAGTTATTGCAGGTACTGTTGTAATTTGGATGCGTAGTGGATTAAGTTTAATGACTGTTATCCGTGAAACTAAAGAAACATTGATTGTAGCTGTTAGCTCACGCAGTTCATTAGCATGTATACCATACGCACAAGAATCATTACACAGACTACACTTTGATAAAGGCGGAGTTGAATTAACTGTTCCACTAAGTTTCACTGTTAATCGTATTGGCAGTATTGTTTACTATGCTATTGCTACAGTATTCATTGCTAACATCTACGATGCACCGTTAGGTTTAACTGGATTAGCTGTAGTGTTATTTGGTAGTATCTTAGCAGGACTAGCAAGTGCAGGCACAACAGGTATCTTAACAGTTGCTACAGTAGCAGTTGTTTGTGACTTGTTAAAACTTCCAAGTGAAGCTGTGTTAGTGTTGTTGATTGCAGTTGACCCATTAATGGATATGATTCGCACAGCAAGTCATGTACACGGTAACGTAGCAGTAACAGCATTTGTCTGTGACAAAGAGGTAGCACCGGATGGACAAACTTAAAGATTTTCTCTTTAGTTTATTAACTTATATAGGCGAAAGTCCATTTCGTCTATTCACCGTTGTCTTTCTCTGTATACTAGGATTTGCTGGTTGGATCGTTTATACAGAAAAAGATTCATTCTTGGCAACGTATAAAGCTCAACAAGCATTACCAAAGATGAACGGCAAGTATGATGACGCATACAACTTCTTATTAAAAAATACAGAAGTAGAACTTGTATCCATAATGGAAGTTAATACACTAGTAAACACTAGAAAAATCGTGTTCTTAGCTACACGCAATGGTGGAAGAATTAAACAACATGATGGATTAGATGTTGGATTATTTTCTAAAAACTACGATAACAACAATGATGTGATTGGTTTAATGTCTGGTAAGATACCATGTAGTCCTTATCTTAAGCCACAAAGCTTAATTGGATTTGCGTACAGGGAGAATGGTGTTAACTATATGTGTAGAATCAGTGTACCTGCTGAACCCGGCGTATTCATTGGTCAAATTAGTGTAGGTTGGAAAGAGCAACCAGCTGATGTAGAAGCCGCACAAACAGCATTAGTTATTGCTTCGGCATTATTATTCAAAAAATGAGACTTCCTAGCGTAATAGCTATTGGTATTTTCATAATCATCATATTGGTTATAATATGACCAAACGATTAGGTATACTAGGTGGAATGGGTCCAGCCGCAAGTGCAGAGTTCGTAACTAGACTTATACAACAAACACCTGCAAGTTGTGACCAAGAACATATTCCGTTCGTACTATGGAATGAACCACGTGTACCAGATCGTAGTACAAGTATACGTAATGGTGATGATAGACCACTACCATACTTACTACAAGGTATGCAAGTATTGAAAGCAGTTGGATGTACTTCAATTGTCATACCTTGCAACACAGCACATTACTGGTATGATGAATTAGTTAAATTTAAAATTCCTATTCTACATATTGTAGATAGCGTAGCTGATTCATTACGTGATATAAATGTTACAGGCACAATAGGTATAATGGGAACACAAGCTACAATTGAATTAGGCTTATATCAAAACCGTTTAACTGATTGGGATTGTATTGTTCCTAGTCAAGAAGAAATGGATAACATAGTACAACCTGCTATAGATTTAATTAAAGCAGGGGATATGGTTGTATCACATACCATGTTAATTTCTGTAGTAGATAGTTTGATTAGTCGTGGTGCAAGTGCTGTAGTATTGGGTTGCACAGAATTACCCTTAGCTGTTAGAGAATCAGAACAAAACGGTATTCCCTTAGTCAATAGCATAGATAGTTTGGTAAAAAAAGCTATTTTTCACACCAACATGTGATCCGGATCACACGTTTAGCCAGGATTAACCTTGACATTACTAGTAGAAACGCTATATACTTATTGAGTTATTTTTTATATATAAAAGGAAATTTATGACAACAACAATTACAATCAAAGATAAACCGGTAAACGCTACCTATCAAAACATCACTGGCTTAACAGGCGGTGCAGGCGTTGAAGCCGCATTTGATGTTACAAAAACTAACGGAGTTTATTCCGTTGTGTTAGACAGTCTAGCCGCTAGCGCAGGCCGTGGTTATCTAGCAGGTGACACAATCACACTAGCTGGTACGGCATTAGGCGGCACAGTTGCTAATAACTTAATCGTTACAGTAGCTACAGTTGGTACAGCAGGTAAGATTGCTACATTTGGTGTAGTAGGTACAGGTCGTATCGGTGACGGTACAGTTGATGTTACAGTTGACGTTACTGGCACAACTGGTATTGACACTTACACAGCAGGCGGTGCAAGTACAGAGTTCACTACAACTAAAACTGCTAGTAAAGTAACACTAGCTAGCACACTAGTTAGTAACATGGAATTTAATCTTGCTGATCATGAACGTGTAGTCTTTACAGACAAAGCTATTGCTTATGATGCCGCAGGACGTGCAGGTGATGTATACGCATTACTAGCAGCCGCATTAGGTACTAGTGATGTTACTAATGCATACAAAGGTATTGGTATCTATCTTGCTGATGCAGGTTGGACAAACAAAGAATTGGCTACAGCACTATTAGCTACTGACACATACAAAACTGATGCCGGTGGTATTAGTGATGAGACATTCATTAAGCATGTTTACAAAAATGTTATGGGTACTACAGCTACAATCGCGGATGTAACAGCATTGACAAACTGGATGACTGCTAATAAGTATAGTCAAGCTGATGTGTTAGTTATTGCTAGCGAATTATCAGCGTTTGAAACAACTATTGGTTTAGTTGGTTTAGCAACAACTGGTATTGAGTATACTCCTTTCGTAGCGTAATCAATATAAACTACTATAAAAAGGCTCTTTGAGCCTTTTTAATCCTTTATTTTTTTGAGATAAATATAATAATTACTAACAGGATTTATAAAATGAAATTATTTATTAGATTACAAAACGGGGAACCAGTTGAGCATCCTATACTTGAAGAAAATTTTATACAAATTTTCCCTCATATTGATATTAATAACCTCCCGGAAGAGTTTATTGAATTTGTGCGTAAACCAGAACCTAGTGTTTTGGGCGTATATGAAATATATGTAGGTGGTCATTATGAAATAATTGATGGAGTTTGTACCGATGTTCACACTGTTCGTTCAATGACTGATGAAGAAAAACTAGCAAAGCAAGATGCAATTAAACAAGATTGGGCAGAACATGGGTATCCATCTTGGATATTTGATGAAATAACTTGCTCATTTAAATCACCGATTGGTTCCTACCCATCGGATGATAAAATTTACAAATGGGATGAAGATACAATTTCATGGATTGAAATAGAGTAAGTTAAGCCTATTTTTGTGTTAAAGCGTATGTTATTACGTAAACAACTATTTTATATGGGTAACAAAAATCACTATAAATATTAGTCTAGCCTGAGGAATCAGGCTTATTTTTAAAGGAAAATCTTATGAAGAAAATCGCAATAGCGACATTATTGGCCGCAACAACACTAGTTGCAACAGCACAAATTAATCTAAATGGTAAAATCAGCGAATTTGTTGACAATACTAAGACTGGTGCTACTAGCAAAACAACTCTAGCTACTGATCCAACAAGCAACATCACTATTTCAGTAAATGAAAACATTGGTGGTATGAAGGCTCGTATAGTACTAGATACAAGTTTAAAAGCCAATGATCCTATCACTGGTGCAGATACTAAACTTGGTGATCGTCAATCAACAATTGGTTTGGCAAACAAGCTTGGTAGCATTGATTTAGGTCGCAATCTACACAGTCACTTCTTAGCAATTACTAACAATGACGCTTTTGGCACATTGTATGGTAGTGTTGCAGGTGATGTACATAACTTGCGTGGTTTAAGAATGAGCAATGGTACATTCTTTGGGTTGACACCAGTCAAAGGTGTAACTGCAACATATGACCGCACACAAAATGGTGTAGGCACAGAAGCAAGTAGCTATAGTGCAAGTGCAAAATTGTTTGGCATTAACGCAACAGTTGCACAATATACTCAAGGTATTGAGAAAAGCACAGTATATGCTGGTAGCGCAAAATTAGGCAATACACAAGTATTTTACTCACATAGTGATGACAAAGGTGCTGTAGCACGTACAGGTGATTTGTTTGGTGCAAGTCAAGCATTTGGTCCAGTAACTGCTAAAGCTAGCTATGGTAAAACAAATACTAATGTTAAAGCTTATGCAATGGGTGCTGATTATAACTTCAGTAAGCGTACTGCATTAGGTGTCAACTATCGTAATGTTGATGCTACTGGTACAGCAAATGACGTAAAACAAGTTGGGGTTGGTGTAACACATCGCTTCTAATCTCCATTGAGATTGTATAAAAAGGCTCAATTTGAGCCTTTTTTGTTGTTTGATAAATACAATAAAGAAGGATATTTAACATGGATATTGGACCAGGCATAACATTAGGAGCAGGTGTAAGTATAACACCTCCACCAACAGTACCAGGAGCACCGACTATTAGTACAGCAACTGCTACAGGTGCAACATCAGCAACAGTAGCATTTACTGCCCCACTTAATAATGGAGGTGCAACAATTACAAGTTATACAGCAACAAGTAGTCCAGGTAATATTACTGGTACATTAACTCAAGCGGGTTCAGGCACTATTACAGTGTCCGGCTTAACGGCAAGTACTAGTTATACATTTACAGTTACTGCTACAAATAATATAGGAACAGGTAGTGCAAGTGCCGCAAGTAATTCAATTACAACCAATGCTCCTCCAACGGGTCAGGTGGCATTTACAACTGCCGGAACATATTCATGGGTAGCACCCGGCGGTATAACATCAGTGTGTGCTGTTGTTGTTGGTGCCGGGGGTGGAGGCACAGGCAGCGCGGGTGGAGGCGGATTAGGATGGAAAAATAATATTACTGTAGTTCCCGGACAATCATATACTGTTGTAGTTGGTGCGGGTAGGAACATATTCAACCCTACTAAAGGTGGACAAAGTTATTTTATTAGTACAAGCACCTTATGGGGCGATGGCGGCAATGGTATACCTACTACTAGTGCCGATTTTGTACAAGGCGGCCGAGGTGGCTGGTTTAATGGAGATGGTGGTGGCGAAGGTGGAGAGGGTGGAATATACAGAGCTAGCCCTCCTACATTAATATATGGCGGCCACGGCGGTGCAGGTGGTTATTCTGGAACAGGAGGCACCGGTGCCCCCTCATATCTTGCTAGGGGCGGCACTGGTAGTGCAGGTACCGGTGGAAGCGGCGGAGGCGGAGCTTCCGGAGGACAATTTAGCTATGCTGGCAACGGTGGTGGTGTAGGTTTACTAGGTCAAGGAGCTAGTGGTGCAGGTGGTTATGGATATGGCACAAACACTAGTGCAGGTATAGAACCTTGGCCAATGGGTGGCCCGGGATTTCCGGGTTCAAATGGATTACCTAGAGGTGGAACATATGGCGGTGGTGCCGGACTTAGTGCAAACGCTGACGGGTCATCTGTTGATAATGGTGGAGCAGTACGTATAATTTGGGGTGCGGGAAGAGCATTCCCTTCAACTAACACAGGCGATTTATAAAATTTTTAGACAGGCAAATAAGTCATTAAATATCTCTATACACAACTTATAGAGAGAAAAAAATGGCTTCAAATCTAAATTCAGAATTTAACTATCGTTACCAGGTTATCGGTAGTACCCCATGGGAAAAAATCAAAACACTTCAAGGCTTCTATGTCGGTCGCAAACGAGCGGCTGTGCTAGAAGAAGTAGCTGAACTCAAATATCAAGCTAAACTTGAAGAACTAAAACATCTAAAAACAGTTCCAGCACTACCACATATTCTGCTTAATTTACAAGCAGAAATTATTGAGTTGGAATCACATTTAGATGACCAAAAACACGCTTTTGAACTTAATCGCAAAGAGATTAAAATATTAGAAAAATATATGGCTGAACTCTATGCTGAAGTAGAACCAACAAGACTTAAACATCCAGATGGTACACCATACACCGATGATGAAATGTTTGAAGCTAATGCTAACTATGAATTCACAGTAACAGTTGGTCGTGAGATTCAATCTGAAATCATAGCTATGGGCAGACCTAGTCCAGCTAAATTATTGAATGCTATGAGTAATCCACAAACATTACAATCATTGATTCAAATAGGTCTTGTCCCGCAAAATACTGTATTGTTGGAACAGAAAGATATTATGTTAGAATTAACTAATCAACCAACTACAACAGTAGTGGATGCACCAAAAGAGTTAGAAACACCTGTTGCTAAAAAGAAAATAAAAAGAACAAAATAATATATTGTTAATTCCATTCATAAAACATTGATAGTTATTTGATAAATAAGATAAAGGGTATATCTTATGAATTTTACAGGTGGAATGACTTTATCAGGTGGAATGAGTATTGTAGTGTCAGGAACCGCACCGGTAAATACTGTGGCCCCGGTAGTTAGCGGAACCGAGACGTTTGGTTCAACACTATCAACTACTGATGGCACATGGACTGGTAATGCCACAATAACGTATACATATCAATGGCAACGAGGTGGAGGATCATATAGTAATATATTAGGTGCAAATAGTAGCACGTATACTTTGGTTCAAGCAGACGTTAACTATAGAATACGTTGTGTAGTAACCGGTACTAACAGTTACGGAAATTCTTCTGCAAATTCAAATGCTACAAATGATATAGTACCGTCGGTACCCGGAGCTCCTACAATAGGAACTGCAACAGCAACTGGTCAGACAACAGCGACTGTAGCATTTACTGCCCCTGTTAGTAATGGTGGGGATACAATTACATCATATACAGCCACAAGTAGTCCCGGTGGAGTTACAGGTACATTAAATCAAGCAGGATCTGGTACTATTACTGTTTCCGGGTTAACAGCAAACACAAGTTATACATTTACCGTTACTGCTACTAATATTGCAGGTACAGGTAGTGCAAGTGCGGCAAGTAATAGTATTACTACTGATCCTTCAGTACCGGCTCCGGCATTATCGTATGGTTGGTTTGCCGGTGGAACTTATTTTTCACCGGGAACAGGAACTATAATATACTCAACAGTAGACAGAATCACATATGCAACAGATACGGCTACGGCAAGTGTACGTGGCCCGTTAAGTTCAAATAGATATCAGGCAGCATCTGCTGGAACAGGATATGACGGATGGGTAGCCGGTGGTAATAATGCAGGTAATAGAACTACGGTAGATCGCATTAATTACTCAACCGATACTTCTACTGCTAGTATTCGTGGACCGTTAATTGCCGCCGGTAACTTTGGTATGGGAGCGGTTTCTGATAACACTACATATGGTTGGTATGGTGCAGGCAGTTATAGATCAAGTGTACAGCGAATAATCTATGCAACTGATACTGCTACTGCTACTTACAGGGGGCCGTTAAGCCAATCCAAATTAATATTAGCTGCAATTGGGAATACCACTGATGGTTGGTTTGGTGGCGGAAGAGATGGCGATACCGGACAAGATTTATCTACAGTGGATAGAATAACATATGCAACAGATACCGCTACTGCAAGCGTTCGCGGCCCGTTAACTATAAATTCAGAGGGTCTTGCGGCAATAGGTAACCTTAATTATGGATGGTTTGGTGGAGGGTATATGCCTGGCTCCGGGAGGGTTAGTACAATAACTCGGATAACATATGCAACAGATACAGTAACATCAACTAATAGAGGAACTTTTAACAGTGGAATTTCAGATTCCGCAACTTCGGGAGATAGTACATATGGGTGGTTCGGCGGAGCATATGCCCCGGGTCCAGGAGCTACTAATAGATTATCTACTGTTCAACGTATCACCTATGCCAATGATACTGGTATTGCAAGTATACGAGGACCACTAAGTGGACCACGTGTTCAAATGGCCGGTACCGGTAGACAATAAAATACTAAATTTTTGTTACTATATTGTTAAATACAACAAAGGATATATTTTATGAATTTTACAGGTGGAATGACTTTATCAGGTGGAATGAATCTTACAGCACCACCTACAGTACCCGGTGCACCAACTATCGGAACGGCAACAGCTACAGGTGAGACAACTGCAACAGTAACATTTACTGCTCCGGTTAACAATGGAGGTGCAACAATTACAAGCTATACGGCAACAAGTAGTCCGGGTAATGTCACAGGTACATTAAATCAAGCAGGTAGTGGTACTATTAATGTAACTGGATTAACTGGTAGTACAAGTTATACATTTACAGTAACTGCTACTAATAATGTAGGTACAAGTAGTCCAAGTGCGGCAAGTAATAGTGTTACAACAAATAATCCTATAATCGGAACTAAAAAGGCTATAATTGGCTATGGTGCAAACAATTCTGGTCGTTTCTCAGTAACCAATCTAGTAAGTAATACTGGTGTAATTGCAAGTAATACAACAGGTGTAGGTACTGCTAGGGATGGCCTTGCAGCCGCAGGATATGGTACTGATAAAGCTATATTTGGATATGGACAGAGTTCAGTTGGTTACGTATCATTGACCAATCTAGTATCAAATACTGGTGTTGTTGCTAACGATACTGCGGGTGTGGGTACTAGTAGGACTTTACTAGCGGCTGCGGCCTATGGTACAGATAAAGCTATTTTTGGATACGGTGGTCCTGTAGTAACATCAGTAACTAACTTAGTAAGTAATACAGGTGTGGTTTCCGGTGATACTTCAGGTGTCGGTACTGCTAGATACGGATTAGCGGCCGCAGGTTATGGATTAGATAAAGCTATATTTGGATTTGGTTATAACGGGTCTGCTACAGTATCAATAACCAACAAAGTATCAAACACAGGTGTGGTTGCTAATGATATTACTGAAGCAGTTTCTGCTAAATATGTTTTAGGGGCTGCAGGTTATGGCGGTGATAAAGCAATATTTGGTAGCCCAGGAAGAGATACTAATCTAGTATCAAATACCGGTGTTTTTGCTAGTGATACTGTTAGCGCGGGCACTAGTAGAGGACAATTAGCAGCCGCAAGTTATGGTAATGATAAAGCTATATTTGCGTACGGAGATCCCTTATATGATTACTCTAATCTAGTATCAAACACAGGGGTTGTTGCAACTGATACTACAATTGTCGGTCAAACTAGATTTAATCCTTCGGCAGCAGGCTATTCGCTATCATAAAAGGTATTATACATATTAAAGGCTCTTCGGAGCCTTTTTCTTTATCTAATCTTTTTTGCTAAATACTATAAAGGATAATATATTATGGCAGATATGACATTTTCGGGCGTAACATTTGCTGGCGGATTCGCAATAACACCTCCGCCGGCGGGAAACAAAGCTATATTTGGATATGGAGAGACAGTATCAATGACTAATCTAGTGTCAAATACCGGAGTAGTTGCTAATGATACTACCGGTGTTGGCACTGCTAGATGGGGATTATCAGCGGCGAGTTATGGTACAGATAAGGCTATATTTGGATATGGCACTGGAAGCGGAGGAGATAAATCATTGACTAACTTGGTATCAAATACCGGAGTAGTTGCTAATGATACTGCAGGTGTCGGTACTGCTAGATATGGATTGGCGGCCGCGGGTTACGGTAGCGATAAAGCTATATTTGGATATGGACTTGCTGGCTCTAGTCAGACAGCAATAACTAACCTAGTATCAAATATCGGAGTAGTTGCTAATGATACTACAGGTGTTGGTACTACTAGAACTGCATTAGCAGCCACAAGATATGGAACTGATAAAGCTATTTTTGGATATGGGCAAGTGATTAACTCACAGGGATCAATGACCAATCTAGTATCAAACACCGGGGTGGTGTCTACAGATACTACCGGAGTTGGTACTGCTAGACAAGCCCTTGCAGCCGCAACTTATGGCACTGATAAGGCTATATTTGGATATGGACGGGATCCTGCTTTTACATCAATAACTAACCTAGTATCAAACACCGGGGTAGTAGCTACTGATACTGCAGGTGTTGGTACTGTTAGAAGTTTTTTGGCGGCCGCAGGTTATGGCAATGATAAAGCTATATTTGGATATGGTTTGGTTGAGGGACCTTATATTCCATATTCATTAACCAACAAAGTATCAAACACCGGGGTAGTAGCTACTGATACTGCAGGTGTTGGTACTGCAAGATACGGATTAGCAGCCGCAGCCTACGGTTAACAATAAAATTAACAACACTAAAATAAAAAGGCTCTCAGGAGCCTTTTTTGTTGACATAAATTCCATAGTCTGTTATACTCATCGTATGAAAATAGAACGTGCTTTAGATTGGAATCAAGTTAGTAGTAACTTATCAAGTCAAATGAATGGGATTGGCTACAATCCAGACTTACATCGTATGCACAAAAACATTGACAAAATGGTAAGTGAACTAAGTAAACTGGAAGTCAATCTACGTAGAACGGGCAAATACGAAATGTTAAACGATAGGGTTGCCGATATCAATACAGCAATCAATCACTTAGAAAAGCTACTACTAATGGCTAATCTAATGAAATAATTTGACAATAAATCCAATCAATGATACAATACTCATATTGAAGCTAGAAAACTATCTCTTTATCAATCCACAATCTGTTGTAAATAAACAACAACACAAAATTTGACAATAAATCAGTTTTAGACTATACTTCATACATATTAAATTTTCAACAGGAGCACTTAATGGCATCAGTATCAGACAATCTCACTATCACTAGTGTACAAACTCGCAAAGCAATGCTTAAAGCATTCAAAGCTAAACGCCCGCTTTTCTTGTGGGGCCCTCCCGGCATCGGTAAATCAGAAGTTGTTTCTGAAGTCACAGATGAACTAGGTGGCTTTATGATTGACTTGCGTATGGCACAAATGGAACCTACAGACATTCGTGGTATTCCGTATTTCAATCGTGATATTAATAAAATGGACTGGGCGGCACCTGTTGACTTGCCTGATGAAGAACTAGCAAGCAAGTACCCGATTGTTGTTCTATTCTTAGATGAAATGAATAGTGCAAGTCCCGCAGTACAAGCGGCTGGCTATCAACTTATTCTAAATCGTAGAGTTGGTAAGTATGTACTTCCTGATAACGTTGTGATTGTTGCGGCAGGCAATCGTGACTCTGACAAAGGTGTTACTTTCAGAATGCCGATGCCCCTAGCTAATCGTTTCTTACACTTAGAAATGCGAGCCGATTTTACATCATGGCAGAATTGGGCTGTGAACAAAGGTATTCACAAAGATGTTGTGGGTTATCTATCATTCGCTAAACAAGATTTGTACGATTTTGATGCTAAATCTAGTTCACGTGCATTTGCTACACCTCGTTCATGGTGTTTTGTTAGTGATTTGTTGAATGATGAAGATGACACAGATAGTGATACATTGTTCAATTTGATTTCAGGTGCAGTTGGTGAAGGTCTTGCTGTTAAGTTTGCGGCACATCGTAAAGTAGCAGGTCGTATGCCAGAACCCTCAGACATTTTGTCAGGTAAAGTTAAGGACCTCGCAGTTAAAGAAATTTCTGCAATGTACTCATTGACTATTTCAATGTGCTATGAATTGCGTGATGCACTAGAAACAAAGAAAGTTTCTAGTAAAGAGTTTCACACAATGGCTGATAATTTCTTCAGTTACATTATGGCAAACTTTGAGACTGAACTAGTTGTTATGGGTGCTAAGATTGCTCTTAAGACATACAAGTTACCGATTGAACCTTCACAATTGAAGAACTTTGATGACTTCCATAAGAAATACGGCAAGTACATTGTAGATGCAGGTAATTAATATGGCAACAAAGATTTTAACTGGAAAGAAGTATTTCTACGCAATGGGTCAAAGTGCCCGTGATCGTGGATTGAACAAAAGTGAAGCCGAGGAACTGTATACTAAAGGTGCGGAACCTTACGCAAGGATTTACTTTGATAAAGGTTATCGCAAACTGTCAATGTAATTTTGACAATAAATCCATGGTCTGCTACAATACATCTTTAACTTATACAGAGGAACAAAATGTTATTACAATTTAGAACATATCGTGGTAAAGCTATTCTTAAAATGGTTGAGAATCTTCTTAAAGAAGGTAACGTCATTCGTAGCCCTGAATACGGTAATGTAGTTGATGGTATTTATGGTGGCTCACCTGAAGGTATTAAGCTTGACCCTCCTGCTAATATTCGTGGTATCGGTATGGATAGACTAGCAGGCTCTTGTGGTTATAAAACTTCTTTTACTAAGAAACAACAAGAAAAAATTGTATTGATTCATCTCGGTACAAAATACTATGAATTGTATAGTACTGAAAAAGAACTGAATAACGCTTCATTCCCCAGTGATGCTTGTGAATTCATTGCAGTTGACAATTAATACAATCTCTGTTACAATAGAGACATAAACAACAAAGGACCAATATGAGTGAAGTAATTAATCCCAGTAAGAAACGTAGTCGCAGTAAGAAATTTGAGAATCTTGTAGGACCTACAGATAGTAAGATTGACTATCAAGCACGTGAAAAATTAGTTACCGCACGTATTGGTCTATTGTTACGTCATAGCTTTTTCGGCAATCTTGCTACTCGTATGCAATTGATTAATGCTGATCTATGGTGTAGTACAGCGGCAACTGATGGCTTGAAATTCTATTACAATAGTCGTTTCATTATGATGTTGAAGCCTAAAGAAGTTGAATTCTTAGTTGGGCATGAAGTGTTACACGTTGTCTATGACCACATGGGTCGTAGAGGTAATCGTGATCCTGAGATCTGGAATATTGCTGATGACTATGCTGTTAATGCTGATTTGAAACGTCATAAAGTGGGTGAGTTTATTAAAACAGTACCTTGCTTGTATGAGCAGAAGTATGATGGTAAAGCCGCAGAAGAAATCTATGATGATTTGATGAAGAATGTTCAGAAAATCTCCATTGATGATTTACTTGACCAGATGATTGACGATCACATGGATGGTGAAGGTGAGAATGATGGTGAAGGTAACGGAGATAGTGAAGGCAAAAGCAAACGCCCAACAATGAGTCCTGAAGAACGTGAACGTGTACGTCAGGAAGTTAAGCAAGCTATTATCAATGCCGCAAGCAGTGCTGAAGCAGGTTCATTGCCTTTAGGTGTTGAACGTTTGATTAAGCAAGCAACTAACCCAGTTATGCCCTGGCGTGAACTGATTCAAACGAATTTGACAAGTGCTATTCGTACAGATTATTCATGGATGCGTCCCTCACGTAGAGGTTGGCATATGGATGCTATTATGCCCGGCATGAATCCCGGTGAAGAAATTGATGTTGTTGTTGCTATTGACATGTCAGGTAGTATCAGTAACAAACAAGCACAGCAATTCTTAGGTGAAGTGGGTGGCATGATGGATGCGTTTGATGGTTACAAGGTCCATGTATTCTGTTTTGATACTGAGACATATAACCCGAAAGACTTCAGTAGTGAGAACATGGACCTCATTGAAGAATATGAGCCAATGGGCGGCGGCGGCACTGACTTTGATTGTATCTTTAAATACTTGAAAGACATTGGCAATGTACCTAAACGATTGATTTGTTTCACTGATGGCTATCCTTTTGGTAGTTGGGGTGATGCTGATTATTGTGATACGACATGGATCATTCATGGTGACAAGAATCCCAATCCCCCATTCGGTACGTATGCAATTTATGATGAGTCGTCATCAACATGATATTAGATATACTTGGCTATGGCTTTATAGTATTGGTACTAGGAGTAGTCTTGTATATTTTTATTAGACTACTATCCTATGCATTAGATACCTTATCAAAACACGATGACTAATGATTCAATATTAATTTACGAAAGCCCTGATTTAATTTACGAAAGCCCTGATGGTGGCAAAACGATCTATTCACGTAAAAGTGGGTCTCTTGACCGCACCTTAATTAGAGAAGATCCCGAAAGAAAAAGTATTGCTAAATGGCATGAGTGGAAAGAAATTCTTAAACTAGCAGAAACAGAACCTGCATTAGCAAACGCAATTAACAAAGCAGAGATGGTATATGTCCTACTCAAAAAAGAACAAAACTAAGCACTATCTAGCAATGTGGGATATGCAAGGTCTTGAAAGTCTACATGATGTTGACTTGCACATGAAAAAATACAATGAATGGGAACAACAGAAAATTATTGCTATTCTTAAAGAAGAACGTATACCCAACCAACCATCGGGTATACCATTACAAATGATGATCCTTCGTGCGAGTGCAAATAGTCAACGTGCATATGAGATTTATGAATTCAATAGTACTGTTGAGTATGATGAACTTAAGGAAGCATTTAATGATAATCCACAGCCTATCGTAAAATGGATTAGAACTAATGGTAAAAAAGTATATAGTGATTACGTTAAGCAAGATAGGAAGATGATTGTATGATGTATATTGGTACTAGTCTTGGTGGTTGTCTAGTTAGTATTATGCATAACGAAGTGTCCGAGGATGATGTTATGTTCATTGTAACACGTACATTGTGTCCTGATTACGATACCTTTATGCAAGTAGTAGAACAATACTACGCAGAAGGTAATCCATATCAACGCCGTTCAAATCTGAGTACCTTAGGCGAGTATGACCTGACTGATGTAAAGGCATTAGCTACTAGATTATATTTCTCGGGTAGGATACATCAACCTAGAGTATTTGATGATGAAGGTCGCAGAGCTGGACATAGTTACCTGTATAATCATCCAGCTAAATTAGGTCAAGGATTGTGGATGCAAGTGGTTCCTACTAACGATAACTCAACCCCTGCAGTAGTAGAAGCCTGGGAAAAATATAAGATGTTGGACAATTTAACAAAATGATTGAATATCAGTTAGATCCTATTACGTGGTTTAGTGAAAGAGAGTTGACATATACTCCTAAACATTTTATAGTAACATCACATCCATGCACACCTGAATCTAAACAATGGGTATTGGATAAATTGACTGGAAGATTTAGTATTACATATCCTACAATTTCAACTAGTATTATTGAGTTAATTTCTCCTAGTTGTATTGCATTTGAGGACCCGCAAGAAGCAACTTTTTATGAGTTAAAATGGTCATAAATGGGCATATGGAAATTTTGTAGAGAACAAATTTCTTATTAAATAACTTTAGCATATTACAAGGAGAACATAATATGAGTTTTACAAGACACGTAGGGAAACACGGGGACAGAAAAGTAGCTGTAATTTTCCGAGAAGTACCAGGCGAGCCTCATATGTGCTT